CGCACCAGAGATGATGTTGTTACCATACATGAGTGAACCAGCGACGGGTTCACGGATGCCATCGATGTCCACAGGGGGAGCAGCGATGAAGGCGACGATGAAGCAGATAGTTGCTGCCAACAGAGTTGGAATCATCAGAACGCCGAACCAACCGACATAGAGACGGTTATTGGTGGATGTTACCCACTCGCAGAAATTTTCCCACGAGGATTGTGATTGTTGTCTTGAAAGTGTTGAAGCCATTGTTTTGAACAAAAAAGTAAGACCATCAGGGAAATGGTGGAGTTACTATTCCTCTGCACCCTTAGCAGAGGTATGAGAGACGTGTTTATACTCCCTAGAGGTCTCGGTTTACGGAGAGTTGTACAACTTAACGGAACTTTACATCCCACGTCGTTGATCTATTTATACTATACGGAAATCCGTATCATGTCAAGCGTAATCCAAAACTAATTTTTGGAGCAGCTTTTCATAGTCACAGTCTGACTTTACAATCAGACGTTTCATATCATACCACATGTCTTCTTCTTCGTAAACTCTACCACTCCAAGGACCCAGAGGATGTGGATTAGGTTCATTGAATTCAACCCCCATGACATATGTGTGTGCAGGATACATTGTTCCTTTACAGGCTAGAACACAAGCGGAATTCACATTTTCAGTAGACCAATAGATGTTTGTGGATATATTTTCTATCAATTCATATAGATTACCACCCTTCTGAACAGAATAGTGAACTCTATCCAAAAGAGTATAAGGAAAGAAATGAGATAGAACAAGTTTTCTACACACACCAGTTAGTTTCATGGGAGAAGTGGGATCTGGTGTATAAAAAGTTGGATATTTCACATCATTTTTTTTTATATCTCTATAAAGAAAAGGCAAGGCAGTGAAGTGAGATCGTGGATACTCTAAGCTATCACTATCATATTTTCCACTTTTTACATCGTGGACATCTTGAATGAATTGTTCAAATGATTCATGTTTATCATCATCAGTTACTTGAGTTTTATCGTAATACTTAAATTTGGAAATTTTTACAAATGGATCCAAAGGTTCAAAAGTTATTGCATCATTGTATAGAATATTCATCTCTCTCTGCATAATACAATATCATCCAAAAGTTGTAGATAATCTTCATCGGTTTCTAACTTAGCAAGTTTTATCTTTGATTTTATCTCGAACCAGTCATCTAAAGTACAAACCTTTTCTAGAAAAGGATCTAGTTGTCTAGTTGTCGGTTTCTTCAATCTTTCAGACAAGTATTCTTTACTTACAAAGTTGACACTCCTAATTTGCCATACATCCTGAAAGGGAAGTATTGACACAACATATTCCTTATCAAGATCACCCGCACTTGCAGCAAGACTTAAATATTTTCTTACTAACTCTTCACCACCAATACCATATTCTTTACTATGAGTAGTGTAATCATGAACAAGGTATGGAAAATATCTATACCCAATCAACGTTCTACCATGCCCACATGAAAGAAGTCTTTCCTTATTAGGATTAATAACAAATGGTTGTTTAAATCTACCTTCCTTTATGAGGGCATCATACAGATGAATCAACTTTGTTATTAACCAATATCCCTCTCCAAATTCTATGAAAGCATCATCATGTGGTTTGTTCCAGGCGGGATTGAACGGAGCAGACTTAAAGCGTGTGATATCTCTCTTAAAAATGAAAAGAGATTCTTGAAATAGTCTTTCAGATATAGTATTGTGTTCATACTTGTATCCAACTACCTTTAACTGATCGCCAAGATTTAACGACTCACCAGTCTTATCATTAAAATATAATATAGGTTTCATATCTTCCAAGTATAAACACTCTCAAAATATTTTTTATAACCATTAACTATATTATCTAATAACTCCCAATAGTCTTCATCAGTTTCTAATGTAGATTCATCAATAATATTTTTAAGGATCTTCCAGTTAGTTAGTCTAGAAGTTTTTTCTATAAACCTTTCAGGTCTGTAATGTTTATAGTCTTCCATGTATTCATGATCAACCAACTCCACTGTCTTTAGAGTGTATAACATTCTATAAGTATAGTCATCGTAAAACTCATTCAATCCACCAAATAAACTATTTTCGCCTACAGAACATAGGTTAACTATGATTTTATAATCAGATATATCTTTACCATTCCAATATGAATTTGCAAATAAGTTATCCAAAAATTCTTCCATATCGTCATCGCCACCAATACCTTCCGATATATCACTACTAACGATATCAATGGTTTGTTCTGGAAAATATTTACCTAAAATTAAACTCCTACCATTTCCAGACAACATTGGCGTATGTTTGAGTCCATAGTCATTAGAAGTCAACCACTTCTCCTGATACGGAGATTCCATGATGGGATATTGAAACGGTTCTCCTTTTTCTGCAGTTAGATATAGAAAAGGAAGTATGGTGAAAGTATCAAAGGCTATATTACCGTTGTCAAAATCACGCATACTATATCCAGTGCCACCATTTACATACCTATTAACATCATATTTGAAAAGATCAAATGCAGTTGCAAGTCTATCTGATGAAATTTTTTCATTCTTATAATACTTAAACTTTACAAGGTTTAAGTTAAAGAGACCATCGTCAAATTCAATCAACTGACCATCGTCAGCATTAAAGTAAGTTACATCGTATTTCATTTTGTATAATACTTGATATTACTGGATTGAAGTCCATCAAGGTTATTTAACACACCTCTTACAACCTCATCAAAACAATTGTCAGGATCCTCTTTTATTATCTGTTCCTGTAATTTCCACAACTCATCATTGATTGTTGATTCTACAAATTCTTGAGGTCTCCAATTCTTTCTTCTCTCTAGATATTCGTCAGAAGCAAACCCTATCTCCTTAAGATAATAAAACCAATTATGTTTATCCAACATTACAATCACAGTTTCTGGAACTGACTTATCTTTCCAGTACACATTATTTCTAATCAAACTAATTGCTTTTTCTGCAATCTCAACCGATCCTATACCAAACTCTTTAGATGACTTTATGTGATCTATTTTGATATCTGGAAAATACTTCTGTGCAACTAATGCTCTACCATATCCCACACCATATCGCACATTTATATCTGGATGATCACAGAATTCAAAAAAAGGAAAGCGCATCATTCCATCTTCTTTGAAGTCTCTATAAAGGTAAGGTAATTTAGTGAAGATCCTAGGTTTAGGATTACCATTAAGTACTCTATTTACATGATAGTTAATGTCATCTATGGCACAACTATGAAACTCTTCAGATATTTTAACTTGAGATTCATACTCAAAGTCCGCAATCATTAGAGGTTTAAGTCTGGTAGATTTTAATTCTTTCCCACTACTATCATCAAAGTACTTTATCTTTAACATAATCTAAATTCTTAAAAACAATGTCATTGAGAATCTCGGTGTAGTATTTACGAGAATTCAAGTAGTATTTACCCGATTTCAATATGTGTTTAATTCTATTCCACAGTTCCATATCCATAGATCTTTCTATGAATGGTTCTGGTCTAAAATTTCTATAGGAGTTCATATAGTTTTCATCAGTAAAACTCAAATCCTTAATTACATACAAATCTTTTTCATACTTTGAAAGTAAGATAACTGCAATAGGATATTTTACATGACCCATCCAATATCTATTATTAGAAATATCATTAATTAATTTTCTGATTATTTCCTCCCCACCAGTGCCAAACTGTTCAGAATGTGTAGTGATATCCAAAGGAATATCATCAGCAAAAGTAGAAGTTATAAGAGTTCTACCCAAACCCGAGAGCATTTTCCTCTTCTTTTTCCTGTCGGGATAAACATATGCAGGATACTTGAAGGGTAGTTTTTTAACACACAAGTCATAATAAAGATATGGCAGTTTTGTAAATACATCGTAAGGAAAGGTATATTTTTCACTGAAGATATACTCTTCTTCTAATAAAGAAACATTATCCTTAAAAAACTCATCTACATCTGAAGTGAAGACTTTAAAGGCGTCTTGAACCATTTGATCTGTTGGTGGTTTGACTTCATACTTGTAGTCCACGATGGTAGGAATATCTATAGACATCCCAGTTGTATCATCAAAACATAATATTTTAAAGTCTCCAGTCATAAATTGATTCCACGTAGTCTAGATTATCTAAAATTAATTTGTCCAAAAGATCTATATTTTCTCCTTCAAATTCTTCGTATATTTTATGCAGTCTCTTATTTAGATTGTTTTGAGTGATCTTATTCAAGAAATAATCAGGTTTTAACCTGGGTTCCATGTGTTTCTCCGCATCTTTCCGAGGCACAAAATCTACAAGTTTAATGAACCAAACATTTTTTTCATTCCACCTGTGTTCCTGTTCATTGAGAGAAACTTCAATCTTACTTGTATTCCATTTTGGTTCTGGATATGGATGTAAGTTTACAAATGCTACCATATCGGATACATCTTTGTCTTTCCACCAAGAAGTTTGCTTAACGTATTCAACATATTCTTCAATAACTTCACCTCCACCTGTTCCATATTGTAAGGAAAAGTGAGCAAGTGGATATTTACTTTCTGGGAAGTATCTACTCTGAATAAAAAGTCTACCTGATCCAGTCTGAAGATTCCATCTCTCTGGATTGGTTTTACTATACCCCTTCCCATCAATAATATTTAAATCTGTTGCAATGTATGGATACATGAAACATCCATATTTCTTGTAGTCCAAATATTGATATGGAAGTTTAGTTATAGTTCTAAGTTTTTCTTTAGCTCCAGAATTAAAAAATATATCTATATTTTTCAAGTTAGATTTATAACTACTTCTAACCATTTTTTCAGACATGGAATCCAAAATTACAGGATTGAATCTCATGACTCTATTTGGAGGATGTTCAAAATTTATACCAGTCTCGTCAACGATATATTTTATTTGCATCTAGACACTCCTCATAATATTGATTCCACAAACCAGAGTAATCACAGTCTTTAGTCTCTTCAAACCATGGTCCACCATCTGTGTAATGTAATGCAGCTGGAATATCAGACCATAGGTCTTCATCGGTGCAATAACCAACCAACCAATTCCACCGTTTAGGCAATTCACCCAGATCTTTGTCTGCAATCCAGTCAAACTGGTGCAGCTCTGCAGGAGTCATACCATTGACATCCAAAAACTTATGGGATGGATGTTCGTTATTGAATAAGATCAAAGAACTCCAGTTCTTTCTAGGATATGGAAACTGAATTTGACCATCCATCTTTGTATTACTCTTTGGTTTATAGTCATGTTTGACCACCATTGCAGCGTACTTAGGATCAGCAAGATCAAATAACTTTTTAACATCATTCAAAAAGAGAAAGTCACAATCACAGTAAAGTGACCATCCCTTAAAGTTTGATAGTGCAGGCGTTAGAAATCTAGTTAGAGAAAACTCAGTAGAGGCATTCTCATCTATAGGTCTATCGTAGAGACCAAGAAGTCTTGTGTTTCGTTGTTCAATCGGTTTTACGATTGCATCAGGTCTGTATTTGCGGATGCTGTAATCACAGACCTTGAATGCCCAGTGTTCACGGGTGTCATACCCAACCCAAATGTTCATATTTTCCAGATGTTGTCACAGTAATCTTGAATAGATCTATCGGATGAGAAGAATCCAGATCTAGCAATGTTCATCAGAGATCTACGATTCCATTCCTCTCTATTACCCCAGGTGTTATCTACAACGTTCTGGGCACGGCAATAATCTGCAAAGTCTGCACAGACACAGAATGGATCACTCTGCAGCAGATTATCAATGATAGAAACAAATGCATTCTTATCACCATTCGAGAAGTGACCAGACTTGATTAATTCAATCGACTCAAACAATCCAGAACTCATGTGTTCTTTAGGATCATAACCATTCTTCCATAGATCACCGATCTCTTCTTCAGTATTACCAAAGAGGAAGAAGTTCTCTTCACCTACCAAGTCACGAATCTCTACATTTGCACCATCGAGTGTACCAATAGTCAGAGCACCATTCATCTGGAACTTCATATTACCAGTACCAGATGCTTCCTTACCTGCGGTTGAGATCTGTTCAGAGAGATCCGCAGCGGGATAGACTTTCTCACCCAACTTCACACTATAGTTAGGTAGGAATACCACACGCAACTTTCCATCCATATCAGGATCTGAGTTGACAGTCTCCGCAAGATTACAAATGAAACGAATAATCTCTTTCGCCATATAGTAACCAGGTGCGGCTTTACCACCAAAGATTACTGTACGTGGAACAACATAATCGTCTTTATGATTTTTGATATACAAATACCGAGACACAATCCATAGAGCAAGGAGATGCTGTCGTTTGTATTCATGAATCCTCTTTACTTGTACATCAAACATACTTGACGGATCAACTGAGATGCCAAGTGTCTTCTGTATATATTGTGCCAGTTTATGTTTACCAATGAGTTTTGTCGCACCAATCTTTTCAAGAACAATAGGATCATCAGCAAACTTCTCTAGATCACTGAGACGAGTCATATCAGTAACCCATTCATCACCAACGCAATTTGTAAGAACCTCAGCAAGTGCAGGGTTAGAGTCTGCCAACCAGCGACGAGGAGTCACACCATTGGTTACATTGGTGAACTTGTGAGGCCAAAGGTCATAGAACTCAGGCATGAGGTTCTTAGTGATCAGATCTGAGTGAAGTGAAGCAACACCATTGATATGGTGAGATCCGACTGTTGCAAGATTGGCCATGCGGACAAATCTACCACCCGTCTCATCAATGATGGACAGTTTTCTGAGGATTTCTTCGTCTCCTGGGTAGTGCATTCTGACGATCTGGAGGAATCTGGAATTGATTTCATAAATGATCTCCAAGTGTCTGGGTAGGAGTTTTTCAAACAGACTTACACTCCACTTCTCCAGTGCCTCTGGAAGTAGTGTGTGATTGGTATATGCAATCGACTTACTTGTAATATCCCATGCAAGATCCCACTCCATGTGGTGATCATCCATAAGAAGTCTCATTAGTTCTGCAACCGCAACTGATGGATGAGTATCATTTAACTGAACTTGATAATAGTTGTAGAACTCTTCGAGAGGTAGATCACGTTCTTTGAGACTTCTGATCATGTCCTGAAGAGAAGCACTCACAAAGAAGAACTGCTGTTTTAATCTCAGTTCTTTTCCTTGAGTGGTTCCATCATTTGGATAAAGAACTTTTGAGATAGTCTCCGTGGTTACACTGTTCTCTACGGATCCCAGATAGTCTCCCTGGTTGAATGCTTTGAAGTCAAACACATCAATAGCGTCTGCTCTCCAGAGTCTAATCTTTGCACAACTATCTACTTTATATCCTGCTTGCAAAACATCATAAGGAACTGCAACCACATGTTGTTGAGGTGCCCAACGAACTCTATGGTCATTATCATCAAACTCATAGTGTTCTACCTTTCCCCCGAATCCGATCATGACAGATTCATCTGGATAACAAACTTCCCATGGCCAATCTCCATGCAACCAATTATCGGTGACTTCTACCTGTTGATTGTCACGGATTGTTTGTTTGAAAATACCGTACTTATATCTAATACCATATCCAGTGGCAGGAACTTTTAGAGTTGCCATGGATTCCATGTAACATGCAGCAAGTCTACCTAGACCACCATTTCCAAGTCCAGGTTCTTCAGACAATTCTAAAATCTCATCCAAATCATATCCAAACTGACCAACTGCTGCAGCAGCTTCTTTGCGAATATCCAAATTGAGTAAGTTGTTACTCAACTGCGGTCCAATAAGGAACTCTGCAGACAAATATGCAACTTCCTTCTTATATGGCTTTTCAACTAAATGATTATCAATCATTCGATCTCTAACGGCATAACAAAGTGCCATGTAGACATCGTGTGCAGAGGCAGATTCGGGACGCTTTCCTAGTGTGTACAGAAGACGTTCCTTTACTCCATCCGTAATTGTGTTGGTTAACATAATAATCCCATAAAAAATGAGGAGGTTTCCCTCCTCGTATTTAGATACCCTCTAAGATGGGTGACATCAGTCCACTGTCTGGACCGTCTCCATCGTCGTCATCAGTCTCTACAAAGAGAAGCATAAAGAAAAGAGGCGTCAAGAAAAAAATTACCGTCTGACTCCATTCAATACTCATGACTTAATTGCTACTGCTGCAATAGGAATTAGCATCAGCACTGCTGCTACTAAAAATCCCATCACCAGATACCTGGAATGATTTGACCTGTTGCTGCATAGGATCCAATTGCTGCGATTACACCGATCATTGCGGCCCAACCGTTAATACGTTCTGCTCTTTCAGTCATTGTTTTTTCTCCAAGGATTGGTTAAAGATTACGACTCTACCGTTTTCGTGAGTAAAAATAAGTTCATCATCGTGCCCCCAGCAGAGTTCTTCGTATAGGGCATTGAGTCTTCGCATGTCTTCCCACAGTGCGTTCTCGTTGGTCATGGTATCAAATCTTTTCAACTATCTAGTACAAGATAAAAGTTAGTGTTGTCACTTTGTGTGTTTTCGTAGACAGAAGAATCACCATATGTTTTATGGTCTTTGTAACCCACCATGCGACCCTTCGTATTTTGGAGGGCAGACATGAAGACTACAAAGAAGAATACTCCTGGGGCACCAATCAAAAGGGCACCACCAATTACATAATAAGTAAGAATTTCAAGAAGGGAGTTTTCCATCAGATACCAAATGCACCAAAGAAGAACAAACTACCAGTAGTAGCATAAGAAACTACTGCGGCAATAAAACCGAGCATCGCGGTGCGACCATTCAGTTTTTCTGCACGTTCCGCATAGGTTTCATAACCATAGCGTTCTGCTGCAGTTTGATCGACATACATACGAGGTTCGGTAGCGAACATATTTGTTCTTCCGCCGTCTTCAGTTGTGATTGTTCCTGAGCGAGTCATTAGTTTGTTGCGAAACTTTACATAGTATATAGTAATGTAACAACTTTGTCAAGTATTTTTTTGAGGACCTTCTGACGTTCGTCCCAAATACGGATCCCACTCCATCAATCTATCAATTTCTAGTGTCGATCCTTGTCTTTCCCAGAGTTCTCGTAAACCGTCATGTGATCCTCGATGGAAAATCTCAATATGTTCAGGATGAATTGAGGACCCCAACTCAATCTTATAGAGAAATATAGGCAAGGCGAACGTATTACCAGAGTTATAGATCAAATCGTCTGCAACAGCACGTGGCTTGATTTTATAGTCTAGTTTATACTTTTCCCCCCGACAATGGAGGCGAACCACCTTTTCCGCATGGTGACGTGTAATGACATAACACGCCGTGGAGAAATCGTTTACAAATCTCCTGTGTAGATTGACGTGAAGTGTACCAGGGCAGATGACTGCCAACTGAACAACATCATAATCATAGGGGAATCTTGCATAAAGTTGATTCCAAGTGAAAGTCCAATACTTAGCAACATTAATATCAACATCATCTTCCATCACCACACAGTATGGTGCATCAGATGTCTCTAGAAAATGTTTAAGGAGTTTAAGGTGAGAGGTTACACACCCAATCTCACCAGAACTCATATTTTCTGGATAACGACCGTGGAGGATGTCGCTTAGATCATCCTCTCTACCATCATATGCAGAAATACGTTCGTAGTTTTCAATTTCCCAATGTGCAAACATGTCTTCCATGTACTGTTTGCGTTCTGGTTGCCCATCTAAGTTGATGTAATAGATGGGTCCCATACCTTTCAGTTTAGATACAGACTTATTCTTATCCATCAAATAACTTCCCAACCCTCACAGTACAAATCTTTAGTATCTTTATCAGCGTAATCTGGACCGAACCAGTTCTTAGGTGCAATGACTTTACCAGCACCATTCTGCAACCATGCACCCCACCAAGAAAGAGTAGAGTTTGCAATGATAGCACCCTTACAATTCGCCATCAAACAGAGGTCAATATAAGGAGTATAAGATCCATCAGGATACTTCTCTTCGGGTGTAGAAACAAAGAAACGATCAGGTTTGAATAGTTCCTGTTCCATAACCCACTCAGGCGAGTCTGAGACGACGACAACCTCTTGATCGTCTGGGAATTGTTTCAACGCCTCTTCGTAGTACTCAACGCCTTGTGGCGGGTGCATAGAAGAACACTGAGTGTAAGACCACTTAAATCCACGAGCATCGACAAGGTTGGGATCACCACGACGTACATGCAAGAAGATAGGATCTTTCAGATCGTTAAGGAATCCTTGGATGGGAACCGTCAGATCTTCATGGAAAGTAAAGTCCCTACGAATTTCATCTCGAATGTGTGCAAAATACTTCTCAGTCTGGAAAAATCCATACAAAGAAACATCATTGGGACACAATTGCATCAGTTCCTCATCGAAGTGGAACTGTTTTTCCATAACTACTGGAGCATGTCCACGATCAAGGATGTATTGATTACTAGGAGTAACACTCTCCATGGTAAAACAATTAGCAAGACTGTAGTTATCAATCCTGGGAGTCGTAAAAGGTGGAATACACCATTCATACCCCTTTGCAGCTGCAAGTCCTCGCGTTGCTGCATATTGGAACATCTGGTTTCCTAGACGACCCATGTTCCCGAGCTCATTAATTGCTAGCATGACAGTTCTTCTAACCTCTTTGCGTTGTAATCTTGTTTTTGATAATACTCAATAAGTTTATCGGCATCCCACGTTCTAATATCTTGCCATAGATTGTGGTTATCCATGAACTTGGGATTATGGTAGTGCGAGTTGAATGTTCTACCGTGTTCAAAGTGATAGATGTCACCAAGAACTCTACCCACCTTTCGACCAAAACTATTCAGACGGAAGTAGAACTCACAATCCTCCGCACCCCATGAGATGAAGTTTTCATTCCACATACCAACTTCAATCTCAGTATCTCTTTTGATCATTTGACCCCAACCAATAGATGAAGCAACTCTAAATTTACCTTCATCAAGTGTACTGAAATCAAAATCAGAATCCAAGAACTGACTGAAAATTGATTCGGAATAGTTTACAGCCCATTGATAGACTCCGCAACCAAAAGGATATACTGCATCAGATTGACCCTTTTTAATTGCAGCGTATGCGAGTTCATAACTTTCTTTGGGAAGAACTACATCCACGTCATGATTATAAACGATAGAAGTATCAGAAGCAACCAAAAGATCATTCAAGATACGAGTCTTATGAAAGAACTTCTCATTACTCTCCTCAAAGATGTGAGTGAGTTGATCCGTATTTACATACTTTTTGATGATAGGTAGGGCACGAAACTTGAAGTGTGACCTGGTATCAACTTCTTTCAGAATTACTTTTGCTTCTGGAAAGTTCTTGAGGAGATATGTCGTAGATGTAATTACATTTTTGAGTCGATCTTCAGACTCAATGCGACATGGTAATAGGAATGTTAAATCTTTCATTGTTCTGGAGTAACTGGGGATGGATCGTTGTGGAGTTTGACCCATCGATCTGGAATCATATCCTTCATGTTGTAGTGGTCATATGCAGGTCCAAACCAGGGATCGGGTACAACTACCTTTCCTGTATCACCTTGCAACCATGCACCCCACCATGATAGAGAAGAGTTGGCGATGATAGCACCACCACAAAGACTCATTAAACAGAGGTCAACATAAGGAACGGATGCACCATCACCAAAGACCTCATAAGATGAGTCTGAGAATTGGAATCGATCTCCCTGAAGATAGGGTTGTTTCTTACACCAGTCGATTACGTCTGAGACGACGATGACTGTTTTGTCTTCGGGGAACTCTTGGAGGGCCCGTACATAATATTCAGCTTTACAGAGAGGGTGGTATTCTTGCACCATCTGATAAGACCACTTTTCCCCTCTACGTCCAGTAAGATTCGGATTACCTCTACGAACGTGCAAAAAGATACACTCATCACGTCCACCAAGACTATCAATAAAATCTTGGCACGGTTCCAGATACGCCTTTTTAAAAGTGAAATCCTCACGGATAGACGCCGCGATTGTCTCAAAATATCTCTCCGTTTGGAAATTACCAGAGAAATTGGTATTGTCCTCGCAACGGTCATAGATTTCTTCATTGAAGTGCATATCCCTATATTCTACTGTTTTGTAGAAGGGTTCTCCAGTGTTCCTATTTAGATCGCAGTTGGTTAGTTCAAATGCATCGAACAAACCATAGTTATCAAGTCTATCTGCATTTGGGCCAGGGATCATCCAATCAAATCCACGGTTTGCAGCCACACCTCGGACAAAGGCATATTGAAACATTTGGTTACCAAGGCGACCCTCGTTACCAAGTCCTTTAAATGTTACAGCCATTACTTACTCCACTCTTTAATAATCCAACGATGAGGCACGATGTCTGAGGTATCTAGATGCGTCATGGCAGTACCAAACCACTTCTTAGGATTAGGTGCAACAACCTTACCCGCATCATCCTGCAACCATGCTCCCCACCAAGAGAATGATGAGTTTGCAATGATAGCACCAGAACAAAGACTCATAAGACAGAGATCAACCTGGGGCAGAAGAGTATTCTGCATACGTCCAAGACCATCAATAGTCTGGTATTGATACCGATCATTGTTCTCATTGAACATGAATCTATCATTATCAAAGAACGGTTGTTTCTTACACCACTCAATATCGTCTGTAAGAACAAAACAAGGGGTATCTTCAGGAAACTCTTTCAGAGCTTCTTCATAATATGTAAGGGGAAGAATGGGGTGGTATTCTTCTCTTCCGATGTTATCAGACTGACGAATATGCAGGAAGATAGGAGGCACATCCAGACTATCAACATACTGTTTACAAGGAAGGAAGAAATCGTCCCTGAATGTGTAATCCGCGAGTATTTCTTCTCTAATGTGCGAGAAGTATTTTTCTGTTTGAAAGTATCCATCTAAACTAACGTTGTCTGGAAGAACATTGAAAAAGTCTTCTAAAAAACAATGATCATTTTCTTGCACATAATCACCCTGAACAAATCCAATATTCTTTGGCGCAACACTAATTAGTTTGAAAGTTTCAAACAAACCATAGTTATCCTTATGATCATATTCCTCAGGAGGAATACACCAATCATATCCATTTTTATCTGCAATGCCTCTTAATGATGCATATTGAAACATTTGGTTTCCCAAACGTCCGTTACTTCCGAGTCTGTTGTACCCGATCATAGGTCAATCTCAATAACTTGTACATCTTCTGGTGGTTTTCCAAACTTAAGTCTAGTGACATCTAATTTGGAATTTTGTTTTAGTTGGGTGATAATACTTTCGTTGTCGTCAACATAACAAGTGTATCCTTGATACAAAAGATCCTCGCAGAGGCGATACTGTTGACTTTCCGTAAGGATGTCCGTTCCTTCCTTATATGAAACATATCGGAAGTAGAAGGGTTTACTATCTTTGTTCTTGCTCAAATAGTAATTACAGAGGAACTTCGCATGTTCGTCATTGAAGTTATCAGTAGTCTCACCAAGATTATACTTGACACCAACCTTAGATGCAAATGATGCAAAGGCACGATTGTCTCTTGGAAGACATGGACCACCAAATCCATACCCGAACTTAAGATATTTATTTCCGATTCTAGAGTCGTCTCCGATGGCTTGCATGACTCCCTCGATTTCATCCGCAAGACCTGCTTGAATCATGACTTCACCAACCATGTTGGCATAACTAATTTTCATAGTCAGAAAACAATTTACTGCGATCTTTACAAGTTCTGCAGCAGTTGTAGACATTCGTCCCCACCGAGGCGGACTTGCTTGGATGCGACTATAAATTTCTTGCATGAACTCATAGGTCTCATCATCAGCACCACCGATGAGAACCATATCTGCATTTTGCAAATCACTAACAATAGTACCCTGTGCAATAAATTCAGGATTGTAAACGACATTCACTCCAAAGTATGAAAGCTCTTCACTAAATTTCTCACAATCTCCTGGGTTAGTTGTACATCCAACCACCAGAGTTTTTCCGTTTAGTTTTGATTCAGACTTTTTGAAGTCTTCAACAACATTCCAAACAGAACTTATATCATAAGAACCATCATTAAGAGAAGGAGTTGCAACAAGACAAATAATAAAGTCGCACTCGTCGATGACACGTTGGTTTTCCCAAGTCGCCTCGAATCTTTCCGTTTGTTTAAGGAGCCACTGGACATCAGGTTCCTCCGTTACGATCTCCTTCCTATTTAAGGCGTCAACGTAATCAGGACGAATATCAGATACCAAAACATTATACCCAGCCCTCTCGATCAAGAGAGCAAGACAGATACCGAGTCTTCCTGCACCAATAAGACCAATTTTCATAGTTCAAAAGTCGGGATAGGATTCATTTTGTGCTTGTTTTTTGTATGATAGTCATGGAGGATTCGGACTGCAGGACCAGTTCCATGTTCCATGGCATATTCTAGATCTTCATAGGATGCACCAATCTGATCTTCATCAGTTCGACTGTCATCCCAAAGACCATCAGTAGGAGGAGCATCAATGATACGTTGATCAACACCAAGGTGTTTACCAAGTTCCCATACTTCAGTCTTGTATAGATCTGCGATAGGTGCAATGTCTACACCACCGTCACCGTACTTAGTATAGAACCCAACTCCATAATCTTCAACCTTATTTCCTGTTCCCACAACAATTCCACCAGTGGTTCCTGCAACTTGATACAAAGTTACCATACGCATACGAGATTTAGTATTCGCATTTGCTAGACCACTCGTCGTATATTCACCATCACCACACCAGAAGTCAAGACTGTCCATGAATGACTGATAAACTTTACCTAGATCCACTCGAATTTTAGTTACATTCTCATAATTGTCCTCAAGGAAATTAGAGTATGAATCCGAAAGGTCATCGTTTGCAGAACTTGAGTTCAGTGGCATCGAGAGAACATAGGTCGGCAGACCAGTTCTAGCACAAAGAGTCGAGACTACTGCAGAATCAATGCCTCCAGATACCCCGACTACAAGACTATTCAGTTTGTTCTTAGTGACATAATCTTTAATCCATGTCACGATTCTTGTTTCTAACTCTTGAAAATCCTTAACTCTGTTCATGGGTCTCCTTTACAAAAAGAACATCACCCCAGTTCTCTGCATGGGGAATAATTTGTGTCTCAACAAATCCTTTAGATTCCAAGAAAGATTTTAACTCATCATACATTACGTTGTCAATGTAATCAGGATCTTCCCAGGTTGCTTCAGTGGTAACCCACTTCACATTATCTAGGACTTTTTCAGAACCCCTCAAAACCATTAACTCAGCACCCTGAACATCCATGTTTAGGAGTTGGAAGTCTTCTACTTTGAAGTCATTCTCTTCTAAAAGAGTATCAATAGTAATGGTTTCTACTTCGATTGTATCTTTATACCAGGCTTCAAATCTACCCTCTGCTTTCAGAAGAGATGAACATCCCTTGTTACCCCTAAGATAACCAGCATCGGGTCCATAATATCTGTTGAACTTTACAGTAGCATGATCCTCTGTACTTGCAGCGTATTGAAATGCATGAGATTCAATAGTAGATTCAGCATTAGTCAATGCAACACGCATCTCTTCAAATACATCAGGGTTCGCTTCAACCCAAATGACTTGTTTAGCGCCAAGGTCTTCATATTCATTGACCTCTTCACCCCTGTGGGCACCGACGTGAATGACACCAGTGAGTGTGATGTCATTCTCTCCAAAATAACTAAATCGACTACTCATTTCCAATAAGTTTCATATAGATAATCTTCTGCCACTGGCAGGTTGTTGGCACGTTCAAAGTTATCTTTAACCGCATCCAATTTGGAATGATAAAGATCTTCAGTCAGTGTGGAAATGTCAAAGTCATCATCTAGGAATATAATTCCATCTTCGTTGAAATATTCTGTGACTCCTCTACAACCGTAGAAGACAGGAATCGTTCCTGTGGCGAAACAGTCTGTAAGTTTCTCCGTAAAGTATGTATCATAGACGGCGTTCTCTACTGCCACAGAGAACATGTAATCTCGAATACCCTCTTCCTTACGGGGAAGGTCATTAAATCCCCTACCATAAAGATCAACTTGATCTCTAAATTTTTGGACGAATTCCAGTCTCTTGCGATGACCAGGAACCATTGCTTTGTTTGAAGAAATCATGGAGACTAGTTTAGTCTTCTCATAGATCTGACGTTCTTCAATCCATGGTGCAGCGTTACTCAGTGCGTAAAAGAACTTCGGATATTTTTCGCAGAGTTCTTTATCGCAACTAAAAATACCGTCCACTCTGGAAGCAACAAAGTCATAGTTTGTAAGAATCCAATCATAGATCCCCTGGATAATTTGTTTTGACTCTAATAGCCAAATATACTTAGGCGTGCTAGAGACATCTTGCAATATATCTAAAGATTTCTGATTGACATACAAACTCACCGCACCCGATCCATCATAGACCCATTCAGTATTCTTAGCAGTGTTTTTGTCTGATGTAGAGGGCAACAATGAGTCGTTGCAAATCAAATTAATCTTCATTATTTTTTTCTGTTTTGTTAAAACCGAACGGACCTTCTTTCTCTTCCATCTTGAATCTCAGTGCAACTGTACCAACAGCTTCCATGCACTTCAAAATGTCCTCTGCCTTGGCATCTTCACCAAGTTCTTTGGCAACATACCAATACTTTGGCCAAAAAGTCTCACCTGCCTTCTGATAATCTTCAAGTGTAAGTAGTTTCATAGGAACTCTCCTTTCATGTCATTAAATACGTTACGAATACCATCTTGAATTGTGGTTTTGGGATTCCAATACTTAGTAATGAACCTGTCTGCCTCATTTCTCTTATCTTTCTGAACCTCGTCTTTAGATTCTGCAGGTGTAACAGTTACACTACGACCAACCTCTGCAAACAATCCTTGGATGATGCGACCAATATCAAGAATACTAGTTGCTTCAAAAGAAGTGATGTGTAGATTATCTTCCGAATCGAGTTTATCATAGTTTTCCATGACAGACTCTAAGGCTTCACAACAATCTTCTGCATAGAGGAACTCACGTTGTTCAGTTCCATCTGTCAACATAGAGATATCACCCGTTTCAAATCCCTTCTTAATGAAGTCAGTGATGACGTGTGCCTTGTCCATGTCTTTTTCAATACCATAGACATTCCAGAAGTGAACGATCTTACCACCAAGGGCTTTGGTGTATAGTTCTCCCATCTTCTTAGCAACACCATAAGGTGAGTAAGACATATTGCTCATCTGAGATGATGCAAAGACAAATGGTTTCTTATTGGCTTCAAGTTGTTCAAAGACGTTTGCCATCATCTTTGTATTGTTATGGAGGAATCGATAAGTGTGTTGATACTTCTTCAGATACCTAGATCCACCAACGTCAAATGCAAGGAAGAACACAAAGTCTGCCTTGATCATGCACTCCATAAGATATGCATTATTATTCACCGTAAGATCCTGCCAATGAGGATCTTTGTTTTTATCAAACTCAATTACTTCGTGACCTTTCTCACGAAGATACTCAACCAGGTATGCACCAACCTGACCACTAGAACCAAGAACAAGAATTTTCATCATACAACAGAGACTTCGTGTGCTTCACCAAAATTGACAAGACCAGTACCACTCATGTGAGCGATCTCAGTAACATCAATTTTAGGTTCGGGAATTTCATCCCACATGAGTTGGATATCAGGCCAACCAGGACCGATATCATCATGAAGCATGATACCCTTCCAACCTTTATCTCGCAACCAGTCCATCATGACTCGTTCCTGAGCACCATCGTGAGGATCAACATCGATCATGACAATAGAAACATTATCCCAGTCGATATCTTCATCCTCCATGAAATTACCAATGAAGAATGAAAGATTATCTTTTTTGATAGTACTTGCACCCTGTTCCACAAGATCATAACTGCGTACAGTGTTCTGTGGATTGTATGAAAGTGAAAGGGCAGAACCACCAGTTCTAGTACCAATGTCTAGAATGGTAGTCTTATTAAAGAAAGTAGACAGATATGCATAGAGTCGATACTCACTGACACCTGCTGCCTGCCAATCATTAGGATTGAGTGACAGAGCTTTGAGATGATCAATATCTAATGACTTTACTTCGTCACGAACGATGTCAATTTTCATTTTGGTTGTTAATAATTTGTTCAGAGATCCAGTTGTAGGTTTTACGAATACCTTCCTCAAGAGTTTGCGAATAATCCCACCCAAGTTCTCTGCGGACAACATCGTTGTTAGAGTTGCGTCCACGAACACCCAGAGGAGCATCCAGTTTGTGAATCTTTCTTACTTCCTTCCCAGAGACTCGAGCAGCAGTTTCTACAAGTTCATTGATGGTTACCATCTCTTCAGAACCAATGTTTACAGGTCCAATGAAGTCGGAGTCCATCAACCGTCGAGACGCTTCAATGCATTCATCAATGAACAGGAAGGAACGAGTCTGTAAGCCGTCTCCCCACACCTCGATTGCTCCACCTTCCTCAGGAAGATAGGCGACTTTACGGCAGATTGCAGCTGGAGCTTTCTCTCTTCCACCCTCCCAGGTCCCTTCGGGTCCAAAAATGTTATGATAACGAGTAACCCTAACAGGGATACCATGGTTGCGATGATATGCGAAGTAGAGTCTCTCACTAAAGAGTTTCTCCCATCCATATTCCGAATCAGGGTTTGCTGGATATGCGGATTCTTCACGGCAATCGGGATTATTAGGGTCAAGTTGGTTGTGTTCTGGATACATGCAAGCAGAACCAGAATAGAAGATCTTAGTAGGTTGATCTAGTGCAGGACGCACACACTCATGATTAGCAGGTTCTCCATCAAAAGTCTCATTGAGTTTACGAACTTCCTCAAGGACATTCAGGTTGATAGATACGGAGTTGTGCATGATGTCTGCATCATTCTCTCCAGTGAAAACGAAACCTGCACCACCCATATCAGCAGCGAACTGATAGATCTCGTCGAAAGGACGGATGTAACGGTAAGGTACTGAATTATAGAAATTTCCTTGCTCACCCTTGAACTGAATGACCCGACGAACGAATTCTACATCACGCAGATCACCCTGAACAAATTCATCTGCAGCAGTTGCAGAAAATTCTGGGTACTTAAGATCTACACCACGGACCCAATATCCTTCGGACTTGAGTCTCTTCACCATGTGACTTCCAATAAATCCACCTGCACCGAGAACCAGTGCAGTTTTTCTAGTTTCAGACATGACTTGTGTTTAGACTATACTTATATATGATACAAAAAAAGACCCTTGATGTCAAGGGTCTCGGGAGGTCTTTTCATGCACGCCACTTGTTTTTTTACCTGAAACAAGAAACAGAGCGGGAGATAATCCCATCCGCACCAGGGTTGTTATCGTGTCTCCATCACGGGCAAAAGGGGATTGACTCCACCACCTAGTTTTAAGAACTAGGAAACTTCGGGATTGAAGGGGATCCTTCACCGACCAGGGCTAGATTAACGACTTACCGAGTCTTTTTGATAACAAGGTACACCTTCTGGATCAAGCCATTTGGTGTACTCAAAGTCTTCCATCGCAGTCAGAAGTTGCATCTGATTGTCAAGAAGATACATGTCACTATAACGTTTGGTCCAACTATCCGCTTTTTGAATACGGTAGTCGGGGAACCCGTTATCTAAGGTTCCACATTCAACATAACGATAGGGAAAACGCTCAAGGATGATCTTCACGCGAGTACTCCTTCAGAAGACAGATCTGCATACAGGTTCTCCATAAGCATTTCGTAGTCATCAAGCGCATCACCCGAGAAGACTACTCCGTTCTGTTCATAGAAGCGACGAACTTTCTTGTAAAGTTTCGGATTCTTTACATCGAGATAACAATCTCCGTTCGCAGCAGACTTCAACATTTGAATGTCTTTCTTGAACTTAGTAGTGAGTGCCATTGGTCTTGTGTGTTTACCTCAGTATTGTAAGGGATTGACAGGGATCTGTCAATGGGGGATGAGGGGATCGAACCCACCTTAGCCGAATTATGAGTTCGGTGCATTCACCAGATTGCTAATCCCCCAGAAGTCAGGATGCTTCGTTATGTTCCGTGTATATTTTAATCAGTTCATCGTCTGCAGGCACCATTACAGCCCGTTCCCCTTCCTCATTTTCAACTCCAATGGTTTCTCCGTTTTCTACTCTTTCCATAAGACTATCCCAGTTTTTTTGCCAGTATTCGACTGTGAAAAATTCAATGTCGTTAGTGTTCTTCATATTTATTATACCTTATCCTTAAGATGTTTGGGTACTTTTCGTACTTTAATTACATCCCAGATACGTTGAAATTCTGGAAAAGTTTTCATAGTAGATTCATTTCTAATTTTATCAAAGTGCCTCATGGTGTCAAGAAAAGATGGAATAAGTTTTTGTTCTTGATACAAATCAATATATGTAATCAAACTCTCATAGAAATCTACTGATCGTTTTGATTTATTGGGTTTGAGGAAGTTATCAATATGATCTCGGATCTTAGCTTGAGCACGTTTCTTTGTTTGTCTATCTAGAACCCACACAGACATCTGTCTAGGACCCTGTAGGAAGTTCAAGAAGAAATAGTCAATATCTTTCATGAGTCCCCGATTGAACAGTTCTTGGTGCAGATCGACAACGTTAAAGACGTTCAAGGCTTGAACTGTGGTATCAAAATATAATCGATGATTTTTGTCTGAAAACTTCTCAATAAATTCTTCTGCATTGGATAAGAACTTCTCCCAGTTAAATCCCTTACGAATAAGTTCCCCTCTCTTTTCAGTTCCATCAATACTGATATGAATTTCTACATCCTTAAACTTCTCCCAATATTCAAAGATGTGTTTCTTCTTATAAACCAGAGTACTGAAGTTACTATTGTAAGCAAGGGTCACTTCTTTCTCTCTACCAAGTTTAATTACTTCATCTAGAATCTTATAATGAGCGTCAATAATAAGTGGTTCTCCCCCAGAGAAATAGAGATGTTTAACCATTGGGATATATTGTTGAACTTCTTCAAAAGTTTTTTCTTCTGCATCCCATCGACCAGAAATAAATCCGTTTTGTTCTAATTCAAATGTAGAAGATGATGTTTCGCTACACATCCTACATTTAAAATTACATTTACTGGTGAGTTTCACATCCCAGTGAATAAAACCTGGCTTTTTAACGGTAAAATCGTCATTTGTATCATTAATAATATGATCTTTATACTCAGGTTTACACCAATCAGGATCTTTTGGATTCAAAAATCCATTGAGATCTTGTCGTAGAGAACTTTTATTGGATGCTTCATTGACCCAACATACTTCGCAGGACTTTGGTCTTGTTCCACTTAGAAAAGCTTCTCTTAATTTTTGTATTGGTTCATCATTCCATACATCAAAGAGAGATTTTTCCTTGATATCTCCCATAGTATATTCAGAAACGCAACAAGGTTTTACCTCACCATCCTGGCGAATATCAAGATTCAACCAAGGAGCAACGCAGAATACATCATCATCAAATTTTACTCTACTTGTATCAATCATTTTTTAATATCCTTTAAAATAGGCACAAGTTCATGGAAATTTTTGATCAAACGATCTACTTGTTTTCTATCAGTTCCACAGGGAGCGTTTCTCAAACAAATTAGGATACATTCCTCGTCTGAAATAGGATCTTTTTGTGTCCAACCATGTTCGTCAATCATTGTAGAACTCTCTTTAATTCTGGGAATGTTTTTAAAGTGTCTTCACCACGCAAAGCATCCAAAGCATTCATATATGCTTTAAAGTTAGGAATAAGATCAGATCTTTTTTCACTAGCAAGAAGCTTTAATACACTTATATATCCGTTAATAGAATCCTTTGCATTGGCAGGAACAAGAGTTTCTTTAATATGTTCTTTAATTTTTTGTCCGAGTTCTTTTCTAGTTTTTGAATCTAAGATACAGACAGAAAGAAAGTCTGGGTTGTGCAATAGACAACAATAGAAATCATCCAATTCATTAATAATACCACGCAAGTAAAGTTCATTCTGTGCATCTATGGCATGAAATGCAGTCAATGCTTGAATAACATAATTGATGGTAATCTTTTTATCTGGAAATCTCTCTCTAAATTTTTTAGAATTATCCAAGAATCTTTGCCAATTAAATCCTTTACGGACAAGTTCACCTCTTTCACCAATACCATCAATACTGATCATAATCTGAACATCATCAAACTGTTCCCAGAGATCAAGAACATTGATACCTTTATATGTGAGGGTACTGAAGTTTGTATTATATCTGATTCTTACATCAGTTCTACCTCTCTTGATTAATTCTTGTAGGATTTCATAGTGATGATCCATAATCATGGGTTCACCACCAGCAAAATAACATTCTTCCACAATGTCATACAAAGGTTCGATGTTATCTCGAACCATGTCCATATCAATCTTAGGGAAAGGGTCTTTAATATCAAACTCTTTCCGCATTTCTTTTTCCCATGCAGAACTACATCCAGGTCCACACATACGACACTTGAAATTACAAACGTTACTGAGTCTAAAATCCCAATAAACTAGATTAAATCGATCAAACGTACCATCTTCTTTAGTTTCATCAACATACTTATAGTGATGACCATAACTATTATTCATCGCTTGACGATGAGAGAAGGCTCCAACAGATTCTTCCTTGTAACAAGTGGTACAGAAACTAGATCTCTTCCCTGCAATCATATTTCTACGCAGTTCTTTCATCTCTTCACTGTTCCATGCTTCCTTCATGGACTGATTGATTAGAGATCCTGTTTTGAACTCTCTGGGAGCTCCGTCACATTCTCCAGCAACATACTCCAACGGATTATCTTTATCAAATCCATCATAGTCAAGCATCTTATCAGTATCTTCATTCTCTTCTGTTTCAAGAATAGGCAACATACAACATGGATATACATCACCATTGCAGTTCACGTTCATGTGAACCCAAGGAGCCATGCAAAATACTTTATTAAATTCTGTCATCGGAAAAGATTGCCAATAGTCTGTCTAAATTTTACGTAAGGGCACTTAGATGCCAACTTGTCATCCAACATAGTTAGTTCTACACCATTCAGTCTAGTCCATTCTTCTTCACTGACGTAATTACATTCTATCTCAAACGATTGTCTTTTGAAGGGAATAACCAAAAATAGGGGGTCACCATATTTAACAAGTTGGTTATCCACATCAATATCAGTAGACATTCCAGTCTCGATCTTATAATTCCACTCAAACATCCAATGCAATTGCAAAGGAGATACATCCGTATGAACTATACCCTGTACGGATGTAAAATTAGATTTGTTTTGCCAAAAAGCATCCATTATCATTATGGAAACTCCTGGTTCTGTTTTTATAGTCCAAGGAGAAATAATTTTATGAAACCCTCCATAAAGAGGAGCATTTGGAATGCCCTCTATTTGATTCATACCATGCAGGGAATATTCATTCTGGTGATCACTATGATCATCAATCCAGTTTACATATAGAGAACCATCTTCTTCTCTAAAAACAAAATCTACCCAAGATCTTATAACATATCCAGTCTTTAATATCTCCTGAACCCCAGGACACTTTTTTATAGTGACCTTACCTCTATTTCTTTCAAGATCTCTTATATTTTCTGGGTCTGATATAATCGGTGATTTTATTTTTTCAATTTTTATATCCGAAAACCACTTTGGAACTACTTTAGAAGCAGGTATGGGTTCTGGAATGATATCCTTATTACCATATTTGGTATAGAATTGAACTTTCATAAATCGGGATGATAGGATTTGAACCTACGGCCACTCGCTCCCAAAGCGAGTGCTCTACCAAACTGAGCTACATCCCGTAGTGAATTAAGTATACTACTTCTTGAACATTTTGTCAAATGGTTCCCAGTGTTCCCATCCGTACTTATGGATTGCCCACATTCCTAAGATGGGCACAAACACTAGGCACCAAGATAAGATGCCTAGTGTCCAAGGATTATTCAGAGTCCACGCGGCTAATTGCCCGGCTTGATGCATCATCTTTTTCTTTGTATCGTTTTAGATATTTGTCACTATCAAGTTGAGTTATAAGTGTCATACCAGACTTAATAAAGTCTTTGCTCTTGTCGGTGGGTGAGTTTGCCATCTGTTTGTCCGTTAGGGTAAACAGAACTTTTTACGGGGTTGCTATCCCGAGTCACCTCAACACCTTGTGAGCAGTTCCATCACCATCATACAGATCTGTATCATAGTACCCACCCTTGGTTCCAAAGAATAAAGTTACGATCACAAATGGGACGCAAGAAAAAAGTAAAAATTGTGCAAGTATCATGGATTTTTAGGGTCAATTCCTAGTCTAATTAAATATTCTCTCCACCATAATGGATCTTTTCTTTGTTTCCATTGTGGTACAGTCATTCCTTTCTCGGAGTAATACTCTTTTAGAGCACTATCGATAGTCTGTGCGATCTCCATACTCCTCTTCCTCTTCGTCAACGTCAGCATATGCGTTGTCCAAATAGGGTCCTCGTTTTCTGAAGGGTTCTTGGGCAACATACTTCTTCTCCTGGTTAACAGCGGACATCCAAACAGCTATCTTCATTACTATGTAGATGATTGCGAGAGGTGTAAAACACGCAATAAGAATGATAGACTGTTTCATCTGTACGCACTGTGTAGTCCATAGACTACTAGAAGGGTTATTAGTGTATATACTACAAGAAAAACACTCATAGTGTATTTCATTGCATATCTCCGTTTCTAAAGATTATTCATGATCATCATAAGTCATGCGAGTATCGGAATCCCATTCGGGTTCGTATAGTGGGCATGGTTCTTCAAATAAATGACCCATTCTGAGTTGATGAATCCTCTCTCGCAAATCTTTGTAAAATTCTCTTCTTTCTTCCTGATTCATTTCTACAATTTGATTTGTAACCATGGTAGTAGTGGAGGAATGACGCCAATTAATCTCAATAAACCCTCACTAAAAAGTCCGAGAATAAAGAAACCCACAAACATACTGATAATTCCAGCATTTCGATTGTGTCTTCGGATAGCATCATCAATCATCCGTTGACACTCACTATGTGTAACTAAATGTTCAGGTCTCAGTTCCGTCATCCTGTGTGTCATTCTGTATTGGTTTTCCCAGCATTTTATCTAGCGGATCTGGAGCACCGCCTACAATTGCACAGGCTCTTTGATAAAACAAATTGTCTGTGTTACCAGATTCTTCAAATGTTGCCTTTACTCTCACCCAATTCTCGTAGGTGTATTTGTCCATTTGATAGGTATTTAATCGTACAAGCTATATTGTAATTAACGTACTCAGACTGTCAACAAATGTGACCATTCCTTAACATACATTAAAAAAATATAAAATAATTTTAATACAAGTGTTCTAGGTGACCATTCCAATACAACCATCTCCAAGTTCTCTTTGGTGGAAAATATGTTTCCCACATTGGTGTATCAGAATTACAAGCTTGCAGTGCTTTGACCGTCATATTGGGTTTGTACATTGCCCAGACTGCTTCACGTTCAATACGAATGACTTCGGGATCGTTTAAACCATAACGAGAAAAAGTTTCTTCAACAATTTCATCAGGAATTACTTCGTGACTCAGAATACTTAAAATGTCTGAGTTATGCATACCACCTGCCATACAATCTTGTGCAGCGTGCCATGACTCATGACGTAGAATTGACAAAAATTTTTCAGGTTTTTGAGTATATCGTTCGTTTATAAAAATAGTATTCTTATCCGAATAATATACAGCACGATATTCATCTACAAAATATTGTGGAATGGCATTATATACTTCCACTCCCATCTTATCAAGATTACTGATGATAATCTTTGCTTCTCCCTCATAGTCTTCGGAAGAAAGTCTCCTAACACCTTCAGTACACTCACGGAATTTCATACACTGCATTGCTTCATATGTGTAAAATACACTTTCTTCAGCAGATGCAGAAGGAATTAATAGTGCAAGTAGCAATAGTAAATTTTTCATTTAAGAGATTGAGTTTCTAAGAACTCTTTTTCATTTTGATAGATCTTTTCTTGCCCAGTCCAGAGTTTATATCCCTGAACTACTTCGGGTAATAACCACTGGTCAACACGATAACAATGTTTCCAGTTAGGGGGTTGGATACAGTTCATTACAACTACATTCCAGAACGCTATCAGGTGGATTAGGAGGGTTTTCATTCCAATGGCGGATTACTCCGCTGACAATAAAACAATTAGTAACCATATAAGAAATGAATATAATAGTACGTATGCCAGCCACGTAGTTATCATAGGGTTCTGTTTTTTCATCAGAGAAACTTCCTAGTGAATACTTCCATATCTTAAGGATTTTTCTCATCGAACTTCAAAATCTAACTTGCGAACCTTTCGTGAACGTCTTGCTTCTTGATATGCAAGATCACTTTGAGAAAGAACATTTTTACTTTGATCTTTCTTGTAGGAGTCTAACATCACTACTTGATTCAAATCAACTGCACCAACCTTGTCATCCACAACTCTCATTTGATTAGGACATCCACAGAACTGAACTTTACTACTACTTGTCAATTCTGTATTACATTCTTTGCATCTTACTCTTAACATTTTTTGTACCTGTATGGGAGATACTGGGATCGAACCAGTGACAACCTCGGTGTAAACGAGACACTCTACCGCTGAGTTAATCTCCCTGGAGCGGAATAGGGGATTTGAACCCCTGACATTCAGCTTGGAAGGCTGACGTTCTACCACTGAACTAATTCCGCATGTGATTATTATAACGTGAGACTATATTAGTGTCAACCCCAGTTGTACTCTTTCCACTCTGAGATTGTAGTCTTTTCTAAGTCTAACATGACTTTGCTGATTGGTGCTCTTGGCGTAGACTTTAGAACCAATCCAGCTTCTTTGAGAGTTTTACTACCTTTCTTTACATTACAGGATGAACATGCTGTTACAAGGTTTGTCCATGTATCATCGCCACCCTTGGACCTTGGTGTCACATGGTCAATAGTGAGATCTTTCTTAGATCCACAATATTGGCATTCATAATTATCACGTTTGTAAATCAAATGTCGGGAGGGAAACATCTCCCCCAGACGTATGAAAGGTAGTCTCACGTAATTAACGAGTCTGATGACTCTTTTTGAGATTAACTTAGCTTTGTCCTTGAATAGTAGAATGATCGCTCGTTTCCAATTGGTGAAGTGTAATGGTTCGTATGAACTGTTTAACACCAATATGGTCGAATGGGGTTCTACTATCTGCATAGGAGGTTTGCCCAGTTTCTTCTATTTAGTGTCGATGAAAGGACTTGAACCTTCATGAGTTGCCTCACTGGAACCTAAACCCAGCGCGTATACCAATTCCGCCACATCGACTTGGGAATATCCCCCACTCGTCAGCGGGGGAGGCTCAAGAGGGATCCCACCTCTCTCTCACATGGGTTGGTTTCCGATTCTTTTTTCTCTCGGAGATGTGAGCCAGGATGCATTCCAGTCCCTTACTCCCCCGACTGGAATCGAACCAGTAACCCCAGAGTTAACAGCTCCGTGCTCTGCCTGATTGAGCTACAGGGGATTGTTTTCTTCTTTCTTTGTTTTGAAGTAGAGTTTATAATACCTCTTCTTCATTTCATCAATGGTGTTCATGTCATCTTCAAATCCCATATACTTAAGATGTTGGTAAGTACCTTCCATCTCACTTATAAGTAATAGAAGATGAACCCCCGTTACAGGTCTCCCACCAAAGGTGTAATTGTCCATAAGAAATAAAAGGACACGATTCAGGTAGGACTCGAACCTACGACCGACTGCTTAGAAGGCAGTTGCTCTATCCAGCTGAGCTACTGAACCAATTGGTAGTTCCTATCGCCGCTAACCCTGAACTACCAAGGGGGTCACCGCAGTTGAGTTGTGTCTCAACTTTTTAAGTATACCACCAGGGATGGGGTCTGTCAACGACCAACACCTGATTGCCAACCACCTGGACCTTCCTGAAATGTCTCAGAACCACCGATAGGATCTCGTTGAACAGTGGTTTCACCACTACTTGTAGACATCTGATACATCACTTCATGGATGTTTTCTGGTTCATTGGTCTGTTCACCATAATATTTCAAAGCCTCTGCTTTGAATGCCTCTGATTCTGCCTTGAACTCCTCTTGTTTCTCTGTAAGAGTAGGCGCAGAACCAAACCATGGATCGTCTTCAAGGTATGCGGGTGCAGGAACACCCGTCCAACTACCCTGTGCTTCTGGACTGAAAAATACATCTTCTAGTGTGTCGCAAGGAACTGTTTCCTCATCAACTGAACATTCAACTTTCTCTTCTTCAAATTTTTTTGAAGAAAGGAGTTCTTTAATGGCGCGCAAAATCATGTTTCGAGTACCAACCTCTTAGTATAGTTATATGAGTAATTTCTCCTACTTCCTTCAATACCCCAACCCAACCAGTAATATGCGGGAACCATATACTGATCTACCGTTTTACCACTACCTTCAAACTCAGGCAGATAGCGTTGGAAGACACTTTCGTTAATCATGTAACGAGTTTGGCCTTCCAAGGTGCTAGGATCACACCCATAGTTATTACAGAACTTACCGAGGTTATTATAGCGTCCTATTGAGGTCCACTGAATAAGACCATAACCACCGCTAAGGCAATCCCTGTAAGAAACTCGAGCCCCTCCCTCGCATATGTTGGAAATAAACTTGCTTTCCTGTTTAATGTTTCCCATAATCGTAGCAAGAGCATTACGATCTGTGATTCGGGTGTGTTCTTGGAGTTCTGAGAGGACATACTGTTCTTCTGGTGTACAATCAGGGCACTTCCATTCTGGTACTTTGAATTCTACTACAGGGATTTCTACTGCTGATGATGGGTCAAATTCAGCTGGAGGAGTAGTATTAGTATTAGTAATGATGAAAGCTGAAAGAAGTCCAGTTCCACCAACAAAAATGGTGTTCATTAACATGTCAGATAAGTTCCTCAAACGATTCTTTGAATTCTTCATAAACAGCACAAGCGTTCAGATAGTCACCCATAGCCACTAGGTCATGGATGCGATCAATGATACTGTCCTTGAGAAGCTGGGTCTCATTCATCAGATCTTGTTCCATGAAAGTAGTCCTTCCTGTAGTAACGGCCGAGAACATTAGAATTGTAGAACCTTGGGACGCCGTTGTCAAGCGATTCGGTCAAGACACCTTGAACGAACAACTGACGGGTTTCCTCGTAGTTCACCTTTCCTAGTGTAGTATGTATACTCAGAATCTGGCGAGAAAAGTTCTGTTTCCCGTACTTCTTTATATCCTCTTTCAGTTCTGGGCAAGACCCATAGTACTTCTTCCAGTCAGACTCTGAGGTAACTTTACGTTTACCACCTTTTGGTTTTCGCTTCTGGACAAAATATTTTCTTCCGATATACTCTCTACCATTAAGAGAGTTTGTAATTCTATAAACGAACCCGTAGTTATCTCCAATATCTTCCGACAAAAACGCACGACCCTCATACATCCAAGGGTTTTCATAATCAACCATATAGCTTTTTAAGTTTAGCTATATTTATTTCTGAAACTCCACAGAGTCATTATAGTGATGTTTGTAGGGCTTTGTCAACTTTACCTTCAAGAATCTTCTGATCCTCAATAAACTTGATCAGGCGACCTGCCCAGTATTCATGATATTCTTCTGGATAGTGCATAGACCAACGATCAGTATCTTTCAAATGTTTCCAATCTGGATGATTTGTAGCAACACCCCAATAACTATATTGTTCTCTAACAATTACATTACCAGGTCTACTCGGTTCATAGATTGTTTTATTAGTCGCATGATGTCCATAGTAATATCTTGGATCAATATTTGACCAATCGCCGTAATAAAAATCAGTAGCAGAGGTAAACAGATATGGAATATTGTATTGTTTGCAAATACATTGAATCTGCCATATAATGTCTAAAGACATACTATGAACTTCTTCGTCTGTGTGTGCTCTCAACCAGTATTCGTATAGTCGTAATAATTTTTCATTAACTCTTTCACGTTCTTCTACTACACCTTCTTGGTATCTTCCTAAGAGGTATGGAGTTCCATGGAGAGTTCCCCTACCACTACTAACAAAATTTCTTGCAGGTTCACAGAAACCAAAGACCATAAACATCTTCTCGTTTCTTCGGAGTCCTATCTGAACTCTGGACATAAACTTTTTCATCAACCAGTAGTTACTACCACCGACTTGACCATAGTTTTCATAGTCCATTCCATAGTGATTAGCAATTTTAGCGGGGTAAGCTTTTTTAATATTACCTTGCCCCCATCTTTGTTCAATTTCGGCACCAGCAGTATGACTGTCACCGAAAGCAATTAATGTTGTCATGTCCAAATTTTAACGTTGTATTTTTCTTCCCACTCTTGAATTTGATCTTTACTATTCAGAATGGGTTCTCCTTTTATATTTAACGAAGTATTTAAAAGCATCGGGCAACCAGTCTTTTCATACCATAGTTCCAGAAGTTCTCTAAATTCGGGGTTATCTTCTTTGGATACAGTTTGAACTCTACTAGTACCATCCACATGAACGATTGCGGGATAGAGATCTGGTCTTCTACATTTTGCAATCAACTGCATGTAAGGACTTTTTTCTGAAGGCATGTCAAAGTATTCACTCGCAAATTCTTCTAAAATTGCAGGAGCAAATGGTCTGAATGTTTCTCTCTTCTTGATCTCATTAACTTGGTCCTTGATGTCTTTGTCTCTAGGATCTGCAATGAGACTGCGATTTCCTAGTGCCCTAGGACCAAACTCTGCACGACCTCTCGCAATACCACACAATTTGTTCCTAAGAAGATCTTCAACAATCATCTCATTGTTAACATTGTGTCCAAGATTTTTTCCTAGGTATGGACCTGGCCATTTAATGTGTTTTTTATGGTGTGCGAGAACTGCACCAATAGCATTACCATCATCACCAGGAGCAGGCATAATCCAAACATTTTTGAAAGATTTATATGCAATAGGATTGGCAGCACAATTTAATGCACACCCACCCATAAACACTAAGTTTTCACTCTTCACTAGTGATTTTGCTTTTATAAGAACACGTTCCAGTATTTTTTCATAAACTTTCTGTGTCGCTGCAGCAATGTCGAATATATCTTTTTGACTATGAAGGTCTTCTCTCCAGTTTGAACAACCTTTATGTAAATTATGTTTCACCCGATAGGGATTCTTATTCAGATCAAAGAAGTCTGACAATATTTCTCTATAAAGTCTATCGGGATCACCAAATGCAGACATGCCCATGAGAATATATTCTTCCTCATTTGGTTTTAATCCACATCGTTGAGTCATTGCGGAATACCACAAACCCAAACTGGAAGGATATGATTGAGAATATACTTTCCTTAACTTATCACCGCGACCTTTCCAAATAGTAAAAGTTTCAAACTCTCCTATTGCGTCTAATACAACGACTGCAGCATTATCAAATTCACTTGTATAGTAACCTGCGGCCGCATGACTCTTGTGGTGAGTTGTATATCGGATCGGAATATCTCCAATATACTTTTCAATATATTTTCTTATATTGTTTTCCCCCTTAGGTACTTTTTGACCCGCAAGAAACTGTCTATATGATTTCAGTTTGGGATTTTCATACCAATAAATCTCATGAGGTTTCCCCCACCACATGGCCTCATCCACTAAAGCTTTACATAGATGAGCATCATTCTTAAGTTTACTGTATCTTTCACTTGAAGAAGCGAAGACTAATCGATCTCCAACGAATACACTTAATGCAGCGTTGTGACTATTCGCGGAGATTCCCCATCTAGTCATCATTTGTAAATAAATGGATCACGTTTCTGTTGTTTTTTCAATCTCTTTTTAAATGCTCTATCTTGTCTCCATTCTTGGAAGACTTCCATGAGATCTTCAATCATTTTTTTCATCAACATAATCGAGAACTTTCTTATTTATGTGTACGATAAATATAATAAAATAGGGACATAGGGCGGAGTTTTAATGTCTAAACGTGTTATTAACATAGGAAACGCTCCCAATGATGGAACTGGAGATCCGTTAAGAACGGGTCTGTCCAAGGTTAATGATAATTTTACGGAGATCTACAACACCCTCGGAGATGGTGCAAACGTAATCAGTTATGCAAGTACTGCGGGCATTTCTACTCTTACACAAAACCTTACAGGTACACCATCTATTGAGGTTTCTGGACTAACAAATACGGGTGTTTCAACAGTTCAGTCAATCCAAGTTACAGATCTAGAGGTTGCTGGAATTGTAACTGCTCTCCAATTCTTTGGAGATGGATCTCAACTAACAAATGTCACTGCAACAAGTGCAGGTATTGATGTTTATGAAGATGGAACTAGAAGAGGTATTGCAAAAGAATTAAATTTTGCAGAGAATATTGAGGTTAGTGCTCCAGACGGTAGAGGTAGAGTTAATATTTCTGTTGCGTCAAGTATCATCGGAGCAGGTGGAACTGGCGGCGGAGGAGGTATAGCTGGCGTCGAAGTTCGCGATGATAATGTAACCATAGGTGATGTAACAAAACTAGACTTTGGTCCTAATCTGGACCTAACACCTGTCAGTGAAGGTATATCAACAGTATCAGTATCTTGGCCAACATATCCATACAGTGGAATTACTACCGCAGATATTACAAACTGGAATAGTGCATATGGTTGGGGAGATCACGGTGCAGCAGGATATCTCACATCATATACAGAGACACAAACACTAGATGATGTTGTTAGTTTAGGAAGTTCAACCAGTAGAGACATAACTGTAGGATCTCTTACTGCAGATAAACTATATTACTCTAACGTTTGGGCAACTCTTAGTGGACTGAACACAGTAAGTCCAAGTACATATCATGGCATGTTTGCACATGTTCATGAAACTGGACATGGTTATTTTTCACATGCTGGTGCATGGATTCAGTTATTAGATATTAACAGTAAACTTACAGATCTCAGTGATACTTTAGATGATCTCCCCGACTCTGGGTGGGACGGTAATATTCTTAGATATAATTTTTCAACTAGTAAGTGGGAAAGAGAAACACCAATCGCACTAGGAATTGGAACTGCTGATATTAATAATTGGAATGCATCATATAACTGGGGTAATCACGCAACGGTTGGTTATCTCACATCATATACTGAAACTCAAACCATCGATGATGTTCTAGGACTTGGTAATAGTACAACTAAGGGAATCAATCTCGGCGTTCTTACCGCAACATCACTCATTGGTGATGGTTCTGGAATTACTGGAATTACAACATTAAACATCAGTAATATCGGCAACTATGCTGCAATAACTTATGTCGATGCTCAAATCGGTATCAGAACTTTCTCTGGTGCATATAGTGACCTATCTGGCAGACCAGGTATCCCCACACAGATCAGTGATCTGAATGATGTAAACGCACCATCACCAACAATTGGACATGTTCTCAAATGGTCTGGTGACACTTGGCAGGCTGCTGCAGATATCGGAGGATCTGGTGGAGCAGGTATAGGATACTCCGATCTATCTGTAACTCAAAACTCACCAGGTTCTGCAGGACTTACATATAATCAGGTAACAGGTGTATTTGAATATACCCCACCAAACCTCACAGGATACGCCACAACAACTTCTATCGTAGGTCTCGCATCCGAAGGTTATGTTGATAATGCCATTGTTGGCATGGCGACCACGGGGTATGTGAACAATGCAATCGTTGGTTTTGTGACGGATGGTTATGTTTTAAGTAGAGGATTCACAACCACTGCATACGTTACAAACTATGTTGATACTCAAATTGGTATCAAGACTTTCTCTGGTAGTTATGTTGATTTACAAGATAAACCTACCATTCCATCAGACACCAGCGATCTAACAAACAATGCAGGTTTTGTAACATCTGGTATTGTCGCAGGACTTGCATCTGAAGGTTATGTCAATAATGCAACAGTTGGATTTGTAACCACGGGAGGAACTACATTCACTGGAATTGTCACCATGAGTGGTGGCATAGATCTAGCACTCAATGACATAAGCGCACCTAGAGTTGATGCTGGCAATCTCATTATAGCAGGTAATCAAACAAATAGAATTACTACCCAATCAGGAAACCTTATTCTCGATTCGTTTACTAATGAAGTAGAAATTACGGCTGACTTAACTCAGACTGGTAATCAAAACATCACTGGTATTATTACTGCAACCAATTTTGTTGGAGACGGTTCTGGACTCACAGGAGTTGCAGCAACTGACGTATCTCTCAGTATTAGGGATGAGGGATCTCTAGTAGGATCTGCAAAAACTCTAAACTTTGTGGGTACTGGAATCACTGCATCAGTAACTGGAGATATTGCAACAGTAACAGTTCCATCATATACAGGAACCGCATCAACAATTACACCCACACAAATTTCTAATTGGGATACTTCTTACAGTTGGGGAGATCATGGGGCTGCTGGATATATTACAACCTCAGCTACTAGTACAAGTGAGTTAATCAATGATGCTGGTTTTATTACTGGTATAGTTGGTATTGCTACCACGGGATCTTCTTCCTTTAATCGTCTAAACGTTAGTGGTGATTCTACATTTACTAGTAATGTATCATTCAGTTCTAGCATATCTCTTGGGAATAATGATAGATTAAGATTTGGTGACAGTATAGAATTAGAAATTTACAGTGATGGATCTACAAGTTACATTGAGGAAACTGGCGCAGGTTCTTTGATAATAAAGAGTAGTTCTCTTCAGATTAAAAATCCTAGCGATGTCAATTTAGGTGTATTTAATTCGGGTGGATCTGTAGAACTTTGGTGGAATGGTTCTAAGAAATTAGAAACCACTAGTATTGGCGCGACAGTCACTGGAACTCTTTCCGCAACAGAGTTCATTGGTATTGGTTCACAAATAACTGGTATCACCACATCTCAGATCATAGGATACTCTGCTGGTGAAGGTGGAGGCGGTTCCTTCACAAATAATGACGTAGATACTCACCTTAATGTTGGCACTGCAACTACCAATCAGATCTTAAGTTGGAATGGTTCTGATTATGCTTGGGTGACAGATCAGACTGGCGGCGCTGGTATTGGATCAACAACGTTCTCTTACATCTATGAATCTACAGACAATAATGAAAATAAACTAATCCCATTCTTAAGAGATACTCAGTCTGGTGGTGGTTACAGAGAACTTGAAGTTGATAGTGGTGTCCTTTATTTCAATCCACTCTCCAATATCCTACAAACCACAAACCTTAATTGCACTGGACTAACTGCAAGTACTCTAAGTGGTGATGGTTCTTCTATCACAAACTTAAATGCTGGCGCCCTCGCTTCTGGTACAGTTGGTGTAAACAGACTTGCATCTAGTGGAACTCCAAGCAGTTCTACATTCCTCAGGGGTGATGGTGCTTGGGCAATACCCGACGCAGGACTTTTGTTCAACACAGCTACGAATGGTGTTTCCCTGGTTGATGGTGGTGGATCAATCGGTCTAGGAACTACAAATCCAGTTGGCGATGCTGTATTACAAGTCAAGAACTCTGTATATCAGGGTAGTGGAGTTGCATCATCATCGTTCACAGCCTCTGCAGGAACACCTCATGAAATGGATGTTTACGTTGATGATTTCGTAACAGCAGAATACACAATACACATCATCAATGGTAATAACTATCAGGCACAAAAAGCACTAGTGATGGGTGTGGGAACAACCGCATATGTATCGGAATATGGAGTAATGTATGAACCAAATCGAATAGCAGATATATCAGTTTCTGTTGCTGCAGGTCAAATTCAAGTGAACTTAGTTCCTTTAACTGGAATATCTGGAGTTACTACTTACAGATTCAGTGCAAACAAAATGCTTTGAGGAGGGTAAGAAATGATTTCTACTGAAGCAGGTTACGAAGATTGGTTGGAACAAAGAAGAGTTGCATTTGAAGCTAGAAAAGAAACTTACACAAAAGAACCAACGGAATCGGGAGCAAAAAAAGAATATGGTGTTTATTGTCATACAAAAGAAGACTGGAAACATGTTCATGAAATCTTAATGCAAGATGGAACCCTTGAGGATAATATTCCATCTAGGAGTGTGGACTGTCCAAGTGCATGTAATCACAGTGATGTCAGAGGAATTTATTTACTAGATGATGACGAAGTTGAACAGTTAAGAAATCATCCTGGTGTTGCAAATGTAACTATAAATGCCGCTGCATATCCAGGAACTTATATGGATAATCCTGATGATTTGATTGAAAGTTTGACTAAAGAAAATAGATATGCATCTAATGTTTGGTGTCAGGGTTATGCGAATCGAAATAGTTATCTATCAAATAGTCCTGGTTCAAATTTAAAGAACCGAGGGTCAGCGCAACTGTTGAGACATGTTCAAAAAGAAAGTCCTTGGGTTAGTGGTTGGTGGTCTAATGGCGCAAACCAAGATGGAGTCGCTTCTACAACAGGATCATACACTCAACTTGGTAGTCAGATACCACAATATGGAACTGGTAAAGATGTAGACGTTATTGTATGCGACCAAGATATGTGGTTTGGTCATATTGAATTCCAAAATACTTTGGGTATTAGCACACTCACTACTTCAGACACTCCACAAAATTATGTTGGTGGCAATAAATTATCTAACAGTGGTATCTCTACGACAGTCGGTACATGTGATCTTCTGGATTTAGTTTTAGATGCTCCATATTATTTGGACCCAGACTTCTTTAATGCAAATCCATCCAGTTTAACAACTAGATGGGATGGAACTACAGTTCCTACAGATACAGCTGGTAGAAACTGGTGGAGAAACAACAGTACAACTTATAGATCGCCAAAGTTTGTAACTCAAGGTATAGGCACTGGAACTGCTGTTGCAGGTTCAATCGAAGACTTTGGTTCTATTCTTGTAACTACAAATTATACAAGAGCAAGGGCTAACGGTAGTAATACTGCATATCAAGACAATGATGGTTTTCATGGAACTCCATGCGCTTCACAAGCATATGGTAGACAATATGGTTGGGCATATAATGCAAATAAGTGGTTCCTAAATTTATATGGCGATTTTGGAGTGTTTTGGGAAATTGGATTTGATTTACAAAAAGTATTCCACCAGATCAAACCAATTAACCCACTAAAGGGTGATAAAGATCCTACAATTTCCAGTAATAGTTGGAGTCATAGAAGAACTCCTCACACCAGTGGATATATTAATCATAGAGATTCTGCAGGAACTGGTCAAGCACCATTAGATGGATCAAACGGAGTATTTTATAATAGTTTGGTAGGACCTCTTATTGGTTATAGTAATACGTTAGTAATCGAATATGAATATGATAATTCTGTTCTTCAAGCTGGCAGAGAACTTGTGGAATCTGGAGTTATTTTCTGTTACGCTGCTGGTAATAGAGACCAAAAAGTAGTAAGAGGTGATCACCCAGATTTTAATAACTACTATTCAGCATCTGCTGGACAAACTCCTGAGGATGCAAAAAGAACAGGATATTCTAGTATGTCTGGAATCTCTTACAGACCCTTCTATAATAGGATCGGATATCCAGGACAAATTGGTAAACGACATGATGATAATGGAGTAGCTTTCTACAAAGGAATTGGAGTCGGTGCATTGGATGAAGTAGGAGTGCAAAAAAATGCTTCTGGTGAAGTTGGATTTACAACTTATTATAGACAATGTAAAACTTTTTATAGCACCATGGGAAACGGTGTTGATATTTTTGCTCAATGTGATGACAGTCTATCCGCAGCAGATGACAACGCGGGTACTAGTTACAACAGGTATGATGCTTATTACACTCTTAATGGAGTGCAATCTGAAGAGTCTGAAGATAGATTATTCAATGGCACAAGTTCAGCAACTCCTATTGCTGTTGGTATCATGGCAACTAAACTTGAATACAATAGAAATTGGACCTGGGCAGATATGAAACACTGGTTCAAGACGGCTTTGAATGGACCTCTTGCGGGAAGCACAGATTCCGCAGGAACATCTACAGTGTATTCTGGTGTTGAGGGTGGTTCAGATTATACGAGTTCGTTATGGACGGATCCATACACCCTCCAAGGCAGTGATGCACCTGTTATTTGGGATGCTCCAACAGGATCAGAACCCGACGAAACCAAATTGATTGATGGTGGTGGAGATGGTATCACATTCACTGGTGATATAACAATCAGAGTCCAAGAATAAATAGTTAAAAAAGTAGGTGTCATGACGCAAAAACCTTTTGGTGTAAAACAATTAAATGTAATTGGCGCTGCAGGGACACCGACCATTGAAAGTGCAGGTGACTTAAATATTGGTGGTCAACAGGTTGCAATAACAACAAATACTAGTATCGCAGGCGTTATAACTGCAACGGCATTTGTTGGTGATGGATCAAATCTAACTAATATCAGTGCTAGTGTTCCTGCAAACCTAACAGCAACGACACTGAGTGTATCTGGTGTTTCTACATTCCAAAGTCATGTTCATCTTGGTGATGATGATGAACTGAGATTTGGTGCTGGTGATGATTTTAAAATTGTTCATGACCCCAATGATTGTCGTTTTGAGAACTCAAATGGTGACATTAAGTTTAAGAACACTGGTAGTTATTTCTTCTTTGATGAGAATGGTGGAGAAACTCTTGCATCTTTTATTAATGATGGTGGTGTAAATCTTTACCATGATGGAAATAAGAAATTAGAAACCACTGGAGATGGTGTTTCCATTACTGGTATTTGCACTGCAACATCATTTGTTGGTGATGGTGCAAACATTACAGGTATCTCCACTAGTAATATTACTAACTATTCTGGTGGTGGCGGTGGTGGAGGTATCGCACTAACAGATCTTTCTGTTTCTACTGCATCCGCTGGAACAGCAGCACTCTCATATAATAATTCAAACGGAGTTTTCTCTTATACTCCACCCGATCTTTCTGGTTTTGCTGCTAACACTAACGTTTCTAATTGGGATACTGCATATGGTTGGGGTAATCATGCATCTGCTGGATATCTAACATCAGTTAACCAAAACTTTAGTGGAATTGTAACCGCAACATCATTCCAAGGTAACACCACAACTGGTGATGGTAGTGACAGAGGATTTACTACCAAGTATTACATTACATCAAGTGGTGCTTCTGCATATCGTTTTGCTGGACCAGGTGTTCTGAACAGTACAAATAACCCAACTCTTTACTTCCATAGAGGATTTACTTATATCTTGGAGAACTCCACTGGAGGTAGTCACCCATTTGCTTTAAGAGTCACCAGTGGTGGTTCAAATTATTCTCCTGGAGGAAATTTTCTCACTGGATCTACAACTGGTACACAAATATTAACCGTTCCATTTGACGGACCCAGTTCAATTGTATATCAATGCACCATTCATGGCGGCATGTTAGGTACAATTAACTTTGTAAGTTAATAGTTATTGTTATGACAATATTAAGTGCCCTAAATAGGGCATATGTGCATAATATCCTTTCACATGAAGAAATTTATTCCTCTTATTATGCTACTGATGACCGCAAGTGCAGCAAATGCCGGCGGACTTGTTACGAAACATGCTTCCAGTGTTCAACTGACTGTTGACGCAGCAAGAACCACTGCAACAAGAATCGGTTCTTCCTATAGCATCTCAGGTTCAAATATTGATACTACAGACGGTAGCACAGCAGGTGCTGTATCTGCTGGTACTATCACTTCTGGTATCTATAGTCCTGGTACGATTACCGCTACTCAAGATACTGCTGGTTCAGCATTCTCCTTTAGTCAATCTTATACTCAAGGCGATGCGGTTCCAACTAGTGCAGCTACTGTAGGTACGGTGCCTAATTTCTCTAGCACCACTTCTTACACTGCTGGAACCGCTGGGGATCTTGCAGGTACTGTTCTAACTACTGGAGCACTTACCGTAACCGCTGGCGGCGCAGGTTCTTCTGCTACTGGCCAGTTCGTTTCAGAAATTACTGTTATCGACTGATGACTAGATTACAAGAAGCAATCGGTCTCGGATTGGTTCTTGGGGTGATTCATGGACTACTTCAACCCGCATACTCGGTTCCAGTGGTCCCGAATTTTACACAAGGCTCCATGACCAGCCATACGGAGACGACTAGTAAAATCACAGAAACCATCAATTCGATGGATTATAACACTGGTTACCAATATTCAGCAACTGGATCTGGAGTAACCGCAAGTGGAAACCTTTCCCCAGGGACAGGTTCAGTTAATGTAACTATTAATGGAGTGACATCATCATGGACTGGTGCAACAAGCAAACCAACGTTCACACAAACGACACCAGGGGCAGCGTTTCAGTTCACGGAAACTTATTCAGGGCCCGGCCTGAGCAACCACACAATTATTCAAAGAGAAACGGAAGTAACAAGTATAACCGATACTACAAGTATTTTCTCCCAATAATTCTTAGTGGATTATTCCCATCTCAATCCTTGGCAGAAACTGTTGGTGGCGTCTCCGCTACTGCTTCTCCTATTGCTAATAGTTCTGGCAGCGTTACAAATCAAGCCGTCCAGGTGTTGCAGGGCCCATATATTACGAATACGTACGGCGGTGGAATCCAGTGTCAGGGTCCTACCCGCAATTTCACCCCATTTGTAACAGGAAACGTATCGGCAGCAAAACCTTTTGAAGGTTACTATGACGATCCTGTATATGATATGAGTGATAATACTGGCTCCTTCGATGATGAGGGGAATCCAATTGGAGATGGTATTTTAGATAATCCTGGTTCTGTACAATTTTATCGTCCAATGAGAACAGGACAGAAAGATAATTATAATCTCTCTGTTGGTTTTTCAATGACTTGGAGTACCCCGACAGATAAAAAGTTACAGGATCAATGTAAAGAAGCTGCAGCAACTCAGATTGCATTACAACAACAATTAACTGCTAATAAGCGCCTTGATTTTGAGATCGCCAGACTCAAGAATTGTGGCGAATTAATGCAGCGTGGAATTATGTTTAGACCAGGTACAGAGATGGCAAAGATTTGTGCTGATGTATTAGTGGTTGGTAAAAACACTGTTCCACCGCACCGTCACAGTATCCCAAAAGTTAGACGCACTACTTCTTCTTCATCAACCGTAATGCCCGAATTGCAGCACTCCTCTGGCGCTGCTCATCTCGGCGGTCCCTTACAGACTCGACCTTAACTTTTTTACCTCTAATAGCAGCAATTTTTTTAATAACTTTCTTAACGGTTGGTTTGACTACTTTCAATAGTAGATCGGCTAACGGTTTTGCTAATAGTGCTGATGTTGTAGCGACAACAGCAATACTCGCAGTAGCAGTTACTACTCCAGGGTTGGGAATATTTTGTACGATTTGATCAGTAATACTTAGGTCCTCTGTAACCATCAAACACTGTTTTCCGACCTGTTCATAACCAGTAATTTTTTTGTTACCTTCTAGGATCTTTCCTACAGGGTTTAATAACTCCTGTTCTCTAGTAGGACATTTTGGTGGTGGAGGTGTTTCGGTTTGTGTTACTGGTGCTGGTACTTCTGGTTTTGATGTCGGCGCTACTTTTGGAACAGGTGGTTCATAGTTATATTCCAAGTCATCTGGACTGTAATCAATAGGTCCAAAAGATGGCACCCCTGCATCACAAAAAGTCTTTACGCCCTTTGGATCATCTTCACCAATAATACCACTCCTTTCTCTGGTAGTATTCTGTTCATGTGCTTCTACACACCCAGGTATATTCACAATAGGCACACCAACCTCCACCGTTACTGGCGGAGCAGTGAATATTGCTGAAGGATTTGTTGTCCATCCAGGTGGTTGATAAACCTGAATGTCAGGTATATTCACATCATCAATAGCAATATCACGAATTTCCATTAGCAATCATTAAACACATCACCTACTTGTGATCCTACCTCAGATCCAATGTTGGTTCCCAATAAAGTTGCCCATCCTGCAGCCAACCATCCAATGTATGGAATGCCGATTACGGCAGGAACTGCAACACCAGCAGCGATAGCACTACCTGCCATTGCACCTTGTGACCGTGCTCCAGCGTCCGCCACTATGCACTCTACGTCTTTCGCAGACTTTCCCTCACCGTCCAGTACGGCACCTCCTGAACCCATATTACGGATTCCTTCCATAGTATATTGATCGTAACGAGTCTCGCGACGAACTTCTGTACTGCCACCAAAAAGTCCTTTCTTCGCTTTATCGGAGGCGTGAGTTTTAGATGATTCTAAAACTTTAGGATCATTTGCACGATATTCAATTGTATATCCATCTTTACCTGCCTTAATTCTATAAGATGAGTAAGGAGTATGAGGAATATTGAATGCAGGTGGTTGTTGAACCTCTGGTTGAGGTTTTAGTAAATGTCCCAGAATACCAATGTGAGCAACTCCAATAACTCCACCAACAGTAATAACAAACCACTTCATCGGTTTCATAGTACTTACCTCTTTCTTGGGTTCTGGATAATAGTCGCCTGGTTGCTCTTTGGTTTTCTGGAATAATTTCATGGCAATCTTACTCCCGAAGATGGTCCTACCTCACCAAAAGGTACGGATGGACCAGTTTCTAAAGGCATCAAACCGTCCATCATACCTGGCAATTCATCAGTGATTGCTCCTGCAACTAGTTCTGTTAGACGTTCTTTTGCTGCTTCTCTCCACGCATCTTGGTTCATGACAACATAAACACCCCCACCGATGACTGCCAATGAAGTCAGTCCTGATAGGAGTGCGATAACGTTAATAAGTTTTTGCATCGTCAAGAATTCGAGTCGCTCCTATTTAGCGTTTGAAGAGCGTCCATAGTGTACAACTCACCATCTTGCAATGTTTTATCATGAAGATCTGCAATATCTTGAAGACCTTCTACAGAATACCAGGGGGCAGTTTCCCAGTCAAAACCCTCACCAAAAGTATTATCGGCATCCGCAATGTACCAATGGCAAGAGCTGTCAGGAATATCAACAGCACAGTGAGACCAATCATCATTCCATTGTGGGACTTGTACCCATAGTGTAACTGCAAGAAGGAAATTAAACAAGTGTGCCATGCGCCCTGCGGATTTCACGAAGTTCTTCAAAGTTCTTTTGCTTAGTTCCACCATCATACGCCCAGGCGTATCCCTCGTCAATCATTGCTTCGTTAAGGGACAGTGCTGCGTCCCCAAGGTATAACCAACCCAGAAGACGACCATACTTCCCGACACCGCCAACAAGTTCAGTGCGGATAACAAGATCATCGTCACCAGCCAGAGCGCCTTCCAGTTTCTCTTTGAGCCAGTTGGTTGCGTCGATTCCAAGGGCTTTCTCCTCTAGATCTCTTGTGCGTTTTTCTGGTGTGTCTACACCAGCGACTCTAACTCTCTCTTTTTTATAAAGGTCGAAACCTAGATCAATTGTGACATCAATCGTGTCCCCGTCCACTACTCTGTTGATCTCTATCACTCGAAAGTTGTAGCAACTCTTCCGACTCGGGGGTGTCATCGCTCCCATTGATTTTTATAGCATCTACAGTTATATAGTATTGTAAGGAGAAATATCCCATTCATGGGGAGAAGCACCACTTTCATATGATTTTTTCAAGTTTTCTATTGATTTATATTTGATAATAACATTAAATCTATGATCAGATCTAAATGTAGTTGCTCTATGTCTCAACTGAGAATCAAAATAAATTAATCGATTTGGAATTGGAGGAACACCAATAACTTGATCATTCACAAAAAATTCTGTAGATCCCAGATCATTGAAATGCCAATCACTATTGGGATAATATAAAAATGTAAGATCTCCTTCTTCTTCGGAATCTACATGAAAGTATGGAACTTCTTTTGGAACAAATAAATTTACATGCATCCAGTATATTTCTCTACCTGGTGCATATTGTTTAGTTGTGTCACTAAAAAGTTTATATATTTTTTCATTCTTATAGATGTCCGCAACCATTCCTGTAGGAAGAAACTGACTTGAATCTGCAACTCCATAACGAAATCTGGCATTCTTACAATAATCCAAGACGAACTTACGTTCTTCTTCAGTAAAAAAATTATCTTCAGCCGTGATCATTCTCGTCCTCTTCAAGTTCCGCATATGCCATTTTTATAATGGTGTATATGTAATAAGAAACGCCCGATAGAAGAATAACGAGACACCAGATGATTGACCAGGTGACTCCGTTTGGATCTTCCAACGGACGTAGAAATAAATTCATTGCAGGTATGACAATTATATACCTATTTAATACTCATCTTACATCGTGGCCACCGAACATGGCGCGCATACCGTTTAGAACCTTGGCAGTGAAAGCACCCAGACGGCGCGACTCAAAGCGTGCCCACAACGCACTGCTGATGACAGGAGAGGGTACACCAAGATCCACAGCAGCGTGAACAGTCCAACGACCCTCACCACTATCTGATACTCCCCCATCGAACTTGCTAAGCTCTCGATCGCTGCGAAGAACATCAGCGGTAAGGTCAAGTAACCAAGAACCAACCACACTACCACGACGCCAACACTCAGCCACTTTAGCAACGTCAATGTCGTAGCAATAGTCTTTCGGATTCTCCATCGGAGCAACCTCAGCATCGCCCTCTTTAACATAAACTGACCCAGCATTAGCCTCATGCAGGATATTAAAGCCTTCGGCGTAGGCTTGCATGATTCCGTATTCGATTCCATTGTGAACCATCTTTACAAAATGACCTGCACCAGCTGGACCAGCGTAGATCCATCCATACTCCTCAGGATACCATGTGAAGTTGTCTGAATCATTGGTCCTAGGAGCGGCACCGATGCCTGGTGAGAGTGCGTCAAAGAGTGGACGGCAGACATCGACTGCAGACTTTCCGCCACCAACCATGAGACAGAATCCACGCTCCAGACCATACACACCACCACTAGTACCACAGTCAAGATATTGGATGCCCAGTTTTGCAAGACGTTCTGCCCGTCTCCGACTGTCCTTAAAATTACTATTGCCATGATCAATAATAATATCTCCCTCGTTACAAAACTGTAATAGCTCATTAAGTGTATCCTCTACGGTCTCTGCTGGTACTACCATCATATAGACTCCAGGAGATTTTGATTCTTCCTGGGTAAGTGTTCCAACACCTGTTTTTATTACTTGAACAAGGCTTTCCAGAGAAGTGGTAAATCCACTGATATAACCCTTCTCATATTGTTCTTCAGCTTTTTTAACATTGTTACGATACCCATGTACTTCGTGTCCTGCTGCAATAAGACGGCGAGACATGCCTTCACCCATCCGTCCTAGTCCAATCATTCCAACTTTCATTTGAATCCTCCTTTCGACTTCGACTTTTTCTTGTCCTTTTTGATATCTAAAACTTGTACGGTACACCCACTGAAATTGCGAACTGTTTCAAACCAGTAAGCTCTCAAGTGATCGTAATCCTCAAATAGTAATTCTTTTTCTCCATTGTACGATAGAACGTATTGGTGTCTATCGTATGGTTTATCCGAGGTTTGTAGAAAGTACCTTGGATCTGTCGGGTCAATAGTGGGTGTCATGCGGGATAATCCCAATTAGTAATTGAATCTGTTTTTTGTTGAGGGCCCCAAGAACCATAATTATACAAATAAGGAATAGTCGTGATAGGGCACTTATCTCCAGTGCAGAGAAGATCATCAACGATTCTCCAGGATTCTAATACTTCTTCGGAGTGAACGAAGTTGGATTGGTTTCCTTGTATAGCATCATACAGTAGTTTTTCATACCCGTCAACTCCCAACCAATCAGGATAACGATGTGTAAGAGTTGCAGTCTCTACATCATTTTTAAATCCTGGCGCCTTCATATCAATTCTGATATCGAAGTGTGGATGTGGTTGAAGTCTCATTACGATACGGTCATTGTATTCATGACCTTCAAATAATTGTTGTGGTGGAGCCTTGAGTTTAACAACTACTTCAACACACTGATAAGGCATTTTCTTACCAGTCATGAAGTGAAATGGAACACCCTCCCATCTCCAGTTATCAATGTAAATATCACCCGCAACAAAGGTTGGAGTGCTTGATTCAGGATCTACACCCTCTTCATCTCTATATCCATTGTACTGACCACAGATTAGTTTAGTGCCCAATCTGGATGCAGCAAGAACCTTTGTCTTCTCTCTACGAATCTCTTTAGCGTCCATTTTACATGGCGCTTCCATTGCAATCAATGCAAGAACCTGAAGCATATGGTTCTGTAACATATCTCTGACTGCACCTGCAGTTTCGTAGTATTGAGATCTACCTTCACAACCAATAGTTTCGGTTGCATAGATTTGAACTTCCTCTACGTAATTCCTGTTCCAAAGTGGTTCAAGAAGTATATTGCTAAACCTAGTGGCAAGGATATTATTAACAGTATCTTTACCAAGATAATGGTCAATGCGATATACTTGTTTCTCGCGTAAACATCTCCCCACCACAGACTGTAAACTATCAGCAGATTTATAATCGGTCCCAAAAGGTTTTTCAATAATAACTCTGGATCTTTCTTGATCATCTACAAGTCCCGCTTCTTTGAGATTTTGTATTGCATCTGCATATCTCTCTGGTGGCACTGACAGAAAATAAGTAGTATCTTCAATAACACTAGATACTGTTTCTGGTGCTGGTTTTAGATTCTTCAAAGTATCTACTCTAGACAAATCTGCAGATTGATAGTCTAGAAGATGTAAAAATTCTTCGGGATAATCTCCACCAAGAGATGCAATCCATTGATCTCTAGTTGGCTCTCTCCTTGCACACCCAGTAACTACAAAATCAGTTGGAAGTAATTTTTTCTCCCAAAGTTTATGTAATGATGGAATCAATTTACGGCGACAAAGATCTCCTGTCGCACCGAATATAACAAGTCTACTCATCTATACTTCCCAGGAACATAATCTTCAAACCCCTCACGGAGATCATCGAGCATCTTTCCATACTCTCGGAACATTCTATCTCCCGCTATGTATTGTCTTTGACGCATCCATACTGCATCAATTAGGAGACGACGTTGCTGATCACTGAGATCAGTGAAACAGAATTGACTCATATTCTATACCCTTTAAAGTTCTTAATTTCGTTAGTTGTCATGTCATAACCTCCTCTTTTACTACTAAATCACTTACATCTGGCGGAAATGATTCATGATCTTTTTCCCTTACAGTTAAACGATCAGGATCAAGAATTCTCATCGCTTCTGCAAGTTCTTGGAAGTGTTGAACCTCATCATTCATGATTCTCCAAATGTCTTGGTCATAATAATCTTCATATGCAAGATAATGTGCGTATGTTTCGGCTGCATGAATTTCTATTTCGTATGACAGATGGTATGCACAGCGAGGAGCCAACCAATAATAAGCCACATTAATCCAATAGTAGAGGAGAACGAGGTGTCTGGCGACAAAGCGATCGATCCAATAACGATTACCGCCCCTACCTTCCATATATTCCAGATGTTCGGTTTCATTGACTGATTGTTCAAAATGTTCTTTCATCAAATATACATGCCACTGACCACGCAAACCTAGAGATTCTCTTAGATGTAAGACACTCAAAAACGCAAAATAGGGTGCTCGAGCAATTTCCTCAAGCACCCAAAAACGTTGAAAGTGTCTACCTCTATAGAGATAGTCTATGATCGCAACAGTGACGTTTAAAACAGCAGTGTTGATTTTTTTCATGATAACCCCCTGGGTTATTGTTTTGGTCTATCCTTTGGTTCGATAGCAGATTGAACTGGAGGGGCAGTGTCTTCATTTTTCTTGGATGAAGTCTTTCCGTTTCCATTTCCACCCGCCTTAGCAGGAGAAAGTCCGAAAGCGGCCAGAGAGCCAGAAAACACTGATGCAATGAAGGTAGGGTCAAAATCAAGAATTTTCTGACCGTTTGGAAGTCTGACGTAGCTAAACGTGAGAAGAGATGCGGACCATATAAGTACGACAACTTTCACCAGATTACCAAGAACTTCACTCTTATCTTCATCATGGTCCTTATCTTCTACCTTAGCTGGTTTTGAACCACCCATATGATAGAAACAAGGCAGCTGTATTTAGAGAAGTGTGTAGTTATATATCCCTATTATATCTGGGATTACTAATACGGAGCTATTTCTGGATATTGAAAGTTTGGTATGATATTAGAAAAATAATTAAAGTTTATAACGATTCTATATTTTTGATTGGTATGTGTGCTTCCGCAGTGTTTAGTTGTCCCATCAAATATAACTAATCTATTTCCTATAGATTCTACTATTTCGCCTGTTTCAAATTTAGTATATCCATCATTTGAATTAACGTAATAGATTGCAGTTTTAAATCCAGTTACATCTCCAAAATCAACATGCATTTTTGTTTCTAAAGGCACATGAGTGGCCATAGTCATATTTGCTTTTACTCTCAAATATGCGCTCGCTTGTAGTTTATCTCTAATACCTTCAATTAAATGCCAGTGTTTACTAGTTATAGTATCATCTGCATGAAAACTATGACAAAGTTGACAATTATGTGGGTGATCGTTAGATAATTCATTTGTAGTATCTTCACCCACATAATGTCTGACTTTGGTGATAGCAAAGTACCACGCAAAGTCATCACCGATCATGGAAGTCCATAATCTTTCATAATCTTCTTCAGGTAAAACGTCATCAATTATCTGCATACTTACTGGCCAACTGACACTTATATTCTTTAGATGTCATTTTATATCGAGTCAAATATTTCTCTACGTGTTCTTGGCATTGGAACCAACAGGTTTTTCCTTCCTTACGATCATCAAGTCGCCAGGGAAAGGTAGGTGCATGAGGGAAGAGTCCATCATCCTTAGACTTAGTAAAGACAAACTTGAAGTCTTCTTTCTTGGTCTTGCGAGGTTTCTTAGTAGTCGTAGTCTTCTTGTTCAGAGTCTTGACGTTTTTTTCGAGAGCCTTTTGAGTCCGTACCATCAGTTGACGAAGTTGTTTTCACGTAACCATTCTAACGTCATGGGGGTGGGTTTGTAAACCTCCCACATGGAACCAGTCGCACATGCTTCCAGTGCATCTTGTGTCATACCTTCGGTCTTACCTGCCCAGGTTGCTTCTTTCTCCCAGGGTTGTGCGTGAGGAGGGTATGTACGCTTGACCATCTCTTGCCAGATCATAGGAACTTCTTCCTCTGGTTTGATAATGGCAATCATAGAGTTCTCGATAGAACCCGCCATACAATCTTGTGCGGCATGCCAACCTTCATGACGAGTTACACTCATAAGAACATGAGGTCGATGCATGAAAGCACGATTAAGAAAGAAGTTGTTGGAAACCGTATGATAAACACCTCGGTGTCCGACAGGGAACCACTTTTCGTCGGCTAGAAAGACACCAACTCCGACCTTATTAAGTGACTTGACGATTCTATCGAACTCCACACTAATGCGACTAAAATCAGTATCAGGATAGTAAGGCCGCAAATCGCTGCTAGATTTGATTTCGTAAACACCGTCTGTACATTCGCGAAGTAACATACAGCCCATCGAGTCGTAGGTCTTGAACCCTTTTATCTTTTCATTAGCTAAGACACTAGTCCCGCTCAGGAGCGTAGTACTTAGAATAATCGAAATCGATGTCAAGGCATTTTTCAAGGGTGTAGACAGTTTCACGTTTGGTCTCCTTCAAATAATTCTGAAAATGTTGTTCAATGTTGTTGGTATGATTATTACCTTGACTTACCCAGTCATGGCAAAATTCATAGACAGAACGGCAATGTTCTTCTAGATGATGACTTAAAGCACGAAAGACCGCAGCACGCATCTGCATACGGTCATCGGCATAACGCCAGTCTTTTGGAAACTCGGACATTATAAAGAGGTGGGTCTGATACTATTATATATCATCCTACTCAGATCGCAACTCATGTTCATGATTGTCTAACTTTCCTTCAAGATGGGCAATCCGAACTATGAGTTGCATGTGTTCACTCTCCATATCTTCTAGACGATACTGCAGTTTTTCTACAAGATCATAAAGATTTTTGCATTCTGCAATGTTTTGTCCTCCTCTATATGATTCATCATAGAACCATTCCATCATTTTTTTTACTTTCTTCTTCATTAGTCAAGTTCGTAGCAGGTAGATCGTGCCATTTCTGGGTTTGCTTTTAGTGCTCTGTGAACATGCCCATGGACATCAGTCTCTAGAGTATGATGTGCTCTGGTGTGTATAACCTGAACAAGTATTAGAAAACCCAGAATCATTATATTGATCTGCGTTACTGGATTTAAGAATGCTCTTAAATACTTTTTCATCGTTTTTGTCGAATGACCTTACTATTTTAACATGGTTAATCCAAATTTAACCATAAAAAAACCTCCCCGTAGGGAGGTCGTTAGGATATCCTGATTTAATATCAGAAGGAGTACTTAACACCCAGCTTACCGCCGTATCCACGGTCGATGTCGTCATCACCTGAACCGACAAATGAAACTTCACCATACGCTCCAAGGGAATCGGTTACGGCGAGACCAAGACCAGCCTTACCAGAAGGAACAGTGTCACTGTCGCCACCGTCAGGGCTCAGAAGAGTAGCGCCACCTTGGACGTAGTAAGATGCACCATCTCCGATAGCGCCTTCGTAGCCAACGTGGAAATCAGTCGCGGCTCCGTTGTAATCAGATCCAGTCCAGCCAGCATTGGTCTCGACGTTAACGTATGGACCGGCTAGGGCTGCAGCGGGTGCAAAGGCGATTGCAGCAGCTGCTGCAGCGATAGTCGTTTTCAACATTTTAATACCTCGTAGTTTACTTGCGGAGTGTTTACCCGCAGATGAGAAGACTCTCGACATGAGTCTGTAATAAATCGAAACACTTTGTCTCGATCACTTATTTATAATATACTAGGAAGTCCACTTTGTCAAGCGTGTAGTGGAATCCGAATCTAAGATCTGTTACCCCATTGGATCTCAGGGAAAGCATCCGATACGTTTTTCTTACTGATTTTATACTTGGTCTGTAGATTATGATCTTTTGTAAGCAAAAGAAGTTCTGCCTCTAGAGGATGAAGACCTTCCAGGATGTTGATAAACATAGTCTCCCTCTTCATAGAGGAAAGTCCATCATTACCACCTTTGATAAAATTGTAAAAATATTTGTATTCTTTTCTAATAGAAGTCTGTCCTTGATCCTGGGAACCCAATGATTGAGAACCCAGTTCATTCATCATGTTTACTGCAGTTTCAATCTTCTCACCCAATGTTCCAGAGTAAGAAGTTTGTTCTTTAGTACTAGCGTAAGGCGCAACACCTTCAGGAAGAAGAGAGATTACACTCTCATCAAAGTTCCAAATCAGTACAGTCTGCAAAGAAGGATCACCATATGTTCTCAATACTTGAGCCTTCTTTGCATTACTTTTTTGTTTTGATGCAAGATTTAGAACTTCAAAAGCGAATGGATTCGCTGGCAGTTTCTCGATAGTCTCGGAAACTTTAATCGAAGTAGCCATAATTTAAATCAGTTTCTTTTATTTAGTGGTCAAATCGTGGGTATAATTGTCCTCTGTGTGGTCTATCTGGTTCATAAGCAGGAACTGCAGATCCAATCGAACCCATTTTTAAATTTATAATTTCACCAGGGGAAATAGTTCCATTGGTTGTTTCAAAAGTTGCAGATTCGACTGATGAACCAAACTCCGCAGCATCTGGAGTGCCATCCACTGCGGTTGTTAAGTTGTTGAGTGAATAATCAGCCATCAAACTACCCTCGCACAGAATAGAATACCCTTGGTTCTACTTTGGTCATTAGTATCATATGAACCAGTAATCACTTCATAGACCTCAGATCCACTGATAGTAACTGTGTCACCGTTCTGAATATTAGTAGATATTGCATTATAATCAAATTGGATTAATACAAAATCATCTGGTATATAATAAGGACAAGGTAACATTCTACTGCATAAAGGTAGTCCTTTAATTACGTTATTAGAAGATGCACTAGAGGGTATATCATTCGCAATATAAGTGGCATTGTTGGAAGTCATGCGATCGGCATATCTTTCATCACTTGAATCTGGTCTGTAATATAATCTTGTAGAATAAATGTCTGCACCCTCAACATGAGTACTTGCCTCATACTGGTCATAAGTCCACCAATCCTGATTTCCAGCATAACCTCTCATAGCACTTCTCTTAGCAGCATTAGGATCAAGATTTATAAGATGAGTATAAAACTGTAAATAAGGAGCGTCACTATCACTACTGAAGTTTCCTGAACTATATGCATCTACTCTAGTAATAGTTCCCAAATTATAATGATCCAAATCAATCACACTTGATGTAAAGTTGTGGAAGAAGAAACAACCTCCAAGGTTATCATTAATGTCTGAGGAAGATAACGTTGGAGACTTCCATATAAAAACAACAAAGTTTGGATCGATTGCAGATTTGTATATCTTTAAATTCAATTCATAAGCGGTATAATTTGTTGGAATGTCACACAATTTTTGATAATTGACATGTCTCATTCCATAAGAACTACTATCCATATAAGCATTATTCAGCATACTTTCATGGTTGTTCATGATATCACTATAATCACTACCGTCTAATAAGTATGATCCAGCCCATCTTTTCCCATACCCATGGCCACCCAAATATTCTTTAGAAGCCATTCCATCTTGATAATATGCAGGATATCTTGTTTTAGTATCGATAGGCATCCAACCAGTATATCCATTGGTATATAACGCACTACCATTAACATGGTAGATCATATGATAAGTTGTTCCAAATTCTTTACTAGTGTCTACATCTAGTTTAAGTACCCTACCAGCAGAATTAGTATCTGCTTCTGGATTTTGATCGAACCAACCAGTAGTAGATCCATAACTTACAGAAGTAATAGCTTCAGGAGCAGCAGGTTCTACAATAATTGTAGTATAATCTTCATTCTCACAATATCGTCTAGCAAAGAAATAAGTTCCGGCTTCCCCAGCGCTTGGAGTCCATGAACTAGTAACACCAGAGGGATTGGTTTGTCCATAAGACCAGACGACTTCAGTATTTCCAATACTAACAAGCGCGAGTGTAGGCCTATCGTCGATATATCTGACTAGACCCATATAATCATAAGAACTATACTCATCAGAAGTATCGTTATGGAAAGATATAGTATCACCTTCAGTAAAGGTATATGTTCTATCAGTTCCAATAGACTGATACCCATTTTTATCATAACCTCTAGATTGAATAGAAGTACCAGCTGCGCCCGTAAAGGTTAGAGCATAACCAGATCCGCCACTAATAGTTGCATCAATAACTAGTGTCAGTTCCATATTACTGGCACCATTTATCGATCCACCAATATCTTCTGCACTTAAAGTTACTACCTCTCCTCCAGTATATCCATAACCAGGTCGATTAACAGCAATTCCCTCAATATAATCACTATCACCTCTAGTAATATAAAATGACGCACCTGTTCCTATTCCACTTGTAGAAATAGGTCTTACATCCTGATAATATATGTCACTTGCTTGAGAGACTTGACCTCCGCCATTAAATGTGGAAACTCCAACTACGAGGCCGCTTAATGGTTCTCCATGAAGTTGAGCAATACTTAATCCAATTCCCAACAGGTCTATAGCTTCATCCCGAGTCCAAGTTCCTGCGTCTGCAGTATTGATGCCTACTGTGCTAATTGATACAGCCATTTTTTATTGAGCCTCCAGTTGAAGAATAGTGAGGTTTGCGGTAATTGTTTGCGTTGAACCAGAAAGGTTTTTGATTGCCAAGTAAATAACATTACTAACGGGATCGTCCATATTTCCACCCATAGCAAAAGGAGTAATCATTTGTTGCGTAGAAATTCCAGTGGTTACCACCTCTGCAATTACTCCACTTCCTGGTGATGGATCTTCTCCAACAGATCTAGAACTGTCATTAGCTCTAGATGTACTATCAGTATATATTCTAATCCAAGCTGCAGTCGATACACCTACCTTCATTAAGGTATATGCTTTAAATCCTGCAGCAGTAGTAAACCCAACCGCATCATCTGCGATTGAAGTAGTTGATGCTGAAACGATGGTTCTACTTTGAAGCGAACCACCTGATGCAGTGACAGTAACAACACCAGCAGATACTGGTGATACTGTCAATCCATCTCCAAAGTTGACGGTTCCAGCAGAACCAACAACAGAGTCACTATCCTTAATTTCAATACCAGTACCAGAAGCAATAACTCCAATCAGATTAGAACCATCAATCGCAGGTAGTGATCCTGTAAGTTGTGCTGCAGGAATACTGGTTAGTCCCACAGCAGAACCGACGAACTCATATGCACTTACAATACCAACAGGAGCATATACCAATTCTTCAGGGAAATAAATTCCTTTTTCGGTCGTTCTCAATCTTACTCCAGGATTTGTTCCTGCATAGAATAATTCTACAACACCCCCGGCTTGGAATTCTGCAAGTTCTTGACCAGTACCACCATTACCACCTACGATTTTTATTCTGTTAAACTCATCAGTAACTCTAAGTCTACCATCTCCATTAGTCCAACCAATTTCTCTAACTCCACTACTTCCATTGAAATAGAAATTACCAGTTCCCCAGTTTATATTTCCAGAACCATTATTACCAATACTACTATTATTAATTGTTAGACCAAGGACTCCAACAGAAAGAGAAGTTGCACTTAAATTTGAGGAAGATAGAGTTGCAATTGTTCCAACTCCAGATACATTTACCTGAGTTAATCCTAAATGAGGATCAACAGATATAGTTGAGATTCCAACACCAAAGTTTGCATTAATACCAGAACTAAAATCAAATGTTCCAGCAACACCTAAAGTGTTCTGATTGTTCAGAACGTTAACACCAGTACCACTTGCAGTAACGTTAATTAAGTTACTACCGTCGATGGTAGGTAATACTCCAGTTAGTTGTCCTGCAGGAATATTTGTAAGTCCAGTAGCGGATCCATGGAAAGATGTTGCAGTCAAACTACCACCAACTGTTACATCTTCATTTGAGAGAACGGTAGTATTAATACCAGTGTTCTTACTTCCGTTTGAGTAGAATCTGATGTCTCCCTGTCCATCAGAAATTACAACATTATTTGATGAATTGATAATACCCAAATCAGTGGTATCACCATTGAATCCACCGAGAACTACGTTATAAGATCCAGTGTTTATTTTCTCACCCGCTCTGATACCAAGTCCAACGTTGTATGCACCACTAGAAACATTTTTAAGTGCAAACTCACCCACACCAATGTTTCTACCAGAACCACCAGTCATGGACTGAAGAACTTGGTCACCGATTGCAATATTTCTAACTACAGATCCAGATAGTGCGCCATTACCAAATCTGATATTTGCATCAGCATTTGCTTGGATTCTTCCCAGACTGATTGTGGTTACCCCACTTACACTAAGTTGAGTTGCGGTTGCAATACCACCAGTCAAGTTATTTGCAGAATCAATAGATCCAGAGAATCCACCAGTTGCGGTAAGGATGCCACTGACTAGTGCATTACCTCTTACGTCGAGAGCTTGCAGTGGATTTGTGGTTCCGATGCCTACACTCTGTTCTTTAAGTGCAAGGGATGGTCCATTATTTCCATAAAAAGTTTCACCCTCACTATTAACAAATACTATTTCACCTTTACGATTATTGATGACCAAACCATCACTGGTAAGTAATCCAGTATCATCAAAGTAAACGTTTCTATCATGAGTAAATGTAGTTTTTCTGGTGTCGTCGTTGTCATCTCTTAATGTTAATGTATCAGTTATTGTAGATGATGTGGAAACTATAGATGCAGTATCCGCAGCACCAGCATTAACAGTTATGGTAACAATTCCTGCAGAGGCTGGAGATACATCAACACCTGTACCAAAGTCAATAGTTCCTGCAGTTCCAACAACACTTCCAGAATCTTTGACTTCAATTCCTGTACCAGAAGCGGTAACCCCGATTAGTCCAGATCCATCACCAACAAATTTGGTTGCAGTGACTACACCAGTAACATCTATACCACCAGTGGTTGTTTGTAACTTAAGATTACCTTCATTATACAAATATGCAATTCCACTTCTAAACCATGCAGCTCTTGCATCAGTATCATGATTTAGAATCTCTACACCATTATCACCCATTAGAACTACTCTTCCACTAGTTCTATCATTTCTTAGAGTTAGATTATTTCCACCATAACTTAAGGATGAATTACTCGTTAAATTGAGAGTGGCAGTTGTAGCTGCATTTAGTCCAATTTGGAATGCTCCATCAACAATACCATCACCCTTTACTGTAAGAGTTGATGTAATGGTCGTAGTTCCAATACCAACAGAAGAAGATGTACTGATACCTGATGGATGATTAGACCACCTGTTTCCCCCAAGAGCTCCACCAGAAATACTTACAGTAGATATTCCAGTGATTCTTCCATTAGAATCAACTGTTACTGTAGGTACTGTATATGGATCACCGAAAGTTCCTGCAGATGCTCCAGTAAGATTCGTTAGACTTGCACCACTAATTGCAGGTAAAGCTCCAGTAAGATTTGATGCAGCAAGAGATCCATCAAAAGATCCTGCAGTAATAATACCACTGGTGTTTACACTAGAGTTTGATTCTAAAGTATCGGAGAAATCTGATCTAGTTGCTCTTGGTGCAACAACCTGTTGAGAATAAGATAGGATTGAGTATGCATTGGTATCAATACCAACGATCCAATCACCAGAATATACACTGGAAATACCAGGTCTAGAATAAGTTGCAATACCAACTTCCGTTCCACCTACTGAAACGATATAATAATCACCAGTGCTAATACCAGATACTGCAAGTGTAGATCCAATGGAAATACCTCTTGCTTGTCCGACAAGAGTCAGTCCAGTTACAACACCAGCAACAGCATCGTAGAATCCTACAATGTTCAGATTAGTTCCAAGTGCATTAACTTCTGCTTGAACTCCTGCAAGTCCAACATCCGTAGCAATACCAGTTAAGTTAGCACCAGAAATTGCAGGGAGAGCACCAGTTAATTGTGCAGAGGGTATATTAGTTAATCCAGAAGCAGAACCATGGAAAGATGTTGCCGTTACCACTCCAAGTACAAGATCTGGAGCTCCAGAAATATTAAAAGCAGTTGTTGCAAATGAAGCTGTAGAGGCAGTTCCTGTTAGATCTCCCGTGATAACACCACCGACTACCAAGTTACCAGTAATATCAATCTGACCAGAGATATCAATATTACCAGTTCCGTTAATAGTTCTGGCATTGAGATCTAAATCACCACCAAGTTGTGGAGTAGTATCTCCAACAATTTCTACAAGACCACCAGTTGATGTGACAATAAAATTGCCGGCAGGGGATTCAAATACAGAAATTCCCGCACCGGCTTGAATATTTGTTATAAACCCTACTAAATTTCCAGCAGTTTGGAATCCTACTAGATCTCCATCCGTTGCATATCCTACAAGAGCAGTGTTAGTAATATAACCAGCACCGTTGGTTAACTGATTAGTATTGGTTGGGATTGTTGGTAGGTTGTTTAGATTATTATAATTTAAGTAAAATGAAGCAGGTTGCCCATTTAAATTTTGTGCATTCGTTGCAATTCCCGCAGTTTGTGCAAACCCTGCGGTAGTAGCAGTACCAATGGTTAATTGGGATAAATTAAAACCATCACCAAAACTTTGATATATCTCATTAAAGTTACTATTGATCTTCTGAGCGCCATCTCTTAGGGAATCACCTGTTCCATCATTTGGCTGAGATCCGATATCAATTGTCTGCTTCGCCATTCTGGGTTACAGGGACTATACAACACTATAATGTATTTAGTCCCCGTAGAATCAGAGTTGGAATCCAGCAAAGGTATCTTTTTTAACGTCCTGTTTGATGCCACCGACAACGTATGACTCAACTTCTGTCTCTTGAGGAGCGACTTGGAGACCCTTTGAAGAGATCCAATGTTCTGTCCAAGGAAGAGGATTATTTTTAGCAGGAATATCATAAATGGGTTTCAAACCAATCGCCTTCATACGACGATTTGCAATCCACTCAACATACTGTGCTAGAAGTTTATCATTCAGTCCGATCATGGATCCATCTTTGAACAGGTATTCTGCCCAACGTTTCTCTTCATCCACAGTTTTCCTGAACATCTCTTCTACTACGGGTTTTTCTTCCCTAGCAATCTCTTCCATTTCTGGGTCATCCCCGTCACGCCATTTGTTGAGGATGTTTTGAGTAATGACAAGATGTTGATTTTCGTCTCTGGCGATGAGAGAGATGATTTTAGCGGATCCTTCCATAAGTTTGAGTTCACCAAACGCAAACGAGCAAGCGAACGAAACATAGAACCTGATGCCTTCGAGAATATTGACATTGGCGACTGCACGATAAAGTTTCCTCTTCAATTCTTTTGATTCCCACGCAGCAGTAGGGGAGTCTTTGAACTCTCCTTTCCACATATTACCTGTGTCATACAGGTGTGCTGCCTCAACAAACTCATTATATGCAGAAGTTACTGACTCTGCACGAGCAACAATCTTGTCATCATCCAGAATGTGATCGAAGACCTCGCCAGGATCGGCATATACATTCTTGATGATGTATGTATATGAACGAGAGTGGATCATCTCCATGAACTCCCACACGGTCATGCACGCCTCTAGTTCAGGGAGTGAACAGTAAGGGATAAAAGCCATCCCAGGACCGCGCCCTTGTACAGAATCCAACATGATCTGGTACTTAAGGTTACTAGTGAAGATGTGCTTCTGTTCTGGTGCAAGAGTCTGATAGTCACCGCGATCTTTTTGGAGAGAAATTTCTTCGGGTCTCCAGAAATAACCGAGTTGTTGTTGAGTGAGTTTGTCAAAAACTGGATACTTGAATTGGTCATATCTTTGGATCCCCAAAGGAGCTCCAAAAAACATAGGTTGTTTTCTAGCGTTTACGTCTGTAGATGTGTTTAATACGGTCATACCTTCAACTGACATTTAATTCCTCGGGGGTTGTGTTTAGATCTTGCAAGATTCGCAGTCGTCATCACTAGTTTCCATGATCAACTGTTCCAAAGCCTTAAGTTGATCTTCTTTTGTATCCTCTTTTATCTCATCTGTTTTGTTATCGTAAGTGTTCTGATAGTAAGAAGTCTTCCACCCATACTTATATGTTTTTAGGAAGTCTTGTGCCATTACTGAGACGGGTACTTCATTGTCGGGATAGTTCCCTGGATTATAGGACCAGTTTCCACTGATCGCTTGGTCAAAGAACTTTTGCATGACAGCAACAACATTGATATACCCAGTATTATCAGGCATGTCCCAGAGGAGAGTATAATTGCCTTTGTAGGTATTATACTGAGGAACGATCTGTTTAAGAGGTCCCTTTTTACTCTTCTTAATGGACAGGTATCCGCGAGGAGGTTCGATTCCATTTGTTGCGTTTGACACAACGGAACTACTTTCCGATGGCATTTGTGCGGACAATGTTGAGTGCCGTAGTCCGTGGGTGGCGATAGATGCTCTAAGACCCTCCCAATCATAGTTCAGCTCCTTAGAAGTGATCTCATCAACATCACTCTTGTATGTATCAATTGGAAGTTTTCCATCAAAATACTTCGTTCGATTGAAGTCGGTGCAAGGACCTTTTTGTTCTGCAATTTTACAGGAAGACTTAAGGAGGTAGTATTGGAATGCTTCGGTAAGTTCATGAACTCGATCCCAAGCTTCTTGAGAATCGTACTTAAGACCGTTCTTTGCAAGGAAGTGTGCAAGTCCAATGAATCCAATACCAAGAGACCTACGTGCCTTTGTTGCAATTTCTGCAGCAACTACAGGATAGTCTTGATAATCAATCAGTTCTTCTAGACCACGGACAGACAGATCACAAAGTTCTTCAAGTTCATCGAGATTCTTAAGTTTGCCAACGTTCACTGCGGAGAGAACACAAAGAGCAATCTCACCAGATGCATCATCAATATGTCCGATAGGATCTGTGGGAAGAGTGATCTCCTGACACAGGTTGGACATATTCACCTTATCGATGAATGAAGAGTGAGAATTGCAGTGATCGATGTTCATGATATACAAACGACCAGTCTCTGCACGTTCTTTCAGGATGTCCAGAATGAGTGCTTGAGCTTTGATAGTCTTCTTCGGGATACGTCCATCAGATTCATAACGTGTATAGAGATCATCAAACTCGTCAGTGCCAAAAGCATCATACAGACCTGGGACATCGTGAGGACTGAATAGGGTGATGTCTCCATCTTGGATGAATCTTTCGTAGAAGATCTTTGAGATTTGGATTGAGTAGTCCAGTTTTCTGACACGATTATCTTCCGTTCCTTTGTTATTCTTTAGAACGATGATGTCTTCGATTTCTTGGTGCCAGATGGGGAAGTGGACTGTCGCTGATCCACCACGAATCCCATTTTGTGTGCAACATCGTACAGTTGATTCAAATTTTTTAAGAAAAGGAACAACGCCAGTGTGTTGTACTTCTCCGTCTCGGATTTTAGCGTTGATGCCACGGATTCTGCCCGCGTTGATACCGATACCCGCCCTTTGTGCAACATATCTGCCGATAGCCATATCAGAACTAAAGATGCTATCGAGGGAGTCATCAACATCAACAAGAACACAGCTAGCAAATTGTCGAAGTGCAGTTCGCACTCCCGCCATGATAGGTGTGGGAATGTTGATTTTGTGTTTGGAGATGGCATTGTAGTATCTACGAACATAGTCCAGTCTAATATCTAGGGGATATTTCTGAAAAATAGTTGCAGAAATTAACATGTACATATATTGTGGCGTTTCGTAAAGTTCGCCGCAACTTCTGTCTTGCACAAGGTACTTATCACAGACTTGACGTAGACCTGCATAAGTGAATAGAAAATCGCGCCCATGATCAATCCAAGAATTAATCTTGTCCCATTCTTCTGCAGTGTACGCATTGGCTAATGTCCTATCGTAAATCTTCTTCTTAATACCACCATTGACATGATCAAGGATGTGGGGGAATCCTTGGTTCCACTCGGGACCAAAGACTTGTTTGTAAAGACCAAACAAAAGTAGACGCGCTGCAACAAACTGATAGTTTGGGGATTCCAAATCAATCAGATCGGAGGCAGAACGTACAAGGATTTCTTGAATTTCACCTGTAGTGATTCCATCGTAGAACTGAATACCTGATTGAATCTCCACTTGAGATGCAGAAACACCTGCGAGATTCTCACAAGCGCTCTCCACCATCTTATGAATTTTATCAAGATCAAGACTCTCGGTTACACCGTTTCTCTTTACAACTTTCGTTCCGTTACTCATGTTTTCTTCCAACTAATAAGTTTTGTTTTTGCGTGTAAACCACTATAGACATTAGATTGTACCATGTCCTGAACATTAAGTCCAGTCAAGAACATGTCATTGATGTCCTTCTGATCAACTTTATCTGGCCAAATGACTACCTTGTGTCCTCTTTCAATTGTTGACGCAATCTTAGCAACGATCTCTCGGTTTCTTGGTTCGTTGTCGAAAACGTAGACCCGATCTCGATTAGATATAATGCGGTCGTCAACATCGCTACCACACATAGCAATAGCGTTGGTAAGGAAATAACTGTCGAATGGTCCTTCTGTGATGTAGATTGTTTGTTTTTCATCAATTCTATCAAGTCCAAAAAGTTTCGGATGATCATCATCCAACATTACAGTGATATATCTAAGTTTCGATTTAGGACTAATGGACCTACCCTGAAACCCGAAGATACCATTCTTGTTTTTTAAAGGAATAATAATTCTTGGTTCGTCTCTTTCTAGAGAATCAAAAGTTTTCTTCTGCGTATTGGTCCATTCTTTGAACCTATCAGTGAAGTAAAGTTCACTGAGGTATTGTTGCGGAATCTTCCGATTTTCTAGAAATTCTCTTGCGGGATGTGATTTATTTAGTTCTGAGATTTTTTTAAGATCAAAGTCCCTTTTCTTAAAAACTGGTTTAGGAATACTCAGTTTTTTAGGGGTGGGAGTATTCGATCCTTTACCCGTGGCACCCTCCTTATACCTCTCAAAGACGTACTGATCATGCAGAGCAGGGTCGTGGTCCTTTAGGAAGTTTGTAAGGGATCTAGAGACGCCACAGTTGTGACACTTGAAATTATGATCGTTCTTATACTTGTAAATATACCCGCGAGTCTTGTTCTTATGTTTCTGGGAATCACCACAATAAGGGCATCGGAAGGTATAGAGACCTTCTTTCTTCCGACTGAACTTTTGAAGTTTTACAGAAATCAGACCGATGTATCGGCTGTCGATGAAACTCATCCGAGGCGTTCTACGTGCGTTCCTCCTATCATACTGGTGGACAGTTGTGGTGTCAATACTTTTAGGACAGGTGGTAGAACTTGTAGGACTGTCACAACAGTCGCTAGAACAGCACCAGCACCCACTACAAACTTGGCGTTAGAGTCTACCTTCTTTTGTACAGTAGAAATTCTTTCGTGCAAGACTTCATTGTCTTTAGTCTGTTTTTCTTTCATCTCCTCAATCATTCTGATGATGAGTTGATTAGATTTGTCTCCCTCGTCTAGACGTGTTTCATGACGTTCTAAGATAATAGCAATCTTATTGCTATTCTCAGAAATAGTTCCTACTGCACGTTCTAATTTGTCAAGCATCTCTTTAGAGAGATCTTCATAAATATCAAGTTTTGATTCTAAAACTGCTAATTTACCAAGACCGAATGCCATTTTTACTTAGTTAGAGATGTCCACCATTTACGCAAACCTTTCTGATAGATATACTTTTTCTTTCTTTTTACTGGGGGATCGTCTCCCGCTTCCCTAGTTCCCGCAATATTTCCACCACCAACACTATTTACAGGAGCCTCCTCTTGGAGGTTCCTGACTATATCGATATACTTATCAAGAATACGATCGTTCATATTTTATCTAAGTCTTGTAAACAGTTATCATCTAAAGGAATATCATGTAATGCAGATTTTGGATATTCTGGTAATCTACCAAGATATACAACAAACGTCTTAACAACTGGCCACAACTCCCTATCAATTTTAAAGAACAAAAGTGGAGTTGCAGCCTCCCCGAATACATTATACAAAATAATAAAATGGTTGATGAGAAGGTGAGACTTCAAGATACCAGTTGTCTGATACCTCTTGAGTAATCTCTTTATCCACTTAAACCGTTTCAAGTCCTCATAGAAGTCATCTTGTGTGACAGCATGAGGGTTTTCATAATGTTTAATGGCAAACATTACATAATTGTCTTCGTTCAACTCATCAAATCGCATATTAAATCAAATCATTTATCAGCTATCTGCTAGGATAGAATCGTCTGCTGCATCACCAGCAATAGAACTCATCGCAACTAGGACTTCAGTCTTAGTTCTGGTGTTTCCGTGTGTATCGGTATAGGTGGTAATACCAACCCAACCCGCGTGAGAGTGTTCGTAAATTGTACCTGCGGCTGCACCAACCTCAGCAGCGTTTGAACCATAAACTTCGTTAACATTATGGTTGCTGTCCAGTGCAGTAGACTTAGGAGCTTCACTAATGTTGAAAGCCTGAGTAAGTCCAGAACCTGCGGTTAAACCAGCAGCACTGTGAAGGGTCAGTTGAGTATCGGAATCAACTGACTTAATGACGCCGCCACCCTTAGATCCGAGAGTAATCATCATTCCAGCCTCAACCAATCCAGAAGCGGAGAAGGTTGTACCAGAACCAGTGATTACACCACCAGCTGTAATTGTAGTGACATTACCTGTCGAGTAGACAGTATCTTTGTTACCCCATAGAGACATGTTGATTCCCTCTAGTTTCTCGTTATGTATAAGAATATTTATAACTCAACGGGCTTCGATTGCCTTTGCAACCTTTGCCAGTAGTTTGTCATCCATATCGGTCTTGGTTAACTTGACAGCTTTTTCAAGAATCAAAATACAAACTTTAATTAGCTGTTCTCCTAGTTCCTCGTTATCAGGAATTTTCGATACCGCATCAGTGATGATTTTTGTTGCGATAGGAAGTAGAAATGCAAGCATCTTATGTGCCTCATAGTCAGCGATCTATTTATCTTCTAAAGTCCCCATCTAACTGACGCAAATCTGGACTAATTCTAAACATAATGTTAACCATCTTTCTTGTATACGGATTTCCTGTTCTATCACCAGGAGAAACGGAGTGATATGACTTTGGTGTAAATGGAAGTGTTACAGATCTATTTGAAATATAATCAACTTTTTTATCTACAATTCCTGGAAAATAATTACCCCACTCATGACAATGATGTAATTGAAGATTTGCATCATTACATCTGTCTTCGGGATGTCGGAAATAAATCATTGACTGAAACACCTTATCATCCCTATCAACATGAACATGAAGACCATGTTGATTCATACATTCAAGGTCATGGGTAAATAGAAGTTCATACATTATATCTGGAGTTTCCGATTCTGCAGTGTCCTTCTTGCTGTGCATATATCCTATAGTATAATCTCTAGAATAAATTTTTTCTCTCAGTTCGGGTCTCCAAGTTTTCCAAATACCATCAAATTTTTCAAATATATCTTGGAAATAAAATTTACTCGTATGATATTTCACAAATTTTTGCCAGATAGGACTCAACACAACTCGTTCATCAAAAGCAGAAGCGAATACTGAATCATACTTTCCATCAACATCTTTACCAGATGCATGTATCTGCATCACTTTTTCAAAAGAAGGAAAGTCTTTTTCTAGTTCAACATAATTATCCCAATTCACATAATCATCAAACAAGTAAGTTCCCCATGGATCGAATATTCCCTCTCTTTTTATACCAAGATCTTCACCGACCTGTTCATCTTTAGGTAGGATGCTTGCTTTTTGTTGAACTCTTTGACTACAAATTTTTGGATTTATTTCTTGCAACGAATCATCCACAATAAAACTTATCCTGACACTCTTTCCATCAAATTCTTTTATTCTCTGTCGATGCCAAGATGAAGGAACAAATGGAAATAAAATAGCAGTATTTTTTTCACACTCTATCTTTTGTAAGTTGACATCATTACCTTTCATATCCAACTCATGGATTTCAAAGTCAACAGCGTCGTCACCAAAAATAATTAGATCAAATATATTTTCGGGTTCTCTTATATTAGGTTCTTTGTCAAAGTAAGTTCTTGCATTATTAATACAATATTCGGCTTTGACTTTTACATCCTTACCAAATTCATAGTCACCATCAATTACCTTTTTGAATAATTTTGGTCTGACTTTTGAAAATAACTTAAACTCTTTTAGAACAGACTCAAAATATTTTTGACTACAAAAAGAAACAAACAACTCATCTCCTTCGGGAAGATCCATAGTTGCCTGTTTAGCAAATATTTTATGTTCCGAGTTTTCCTTAATGATTTCTCGGGTTGGAAATTTTATATCGTTAATATAATTTTTATAGACAAAGAGAGGATGAGGTTTTTTTAGAACCTCATCGTATTCATTCAGTTGTTTCATAAACGATCAGCAATTCCAACGACGACGTGCAGCCTTTCCTCTTTCACCAGTCCAACCTTTAGAACGAGCACAGAAACTCTTTCTACGTTTTGCAGCCTTTGAGTCTGGGTCTAACTTAGAAGGTGGAGTGGTAACAGCAGTCTTTAAATTACCACCAGTGCGGCGATTGTATTTAGCGACTCCCTTTGCGGTCATACCCGCACCTTTATCTGTAGGACGTTTGTCGCCAGACTTCTGGGACATACCACTCATGTCTTCTGAAACATTTGCTTCAGTAACAGGATTGAACTCAATTTGGTTCTTTCCTCTCATTACATCGATGACCTTTTTTTCTTTTTTGTCACCTCTCTTTTCTACTTCATGCAGAAACTCTTCTCTCCAATCATAGAAGACTTCTTCATTATATTTCTTGTCAAACTTTTTTTCTCTCTTCTTAGCCTTCTTAGCAAGTTTGTCTGCTTTGTTTTGTTTTTGTTTTGCTCTAATTGCAGAACCAACCGCAGCACCTGCGTTTGCAGCTCTGACAGCAACAGTACCCAAGTTAGACGCCATTGCACTAGCGGTATCACTTAGACCTGTTCCCGAACCAGTAGAAGAGGCGGTTTTGAGACTTCCACTTGACATGCCACTTGCGTAGGCTTTGGATTTTTCTTTCTGTTTATCTGCAGCAGACTGAGCTTTTTCTGCTTTATCTGCAGCCTTCTTTACTTTTTTCTGATCTTTAAACTGTTCTCTGGCCTTTTTTTCTTTTTCTCTTGATTCTTCTTTTTTACGTTCTCTGTTAGCCCTAGCATCATCTAATCTAGCTTTTTGTCTTTCGGACTTTATTTTTTCACCTTTGATTTTCCCTTTTGTTTCAATTTTAGCCTTCTTCACCAAAGCATCAGAACGGTACTTGGTCGCTTGGAATCCAACCGACTGTTTTTTCTTCTGTTCTATTTCATCATCAGAAAGAGGTCTAGCTCTAGATTTCCTCTGAGAACCTGAAGTAGGTTTCTCAGAGGGTTTTACTTTTTTGCGTTTAACTCCGCTCTCTGCTGTGCAGATGAAGCTTGACGATTAAGTCTTTTATCTGCGGCAGTTTCTCTTCTTGCTTTTGCTGTCATTCTTTGTACAGCACTTTCAACTAGAGACTCAACCAAAGGTGAGGAAACTTCTGGTTCTTCCTTCTTGACTTTTTCAGGAAGACCATCATGTTTGGTTCCTGCAAAATCCTTGAGATCCTTTTCCTTCATCTCTCTAGCCATTTTCGCAACTTGTGGAGTTACGGAAGACATTGGAGTGTCACCTCTCTTAACGGAGAGTGCAAGACCCATCAGTCTTTGTTGTGCCTTAGATTCGGCTTCTTCAACTACTGGAGTTTCAACTTTCACTTCTTCCTTCATTTTTTCTTCACGCTTCTTTCTAGCCTTCTCTTTAAGACGTGCAGCAGCTGCAGATCTTTCCTCATCAGGGATGGTGAACATCTTACGTCCAGTCTTCAGTTTTTCTGCAGGTTGTCCAGGAGTTGCGGACTCTTTTGCATACTCAGGATGATCATCTACTTTGTGTCCACGCTTTTTCTCAAGGCGTTTCTTTCTTTCTTCGGTTCCCTTTTCTGCATCTTCGTCACGAATACCTTCTACTAGTCCACCTTCTGGTTCATAAGATAAACCAAGATACCGTTTTGACGCAGCACTAGGACCTTTGTTGAAGTAATTAACTTTTGGCATTGAAGCAGAACCACGTCCCAAAGTTTTGTTTACCATATCAACCTTTTTCTGGCTGTTGCGATTAGTTGCATCAACCGCATCTTTTGCCATCCTAATAGGATTTGGAATTGGTGTTGGACCAAGATATCCATCACCTGGTTTCTCCTGAAGGTTATCACCTTCTGGTTCATGGGAATTCATCATTGGGCGAGTTGTTGCACCACCGCCTGGAGTTCCAGGTCTTGCACCAGGAGCGGGGCGCGTTGTTCCACGACCAGATCCGACTGGTTTCAGTACATTACCTATTGCTCTACCAACTGGATTTTTCTTCATGAACTTGGAACCTCTATCGAGAGCACCAGTCACTGCACCCTTGATGTCAAGTTCTTGGAGTTCCAGTTCTTCTTTCTTAAGTGCTTCAGCGCGCTTACGAGCTTTATTTCCCTTACCTCTTGCATCATCAGCGCCATACTTACTATAACCACCTTTCAGATAACGATCATGTGCATCAGCAGACTTCTTAGCAACAGACTTGGAGTATCTTGAACCACCAAACTCTTTTTGGTCTCTTTCTTTCTTAGCACGAGTCTTCTTAAGAATTTGCATCTTAGCAGAAGTATCAGACTTATCTGGTCCAACATTATATTTCTTACGAAGTTGTTCACCTCTGCTTTCAGGTTTTTTCTCTTCTTTTTTCTTCCCCTTACCCAAAAGGTTCTTTACTGCATCACGTAGACCTTCATCTAAACACTCATACTCTGCAGTTACATCTTCCCATGTAAGTTGAGAACAATCATATCCTTCGTTGATAAGGAAGTCAACATACTGTTCTACTTCTTCCTTTTTAGTACTTTTATTAGCAGTGTGCTTAGGATTTTTCTTAGGATCTTTCTTATCTAAGACTGCACCATAATCATACTTACCCTTTTTAGCAACTGATTTCTTCATGTGACCTTCCATTCCAGAAGACCTATCAACTTCTTTCTGTCTTCCTAGGTCAGCATCTTGTCTGCGTTGTGCAGTGGCAAGTCTATACAGTCCCTTCTCTTTACGAGTAGTGCTTCTGTTACCACCATCCTTATATTCTTTGGTGCGGCGTCTCTGAGCACCTTCATCTCTTGCTCTAGAGTATGCTTTATCTGCCAGTTTGGTTTCTTCTAACCCTTCTACTTCTTCTTTACGAGTATCTTGACCGTCGGCCTTTTTACCCTTAGCGCGTTGGATAGCGTTATGAACTACCCCCGCATGTTCTTTAGAACCAGTTTCGATGGTGCCGTCACCGTCGTAATCTCTCTTAGCTTTTTTCTCGGTAAGCTCTTTAGAAAAACTATTCCAACTTTTCATGTATCCGAATCTGAGACTGCCTATGTTTTATTTATAGGATTTGTTACTCAGATATCTATGGGAGCGTTAGGACCTCTTAGGCGAATATTTCTTGGTCCCCTCGTAGGGTATTGCATCTGTTGAGAATTATATGCTGGAGCTTTTTTATTAGTGTTCCTTGCGGCATTACCTTCTGATCCATCTCCACCATATCTCAAATGATTGAAATCTGAAACCTTATTCTTTCTACCTAAACCGAAAAAACGTCTACCCCTAAGGTTTATGGGTTCTTCAGACATAGTGGGAGGAACTTTAGTTTTGTTATATCTCGCAATTTTTTGACCAGGAGTTAATTTCTGAACATACTTTCTATATTCATCTGTTCCAATTTCATGAGGTTTATCATTATGTTCGATCAAATCTCTCAACCAAGACTTGAACATTACATCACCTTCAGTAACCGCAATAACATAATTGGTTCCTCTTCTGAAAACCTTCCCCTTCAATCCAGTATTGATATTTTCTACAACAGTACCAATGGAATAAATGTCTTCTTTGATATAACGATTCCTTAAAGTCTCTTCGTCAAACTTTGGAGCAATTTCCCAAGTTTCACTAATACCCATACTCTTGCGAAGAGTATTGTAGAGTTCCATTTTCTTCTGATTATTCAGTGTGTTTGGAACACCCTTAGCAAAAGATTTGAAATCACCTTCACTCGCTGCAAGTCTAAGTTTTGATGCAGACATACCTTCTGCACCTTCTGCATCAGGATCTCTATCTCCTGCAGAAACTACTTCTAGATTATCATAGTTATAAAGTTCACCATTATACTTATGACTTAGACCTTGGAACTCGCCAAGACGGTCAGCACCAACCATGATCTTCATATTCTTATGACCTTCTTCATTTGCACCAATCATTACATTGAAGATGGTCTTAGAGTTTGCATCATCAATAATATTACCCGCATACTTGGGGAACATCTGACGCATATAATCAATCTTAGCAGTTGCGTCTAGAGGATTCTTTTTCTTATCCTGACTTCTCGAAGGATAGATTCTTAGTTCATATCCGTTTTTTTCTGCTTCTTGTGCAGCTTTATTGAGTAACTTTTCGTGTCCGATGGTCGGAGGATTGAACCTACCAAAAACAATAACGACACCATTAGACTCTGATTTTTCTTGCGATTCCTCTGCATCTCCAGGTTTTTCTGGAGATACTTTTTTCGGTTGAGTCTGGGTGGATACTGATTTCTTAGCATCTGGTTTAGATGTCGTAGGTTTCTCTACATTGCTGTTCTCTTCTTTTGACTTCTTACCTTGTCCAAAGAACTTTAACTTACCACTAACAGTTTTAGCGACAAGAGTTCCATCTTTGTCATACCAGTCTCCATGACCATCGCCTTCTAACCCAAGTCTCTTCGCTTGAGCAGACGCAGAAGTTTCTACGGCTTCTTTAAGAAATTGGGAAAATGATTTCATTATTAATTTAAGTCAGGGGATCGTGACCTGTAGTTATTTATCAGATCACAGAATGGAATCGATAGGCATGGACTTCCCCGATAGATAAGATTTGTTAAAAATACCCGTTCTCACTCCTGGTATATCTCCCTGAGGGGTTTTTGTTCTTCTATCACTAGCATTTCTTGAAACTAAAAGAGCTTGATATTGACCACTATTGAAGTCATTAATGTCCCCACCACGATAATCAAAGTGATCCCAACTGAGTGTAATTATTATATCACCATAAGGATTCATAACGGGTTTAAATTTAAAAGGTCCCTGTGCAATAACATCTACATTATCAATTCCAGACGGTCCACCAAAACCAGGACCAAACACCGACTGATTTATGAGTTTTGTGTCTGTTATTGGTCGATATAATCTTGACTCGTTTAATTTACCTTTTTCAAATGGATTTAAATTGTTTCCAGTGCCATCCAAAGAAGATTTATAAAGTGAATAAAGGTCATTCAAAAACTTCTGAACTTCAGGATTATTGTAAACTAATCCTGGCATTTCTTTAGTTCCTGCAGTCTCAGATATACCACCATATTGTTGGAATGCTTTTGCACCGCCAGCAGCTTTATGAGAAATATAAATCAGTCTAGTGCCCTTGGAATTTTTGAGAACAATATCGGCCTTTGCTTCTCTACCATTAACTCTTTCTGGAACTTTTTCTACAGTGGCAACATCAGTTATCAAACCAAATCCATCAACCTCAATATCAATACCACTGATTCGTTTTTTACCAACACCGGCTTTTTCTTTCAATTTATCAAGATCCGTTTGTGCCATGGAAATAGTTCTTTTTTCAACACTATCTGGCGCTTTGGTTGGTTTTTTAATTTTATTGATTAGAACATATCCCTTTTTGTTACCAATTTGAACGTTAGCAGCTGGTTGAGAAGTAATTTGACGGGTAACTCCAGTGTCTCTTGATGCACTAATATTAACCTTTGTTGAATTGGTTATAGACAATTTGGTTCCAGGAGGCAGTTGATCCCATACATGATCTACTTTATTGTTTGTCTGTTTTTTAAAAAATAATGTTTCTGTTTCAATAGTATATGTTACTGTTGCATAATTATTATTTACTACATACTTATCCCAATTGGGAGTTCCATTAGTAGAATTGCCAGATAAAGAAGGCATTAAAAAAGAGGCAAATGCCTCTATTTATTTTATTCTTCTGTTTCTAATTCACTTTCAATCTGTTCATCAAGGTCATTGATTACATTACGGATTTCCACGATTCGTGCTGGAACACATTTGGGATCGTAAGTATACCGCTTCTGTTCATCAAACAATGCTTGCCTGACTACGGCAGCACTTCTTAGATCCATATTAATAGTAATCATTTCCATCCTCCTTTTAGTACCCACTCATCATGGTATTGATTTTTCCAGTTTTTACTGATTCCGTAGGATGGTTGAATTACTTGTTCAATGTACCTACGATTTTCTCTGGCGATATTCAAACTTTGCGATTCAAGAGTTCTGACTCTTCCGTCAACTTGAGATGCCCACCATACTGCACCCGCTCCCTGAACTAATAAAAATGATACGATAGCAAACGGAACTTTAAAGTCTTTCATGAGTTTACCTCTTCAAATTCTCTTCCAATTTCTTTATCTAACTGTTGGGATAATTCTCTAATTTTCAGAATATGTTCATCGGAGAAGAAACCTGGATGATTTTTTGTATACATGAAAAGAGCATGTCGTAAAACAACTGCATCATGCATACTCATCTCAAGATTTATCACAGGTCACCCTCAGCGCGATTTTCGGAATAGTAAACATCAAAGGAACCACCAGGATAACGTTTCTCAAGTTTGGTTACATTACGTGCAACTACTTCATCGAGAGACACTTCAAGTGCCATACACGCCTGAGTAACATACCACATCAGATCACCAAGTTCAATGATCATGTGTTCTTTGTTGTCTGCATTGAAAGGTTTGCCCTGAAAAATCATCTTCTTGACAATCTCAAGGAACTCTCCACCCTCAGCATTGATACCAACACCAGCAGTAAGGAGACGTTCAATGTTTGCACCCTTCTCATCCAGTTCAACTAGACGATCGGATAGAGCAAGAAAATCAGTAGAAGCATCAGAAGTAACTGCGTTTACAAATTCGGAGTACTTTTGAAAATCAACAGATTTGGTCATAGTTTGATTCATTTTTGTTTAGTATAGTCGTGATTGGTCAAATAGTCAAGTTTTTGATTCAAAGATCACATGCACTTCATTTTCGTTAAGATGCATATAATCTGAGACAGTGAAATTAGAAAGTAGTTCTGTTACTGTTTTTAGTGTGGAGTTGCCAGCATATCTATTTGATCTGATGTTCACTTCACAATAGATTAATCCAACGTTATTAATTTTGTTACCAAAACTACGGAGAACATTTGTCTCTGCTCCTTGAACATCTATCCAAACTAGATCAATAGGATCGTCATTCAAATATTCATTCATTGATATGGAAGGAACCCAAGTTATTTTATGTTCTTGATATGGGATAAGCATTGAAGATTGTCCCTGTTCACAAATATAAAATCTATTATCTCCTGGGTTGTCGGTAACCATTTTTTCCACCAGTGTAATGCGATCTGACTTCGCACTATTCTCTCTACAAATCGGTAGAGTATTTGGATTACACTCAAATGATGTAATATGTGCATTCGGAAAAAGTCTTGTAAAAGTTAAAGACTCTTTGCAATCATATGCACCAAGTTCAATAATGTTTTTAAAGTCAAGAGGATTTACTTTTTCAAGATATCTTTCTAAGAAAAAGGTTTTATGCCAATCAATAGATTGACGTTCATCATTAATGATGACATCCTTTTTTAATTTCATCAGAATTTGAATCCTTCAAATGATTTCCTAGGACCAGAACTCTTTTCTTGAGGAGTGTACTCTTCATCCTGACCACTGTCCAGAATATCAGCCTGTGCAGATTGCTCACAATCATACAGACGCATCTTAGCACGATCAATACCAACTACGAATCGTTTATTCATCGTAGGATCATTGTATCGATTCTTCAACTGTTTAACCATTATCTGCCCAAGTGATTCAAGTTCCTCAGTGCTAATAAGGGCAAACATAAGATCAGCAGTAGCAGGGAGACCAAAGGATTCACTAGTATCAGTAAGCTCAACATCAGAGCTGCCATAACCAGAGCGAGTGGTCTGCGTGGCAGATACGATAGGGACGTTTGTTTCAACAGCCAACCCTCGAAGCTCTTCTGCAATAGCCTTAATATACGAATATGAATTGACAGAAAGATTACCGCGATATCGTGAGGAAGCACATATATTAAGGTAATCAATGAAAATAATATCAGGTCTAAATGACTTCTTAAGTGCAAGCTCGTTAAGAAGTGACTTAAAGTGTCCACTATGTGCAGTAGCTGTGGGGTACTCTTTAATTATAAGAGTACCTTGAGTTTTTTTACTCAAGTTGGTTACTTTGTTTTCAAACATTGACTTAGGCATGTTTTGAATCTCTTGGATATTGACATTCAAAAGATTAGCGTCAATGCGTTCTGCGATCTTTTCTTCTGCCATCTCACAAGTAATGTAGAGAACATTCTTACCTTGTAAGAGACAAGATGCAGCCATGTGACACATGAACAAAGACTTACCAACACCAGTGCCAGCAAGTGCAATGTTCAATGTCTTGTTAGGAAGACCACCTTTCGTAATCTTATTAAAGAACTCCAGATCGAAAGGAATCTTCTCTTCAGTCTGATGATAGAAATCATATCGTTCTTGATAATCCTGAAGATAATCATGACCTACGTTAGTATCAAAACTAACTGCAAGTGCATCCGATAGAATTGAAGGAATTGCATCCTTAGTTTTCTTTTCGTCATTACCATCAACGATGGAGATAGACTCCATCAGAGCAAGATAGATTGCTTTATCCCTACACCACTTTTCAGTAATATCACTCAACCAAGTGAAGTCCAGAACAGTCTTCTCCAGATTATTCACATAGTTAGTGACATCTTTGTAGGAGTTTTCATTGAGATCCGAACGACCATCAACTTCAACACGGAGTACTTCTTGCGTGGGAAGTTTATTGTACTTAAAGATAAATTTACAGATCTCCTCAAATACTACTTTTTCAGTATAATCTGTAAAATATTCAGACCTGATAAAAGGTAATACCTTTCTAGAGTACTCCTCATTATGAGCGAGACTCCTCAGGATTGTAGTTTCGATACGTTCGTCCATCAATAGTAGTGACAATAGGTTGACATAATATACTTAACTCCTTTCTTGACTTTCAATCCTGCATGGGGATATTGCCAAGTTGGGGGAAAGACAATCACCGAGCCAGTTTTCGGTATAATTTTTCTACTGTGATGCGGGAACTCAGTTTCCCCACCACTAAAATCTTCATTTAAATAGAAGAGAAATGCAAGATATCTTCTTGCAGAAGCATGGTCCTGCACATCGACGTGTGGATCGAACCTGTCTTTAGTTCTGGAATGATATTTCTTTACGCGAAACTCCTCCAAGAAAAGCCTCGGAGGATACCATCTAGTGTACTCTGATAGTTCTCTCTTGTAAAGAGACAAGATGGTTTGAGTAACCCGTGACAACTGTGCAATTAGTTGTGGATTACTCTTGTTGATATTCAGTTGAGTAAAGTTTGGAGTTCCTCCATTCTTTACTATTTCTTTCGCATGACTCTGTTCAAAAAACTGAATCAGAATGTCACACTCTTTTTCACCCAAGGCGTCTTCATACAGTTTGATAAAATCACCCGTAACGAAACTCTTGTTTTGCAATTTCATCAAGTTTCTCCATGACTTCGGGAGTAAAGTATTGTTCAGGATCCTTGAGGATCGCCTTTGCATAAACTTTTTTGCCGCCTATTTCATAACGACCTGCCACATTTTTCCAGAGACCACCGAGTTCTCCCAACTCAAGAAGACCATAATATCGATCAAGACCACGCTCATCGTAATACAGGCGCACCGTAACATCTTTGTTCTCCTTACTCAGACGAGACTTAGCAGTCTTAGCTTTGATAAGGTTTCCGACGATTTCCGTTCCATCCTTTTCTTTCTTTTTGCTGAGATGGATGATTGTAGAAGCAGCATACTTGAGTCCGCTGCCTCCTCCCATTTCCTTTGTAGGGACATAAGCGCCGATGACATCATAAGTGTGGTTGGTAACGATCATAGGAATGTTGGCTTGACCCAGTTTGAGGGTGATCATGCGAAATGCACCTTTGACCAGTTGTGATTTGGTCATGTCGCGGACTTGTTTGTCGTTGAGGGCGTCAGTGATCTCCTTCTCCGTGGAAAGCATACCTAGAGAGTCTAACACAAACATGCAAGGGGCACGCTCTTCTTCAGGTTTTTTTAAGTATAGATCCACCGCTTTCAGGGCTTTGCCACGGAAGTCTTCAATGGTCACAACGTTGACAACCACAAGTCGATTCAGGTCAATACCGCGATCTGCGAGAAGAGACTTGTTAACAGCGGCTTCAGTGTCAAAATATAGGCAATACCCGTCAGGATTAGAATCCAAGAAGTTCTTGACAACGGCGAGACTGAAAAAAGTTTTTCCAGTACTAGACTCGCCAGCAATGGCAGTAATCTTATTCCCAGATACACCACCAAATATAGACCCTGAAACAAGTCCGTTAAAAATGTACGAACCCGTGTCCACATAAGTTTCATGGTCGTCAATGTCTGAGGCGAGTTGTGTGTATTCACCGCCAATCTCCTTTACAATATCTTTTAGAAAGTCCATAGTTTAAGAAAAAAATGTAGAAATACTCAGTCTATATTTTGGACCTGCGACTGACTGCGGTCGGATTGCATGTGGAATTTGTCCATCGAATAGAATTATTCTACCAGGAACAAACGGTGATGTAAATGCTACATCTTTAATATCATCACTGTAGAATAAAGTTTCACCATACCATCCGTCTTTCCACTCAAGATTTACATAGTACAAAATAACTTTATCCGCTTGCGACGAATGTGTATGAATCAAGTGAACATCAGTTGGTCGAACTACGTTTAGTACTGACCTAGAAAATTGAGACTTAGTGAACCATGGGGTATCATCAATAACAGCTTGAAAGTATTTCCATAATCCACAAGATTCTAAATCATCTAAAGTCCAATCACTATAAAGATTCTGATAATTAAGTTCATTAACGTGTTGATCTCTCCAACCCAATCTTAGTTGTGATTGCAAAGCACGATGTAAAATTTCACCTCTCTCATGACGAGTGACTGCATCATCATAAACTTTTAAATTCATCAGATGCCCAATAATTTACGTTGGCGTTCAAAATATCCTCGGAGAATCCAAGAACTACTATTCATTTTATCATCTCCACCGACTCCAAATTCAAACTGGACTCGGGGATTGTCTCCATACATATCTAGTTCTGGTGTATTTCCAGATCCACGATCACCACCGTTGCAAAATACAACAGTCTCTGCAATCTCTAGACACTTAGCAATTGCGCCACATGCAGATCCAACCTCATCGTCTGGAACAGTAACCACTGCATCGACCATATTGAGATGACGTACAATCTCCGCACGTTCAACCCAAGATAAAAAGTATTGACCTTTTTTAGCAGTTAACCATTCATTAGTATTCAATCCTACTACAAGGTAGTCAGAAAAATCTTTTGCTCTCTTAAAATAAGATATATGTCCACTATGAATAGGGTCAAACCCTCCTGTAACCAGGCTCACTTTTTCAAAAAACATTAGATAACAAAACCAAACTTCTCTCTAGCAATTTTTTTATATGGACCGCCAGGATTCTCCTCGCGGATTTGCTTGATAGTATTTAGTTTTTGATAAAGAGCTGCATCTCCACCCAGACGCAGGGCACTAACAATAGTATTCAATTCTTTATCGTTGATGGGAAGATCCATATTTTTTATGTTAATGGGGTAATTATACAGGAGTTCGTTCGCTTTTGCAAACAGATTATTTAGTCTCGATACGAATATTGAATGAGATTGTCATTCTGGGTTCAAGACATTTATGAGTAGACACATAATGTTGTAGAGTACAAGGAAAGATTATCAATTGATTGTTCTTAGGTTGATAAACCCACTGTTCATAGTAAAAAGATTGTTCTTCAGTTCTTCTATAAAGTTGTTTATCTATGAAGTAAAGATTGTGACTGGATGGATTCATAAAAATCAAATCCGTTTCTTCGCATCCATCCAAGAAAATGACACCAGCAAATTCATTTCTTTTTTCGGTAGAACCTAAGTGTGTATGTAGTTCTTGACTAGTATTTTGTTCATAAAAATTCCACCAAAAGGCATGAATTTCATATGAATGTTCTGTTAATCCCAGTTCTATGGTAAATTTTTTATACTCTTCTCCAATTTCATCAAGTGGGTAATTAACATTATTTTTTTGATGAATGGAAGTCTTACAAGAACAATTAACCCCAGGATTTTGATAATCATTTAGAACATCTAAATGTATGTCCCCAACTAATTTTTGGTAAGTTCTATCTGATAGAAAATTATCACATACCCAGAAAGGAACTCCAAATAAATTTTTCATTCTCCAAGTTCGATGTTGAAACTAACAGTGATTCTAGGTGTATCAAATCTATGTGCTGGAACATAGTGTGACAGATATGCTGGAAAAAATATGATTTGATTATCTCTTGGTTCATGAACATACTTATTCATGACGTAAGAATGTTCTGGAATATTTTTATGAATTTTAGCGACAGGATGATGTGCATCATAACTATGATAGTTTAACCAATTTTGAGATGGATTGGAAAAAACTATTTTTGTATTATCGGTTCCTTTCAGAAAATACACTGCACTAAACATAGCATTTGGCGCATACAGGTGTGTATGTGGTTCTTGATTTTGACCTTTAGTGTAAAAATTATACCAAGGATTTATCAACTCATAGAGGTGTTCAGATAGATGTAGTTGCGAAGAAAATTCTTCATATGCTTGTTTGAAAGAATCCATTGGATAAACTACCGCATCATCTCTTTGAGCAGAAGTGTTTACTAAACAATCCCAATTTGGATTTACATATCCTATATTTTTTGAAATATCTTCCAGTATTTGATCATAGAGATTTTTAGTTACATCTTCAGACAAAAAATTGTCTAAACCAAAAAATGGAGTTGGGAATAAAAAATTCATGCGAAGAATGATTCCAAACTTACTTTCTTTTCTACAGACCAACCAATCGCATTGAGAATAATCTTCATCGGTTCTACAAAAGATTTGTTGAACTGTGCATCGTAATCAATATACTTTTCAAGATCTAGTTCTTTCGGAAACTCTTGAATGAAGGAGAAAACATTCTCTTGAATAGTATTAGGTGTTTTCAAATAACAGAACTTGATCTTTTCACCACTCTGAATTGCTGCATACTTCTTATCAAGTCCAGCTTTCTTAGTATAGTGATTGTAGAGGATTGCACCACGAACATGAATAGGACAACCTTTATTATACATGTCAGTGCGAGATTCCCATTTCTTAATTTCAGATACACTACGGGGAAATGCGATTTCATCAGGACGAAGATTCCTGAACTCTTTGCGAGCACTCTCGATGAAGTCAATGACATCATCCTCTTCTTTTGTCATGATGATCTCAAGTGCATCTTTAATGTATTGACGACAAGGTGCAGGGGTTGAGGTTTTGATTGCCTCAATACCCATCATCTTCAGTTTGGGTTTCTCATAACGAACACCTTCACTGTCCCACACACGAAGGATATAACGTTTCTTACCAGTCCAAATACCACGTTCCGCGATGTTCTCGCGTTTCATCACCATTTTGTTTTCGTAGGCGTTGAGGTAGTTGGCCAATTCTTCGTAAGAACTCTCAATATACTTTTCAAGTTCCATGTGACTGACCTTATCAAGGAAATTAACAATCTCTTCAGTAGAAGCCTCTCTACCCTTGAATACAGCGTCAACAAAAGGACCCATATTAAGATAAATGGAATCGGTATCAATAGCAATGACATAATCTACTCCATCAGATTTCAAAACTTTGTTCAGGTAACTATTCATCTTCTCTTCGATCCACTGAATCGATACCTGTCCCGATAAAGTGATCGCCTCTGCATTTGCAAGTTTGTAGTATCGGAAATACTCATTACCAATCGCACCATAAGCAGAGTTCAGTGCAATCTTTTTAGCCATCTGAATATTGTCACAACGTGAAATCTCTTTCTCCAATGCTTTGGTAGGAGTCTTCTCATAGGCTTTCTTCGCCTCGATCATCTTCTTCTTGAAGATAACACGTTCACTATACATCTTCTCCATAAGTTCTGGTAGGAACCCACGGACATCCTTGCGATACATTGCACCATTAGCACAAACCGCACTGTCTTTATACATCTCAAAGGTAAGTTCTTTCTTCAGAACTTTATCGACAGTCACACTGGGGTGACGTTGTTCAATCAAAGTCTCTGGTGAGATATTGTACTGCATAATCAGGTGAGGGTACAGTGAGTTAAGGTCAAAGTTGACTACCCACTCGTATGCACCTGGGATGGGTTCTTTTACGAACGCACCCGCATACTTTTCACTCTTACTATTGCGTTCCTTCTGAGGAATCACAATATTCTTCTTAAGAAGATAGTTGTAGATGATAGCGTCCCAGGTTCGTACCTGGTATGCAATGTCATTGAAGTTCACCTTAGCGTCAAACGCACGGGTGAAACACAAGTCAATCAGACGCAGTTTGTCCTCAAGACGGTCAACCAGTTCCACGTCAACGATGTTGTATTCAACGAACTTCTGCCAATCATTTGTGTAGAACTCTCGGAAGGTATCATATTCGGAGTGATCCAGTTTATTCTGACCCAACTCCATGAAGGCGATATGATCCAATCGATAACTCTCTTGGTTTGGAGTTGCAGGAGACTTCTTATAGAGGTCTAGGTAATCCAGAATAGACACACCCGCGATCTCTGTGCTGAGTTGTTTCCGACCCATGATCGTGACCTCTTTGACACGCACCACATTCCACGGAGAGAGACGTTTGGCGTACTTCTCTCCCATCAGACGGGTGATCCTACCAACCAGGTAAGGCATGTCATACAGTTCGTTATTCCACCCTGTAACGACCTCTGGCGTGTTATTCTGCCACCAGTCCATGAACTTGGTAATGAGTTCATACTCACCATCACAGTACACAAATCTGACATTCTTCTGATCAACCTTTGCAGGACGAGATCCAAAGGTAGTAATCTGTTTGGTATTATAATCTTGAACTGTAATCAGTAGAAGTTCTTCAGCGCAATTGAATACATCGGGGAATCCACTCTCCGCTGCAACCTCAATATCGATTGTAATAACTTTGATCTTTGAGATATCAAATTTGATTTCTTCCTCAGGATAATTCTGAGCAATGTATTGATACACAAATCGGTCATTCCCATAGACCTTAAATCCATTCACATCATTATACTTGTCCAAGAATTCACGACACTCTCGGATAGTACCAGGGCGAATGGGTTCTACATCTTGACCATCAAGGGTTTTATATTTACTCTCTCGTTTTGACGGAACAAAGAACCTGGGTTGGAAGGGTTCGCGTTTCGTGAAGTGTTTGCCGTTTTCATATCCACGGACAAGGATATCATTACCAAGGAGAACAACGCTCGTGTAGAACTTCATTTAGTGAGGGTCAAATAATCATTAAGTAGGTCATCTTTGGGGTCAACCAAAGTCAAGATCTTATCCGATGAAATCATAATGTCATCGGTCTGGTCAGTCAAGTTTTCTAACCAAGGCCGAAGACCTTCCACAACATGTGGTTGGATCAAACGGCAATCTGGTTCACCAAGTTCTGAAATAACTTGACCAATTTTTGAAATTAGAATTGTTCCATCAACCAGAACAATTATCTGAATTAAATCATCCATTTAGTACCTCAAAATTATCTACAAGTGTTTCTCCCTCTAAAGATTCAGGTTCATCACCCATCCTTTCCTGATAGGAATTGAGAATGTCTTCTTTAGGAGTAGTAAAAGACACAATCCAATCTGGATTTACTTTAATTTCCTCATCATCTGTCAGAGGCATCCAGGACCAAAACCTTACCGCATATTCTTTTTCTACTTCACCTTCCTCTGCATCAAAATCAACAGATGGAGTTACCAATTCCACACAGAAAGGATCTTTGAAAGCAATAGAAACTACTCTATCATTTTGATCTACCTTCGCTTGAACATCAGCAATCACCGTTTCTCCTGACTTCAGAAGAGCTAATTTAATTGACATAACTACAGTTTACCTCCCACTAGGATACCACAAAAAAAGGAAGGCGTCAAACCTTCCTTGATAATTTATACAGTTGGTGGAGTGAATGTTCTGACCAGTTGCGGTCGGACTAACGCAATCTTATCCCTGTTAACCAAGGCATCAATGGAGGTTTTGTAAGTATCCGTCATAATCCTGGGGAACAATCCAATTCCAATGATGGGAACCAAAAGACAACTAATGATGTAGATCTCTCTGGGTTCTGCATCGACAAGGTTTGTATGATTGACAAGTTCCAAGTTCTCTTTACCAAAGAAGATCTCCCGCAACATGGAAAGAAGATAAATCGGAGTCAAGATCACACCGATTGCAGCAAGGACACAAATGAATGCACGGAAAGTAATAGAATACATCGTGTCAGTTGCAAATCCAGCAAAGACCATAAGTTCACTCGCAAATCCACTCATACCTGGCAGTGCCAAGGATGCCATAGAGCACACAACCCACATCGCAAACATAATCTTCATACTCTTACCAACTCCACCCATCTCAGCGAGTTCGAGAGTATGAGTTCGGTCATATGTTGCACCCACTAGGAAGAATAGAGATGCACCAATCAGACCATGACTAACCATTTGGAGCATCGCACCACTGGTTCCGAGAACACTATAACTTCCGATACCAATGAGTACAAATCCCATGTGACTGATCGAACTATATGCGATCTTGCGTTTGAGATTTCTCTGTGCAAATGATGTCAATGCCGCATAGATGATATTAACAACTCCAAGAACAATAAGGACTGGAGCAAATACGGAATGTGCATCAGGCAAGAGTTGACAGTTGAATCGCAGAAGTGCATATCCACCCATCTTCAAAAGAATACCTGCAAGCAACATATGAACTGGTGCAGTTGCTTCACCGTGTGCATCAGGCAACCAAGTGTGCAAGGGCACGATTGGGAGTTTGACACCAAAGGCAATCAAGAATCCTGCATAACACCAAAGTTGGAAATTTTTTGGGAATCCCTGATTCATCAAATAAGTGTATTCAAAGTTCGGAGAACCGTTTGATGCCCAGAATCCCATTGCAAGTCCTGCAATAAGAATGAATAGAGAACTACCTGCAGTGTAAATGATGAATTTAGTTGCAGCGTACTGGCGTCTTTTACCACCCCAGATCGCAAGCATTAGATAAACAGGTAATAGTTCCAGTTCCCAGGATAGGAAAAATAGAATGAGATCCTGTACTGCAAAAACCATAATCTGCCCACCATCCATAAGTAATAGCAGGAAGAAAAATAATTTTGGTTTGAATCTAAGAGGCCATGCAGCGAGTGCTGCAAGACTGGTGATAAAACTTGTCAGAAGAATGAGAGGCATCGATAGACCGTCTGCACCCACAGACCAGGTTAGACCCAGTTCAGGCAACCAACTAATCCTCTCGGACATTTGTAGATCGCTTACTGAGGGATCATACCCATTGATATACCCAGCAACAGTAATTAAAAACGTGATTAATGTGATTGATAATCCATACCACCGAACAACTTTTCCATCTCCCTTATCTGGTAGAAGAGGAATGCCAAGTGCGGCAGTAATTGGAAACAATATTGATAAACTCAACCAAGGCATGTTTTAGGCAAAAAAGTCACCTATATTATAACATAAAAAAAGAGACCCGAAGGTCTCTGTATATCAACGGCGAAATCCACCCCTAGGCATTGGAGTACCAAAATCAGGAAGTTCAGGCATTCGTGAACATGGACGTTTGAATGTACAGCGTTTCTTTGGACGATTGATAAATCCAGGTTTACCACCAGGACTTCCAGAATTCCAACCTTTTGCTTCTGCAACAGTACCTCCCGTGATGGATGCAAGAGTAGCAACCATTAGGGGAAGAACGAATAGTTTAGTCATTTCATTTAATGTAGAGGATATAGTTACCCATCCATAAATGGGTAAGTACGTCCTAACAAATTATATAGACATAAAAAAAGAGGGGTTGCAACTGGATTTTGCCAGTTGCGCCCCTGCGGCGACGATATTCGTTAATATTTATGAGAAAATCATAACCAATCTTTTCTCTTATAGTGATCAGGTATAACCTTACCTAGTTTGATACTCAGTAACCCATCTTCAAAGCTGACTGATGCAATCTCCTGATCGTCTGAGATTGTCCATGCTCTCTTAAAAGATCTTTGAGCAACTCCACGGTGGATGTACTGATGGTCACTCTTCTTGTCGTCTTTTGTCCCTTCAACAAAAAGTTTACCATATTCTGTGTAAACATTGACTTCATCTTGTTTAAATCCTGCGAGCGCTAATTCTAACACCGTCTCGACATTATTTAACTGTATCACATTGTACGGCGGATAATTTTGCGTACTTTCGTGAACTTTAAAGAGTCGGTCAAAGTATTCATCCATTCCGATGCTGTTTTTATTCAATCGTTCTAAGAGCGCAGGAAGGTCTGACGCATTGAAACGCATTAGGTCTGTCATGTGGTTCTCCTTGATTAAGCGAGTAACGTTGTGTGGACCCCGAAGGCATCCATTACTATTTAACCAGAGAACGAAAAAAAGAGGTATGGTAACAACCGTACCTCTTTATAGGGTGTTCCGACTTTTGAAGCGACCGCACGAAAGATCGCAATATTATTTATGCTCGTTGTAATAGAAGTTGTAATCAGTCATTCCCATAAAAAGTTTATTTCTCATATACCTAATAAACTCTTGTTCATCAGCAGGTCTCCTAGGAGCTCCTGGCCAGATTTCAAGATAATGATTTAAGGAATCATGAAGACTACGAACTGCATTAATATCAAGATCTAATGACATCATCCACCCGTCTTCTTCGGGTTCTGGGAAATACAGTTCGTCTTCGTCGTTCATGATACTGGTTTCTTTTTCTTACCAATATTATATTTGGATTCTAGAATCCAATCATTTTTATCTTTATAAGATAACACCTTAATTTGATTTAGTGGTGCAACATCCAATACAGAATCTGGACTTAAAATAGTGATCAGTCCCCAATCAGATAGAAGATTAATGATGCGATTCCTACGCTGCACATCATTAACAGTAAGATTAGCATGTTTACCATCCAATGCAAAGAGTTCTTTAAAGTGAACAATGTAATACTTACCCTGTTTATGCAGGATATGGCATGATTGGTAAATCTTTTTTTCTTTACGGGAGGCGACTCCGATACGAGTCAAGGTCTCTCTTACTTTTAGAAAATCGTCTGGTTCGTTTAGAACCACTTCGATCATTTGATCTTGCGACCATGAAACCTCAGGTTCAACAAAGGCACTCATCTTTTACCTCCAACATCAAGCTTATCTTTAATAAATGAGATTTGTTCTTTGGTAAGAATCTTCAGAGCTTGTTGAGCCTTTTCATTACTATAACCATAGTATGATTTTACTGCATCAAGGTCATTAATCTTATCCTTTTTTAGCCACGGAGAAAATCTTTTCCGTTTCCTAACGGTATTTATAAAGAAATCATATTGGAGACGAGATGGTAGTTGGTGATTGACATTCATCTCGTTTGCAAACATAACAGTGTCGATAAATCCAGACAGACACTTATTGATAATAAAGGGAGGATATTTCTTTTCCCAGGTGGGATCCTCCTCACTCATAAGATATTCTTTTGTGAAATTAATCGAATTTAAATAGTCTTTCAGTTCGTAGCTCATGATTCAAATACTGCGTTTACACCAACAATAGTTACACCTGGGTTTCTAGCCAAAGCGACTTTTCTTGCCTCTTGATAATCTCGGACAAAGTAAGATTCTTTAAATATTGTTCCACCACGATACATCGTTACTTCACATTTCATATTTCTCCGCCCTTTCGTCTGGTGTAGTCCAGAAGTAATCATCACAATCACCAAGTCTTCCCCACTCAACACCATTCTCTACCTGATAGAACTGGGTAGACACTTTGAAGTCTGGCACCTTAGGTTCTTGGGGAGTCATAGAGATATCATAAATGCGACACCTGTTATTTGGATACAATGCATACTGACCATTTTTAAGTTCAATCAAATTGAATGACTTATGTTCGTCGGGGAGTTCACTAGTAGATGCATCAATAGTGTCGATATTCCCGTGGTAGTTATCAAGAGTACAAATATATGTGCCTTTGATATTTCCAAAGTGTCTTGTTCTTACTTCCCACTCCATCGATGCAACAATACTTTTTTCAATAGCAGTTACATCGTAATCCATGCAGTTCCAAAACTGAAGATTAGGTAGATCTAAATCAGGGTCTGGTGTTACTGGGCGAGAAACAAAAGCACTGATCGGTAGTTTATCGTACATAGCTCCATATTCTGGGAGATATGTTTCAAAATAAAATGCACGACCAGGAATACTCTTTGCAGTAACCCAGAGTCCCTCCACAAACTCACCATGACCACTTTGGTGATCTGTTAGATACTCTTTACGAACCCAAACTTTCTCTGTGGGTAGATTGCATATTAGAGTCATAAATTTTTTAATTATCTAATAATATCTATCTCATCAGGATTTGAATTCCAGGTTTCAACCTTTGTGCGAAGTCTACCTTCAGATTTCAGTTTCTCATATCGGTTGGATGCTTTCTTCTTCCACCATTTAATCAAGTTCTCGGTATGGAACTTTTCATAATTTTGGCCAGGAGTAAGAGTTTCTTGTTCACCCATAATAACTTCACGAGCGTTGCTGAATCCATAGTCAGACATGTAGAAACGTTTTTGTTCAGTCAGATTTTTTGCACTTACAATCGCAGTTTGGAACTCCGCAACCTTGTGAGAAGGTAAGCTTTTTTTGATCACTGAGATCATTTTCTGTTGGGTTTTGAGTTTGCGACTGGATGCGTCCTCCTTCACCAGACTCTTGTCCCCGTTGCGTGCTATGAACCATTTGTTTAACTCCTGAAAAATCTCATCGTGCAGAAGAGGTGTGAAATCACTCTGTGTGAGTCCCTTATACCTCATGTATGGTTTGAGACCATCGTACTGCGAAGAGGACTTTGTAGACCCGTAGAGCGACGTTGTTTCAAACAGACAGATGTCTGAGTCATATTTACTATTTAACGTCTCACGGGCGGTGTGAGAACAACACAGGAGCGCCAGGAGTTTACCACCCAGGTAATTAAAACCGAATGGTTGAGTCGGGACAATAATAAATCCCATGATCGCATGACGATTGAATCGTGTCAGTTCAGGAACACTACCCAACCATTCATTGCGAGGTTTACTATTAATTGTCGGAGAACCAAACCTACAGAATCCTAAGATCTTATTTGTGTTCATCTCTTTGACAATCCACTTCAAGGACTTACCAGGAATGGAGTCTTCGATAGCGTGAGATGTAGTGACTTGCAATCTCTCGCTAAAGTATTCGTTACTAAAACCACCCTTGACACCTGCAGGATACACTCGGATATCCATGTCTTCGGGGTGCATATCAAATGCGTCAAACATATCATCCTCTGGACCCATACCCAGAATGGATGTTTGCATTTGACTCATTCGGTCAAGTTTCACATTACGCAGATATTCATCGATACGTCCCATATTGGAGAAGTAATCGATGAATTTGTCAGCTGCGTAAATTGCATCATCAAGTTCTAATTGCATATCAAACAATCAATTTCTTACTCTCAGGAGTAATCAACTTACTCCCAAACATTTCATTATACTTCTTTCCGACATTTTCTTCAACTTCTGCAACGTAAACTACATGTCGCATGTCCATTGTAATCTCGGGGTTCTCTTTACTGATGACAGTTGCCCAAGGAGCGAATCCTACATTCTGAGCACTAGGAAGAACTACAAGACCATTCTTCACAGTAATGGTATTTTCATTCTGCGAAATTAGTTCTGCAATAATTTCTTCACCAGTAACAATACGAATCAGTTTTACATCAATCATCTTTTCTTACCTCAACTCGAACGGAATCATTCTTAATAATATCTACAATGTTTACATATGCCCAAGCAGTAAAGACTTGAGGGACAATGAATGCAACCATCGCGACAATCCAGAACCAATAATAATAGTTCTCTTTAGTCTGTGTCCTTTTCTTTTTCTTCATGACATAAATGCATCTAATGCACCATAATTTTGCATAATTTCACTTGAATATGAATTGGGATCTTTGCCCTTTCCATCAACCTGCATATTCATCAGGGGAGAACGACCAAACTTCCGTTGATACTGATAGATCTCATAGTGTTCCCTAAAGATCAACCAGGATTTTAGACAATGATCTGGATCTTCTTTCGGTGGAGTAATAAATCCAACCCAAAGTGGCATGCCAGTCAAAGTTCCATTGAGAACATCATCACCAAAACCATACTTCTCTTTGAAGAGTTCATATTTCTTTTCAGAACACTCTCCAGTAGTCAGTGGTCTGTGATGTGCAGTCATCCTCTTATGTAGGTGAGTTCTCAACTTTCCTTTATGTCCATTTTGTTTGTCATAATAGAATCCCCGTGGTCCACCAGACTCCCCAATGTAGACACATTCCTCAAAATCTGAAGGGCAATCACATGAAGATGGCATCTTGTCATTAAAAACAAATCCATATACTGCACCACGCATACCAATCTTGTCTGCAATTTTGTGGTAATCACTAAATCGGGTCCAGTGAATAATTGGTATCATTTGAAATCACACTCCACCATAATTTCAGTCAATGCTGCGAGAAGGTTTATTTCCTGATCCGCCACAAATGCCACTTGATACTGATACTTAGCGATAATAAGCACAGCAGCAGGAATACTATTCGGAACCAAGGAATCATAACAAGCATCGTAAATACGACGCAGAAGTACAGTAGGATCGTTGTCCAGGTTATTGACACACCATTTACGTACTTCGGGGAAACTTTTTTCCTTAAGATTTTTGACAAGCGTGTTAATGTTGACATCAGAAAACTCCGTCAAAATTGCAGAATCAATCTTCCCACTTGCGGAGTATCTTTGACACTCATTCAACACCCGACGCCAGTCTGGGAAGTGTTTGTTAATAAGTTCTACCAGGACCTTGTTATCATATTCAACACCTTCTGTATCCAGGATTTGTTGGATGCGTCCGAAGAACTTTGCAGCGATGGCTGGTTTTTGTTTACCAGTGATCGAAAAGTCAACACAGGCGCATCGACTATGGAGGGGTTCGATAATCTTGTTTTTGTAGTTGCAGGTGAAAATGAATCGACAGTTGTTATAAAACGCCTCAATATTTGCCCGTAGGAGGAGTTGTACATCGTGGGTTGTGTTGTCAGCCTCGTCAATAATGATGACTTTGTGCTTTGCGTCAGATGCAGATAGTGAGACGGTCGAAGCGAAATTCTTGGCCTGATTCCGTACCGTGTCCAGGAATCGTCCCTCATCGGATCCGTTGATGACATAATAGTCTACTCCAAGTTCATGACAAAGAGCCTTTGCAACCGTGGTCTTACCAATACCAGGAGGACCAGAAAGAAGAAGGTTAGGGATCTCTTTCTTATTTAGAAACTCCTGAAACATTTGTTTGGCAGAGTCGGGGAGGATACAATCTTCAATAGTCTGAGGGCGATATTTCTCAACCCAAAGAAAGTCAGTTTTGTTCATAATAAATTAAACCCAGTCAGGTTTTCGTTGTGGCATACGAAGGTAATTATCCTTTACCCAAGGTTTGGATGAAATATACATCTTATACTTCGTGTATATATCAACAGTTTCATCATACTTGAACTCATCAGGCCCTGCAAATATAAAAGGCGTAGGTTCTCCACTTCGACCTTGTGGGTCTATGCAGGGGAGAATCTCATTTGCAGCCTGAAGGGTATTAAAACAGGTATGTGGTTTACCATACCGTAGTGAGTATTCATTGCACAGAGCAAACCCATGAGCAAGTAACCATCTCCAGTTACTTACAAAAGAGTTTGCCCAGATAGTGCATGGGTGATTACGAAAGGCACCCTTCTCAGTGGCATAGGGAGTACCATCTGCCTTGGGAAGAGTACCAAATCCATGACCCCATTTGTCAGAGCATACAATAGCAAGCATTTGACAAGTCTCCAGTGGCATCTTAACAATATGTTTGTCAGGAAGAACCTTGGCCGACTTCAGGGGATCAGGGTCAGTAACAAAGATGTTCATAATGAAAGTTGAATAATCTTGGATGCATCAATCACCGCAAAGAATGTTTGAAGTCCAACGACATCCCAAGTTTTGATTGAGATGGCAAATGGAAGCATGAAGCACCCACCGATCAATCTGAATGTACAACCAATTCTAACATCCAGATAGAGAAGAAGGAAGTAACCAATCAAAAGACTGGCACTTCCCACAATACGCAATCTGTTTGCGTTCATTCATCATAGGTAGAATCTGGTTCCAGTGCAATGTAATACACAAGATTCTTATCTTCAGAAACAAATCTAGAAAGTAGTTTGCTGGAGATAGTCACGTTGTAGGAACCAGGAAGGATCTTGATATTCTCAACCTTGAAGTTGAGACAGAAAGATGCAGAAGTTTCACCAACCACGACAGCATAGTCATTAGAAGTGTCGTTCTTCTTATCACGAACAACGATCTTAACCACACCGTTCTCACCGATTACAGAAAGATCGGGAACACCATAGACTGCAGCAGCCTTCAACAGTTTGTCCAGTTGTTGAGTATTCAGTTCAAAACTCACATCCTCGGAAGGCAGAGTGATGGACTTGTCTGGAGGAGTAACGATAACTGCAGGATCTGCAAAGAAATACTTAGAACGAGTCTTACCCTCTCGGATAGAAACATAACTTTCATTCTTGAAATCCAACTGAGGATCTTGATACAAAGACATTGCGTTCAAGAACTCATTCAGATTGTAGATACCGAAGTCGCGTTCAAACTCTTCGTCAACGTTGACTTCTGCAAGAATATTTTTCATCACACTGATAGTGCGAATAGTCTTGCCTTGTTTGAAAAGGATAGATTGGTTAATACCCGCAAAGTTCTTCAGAAGGTTGAGGGTTTTGTCGGAGAGTTGCATATTAGTTGTCATTGATTGTACGTTTCGGTAATAGAGTTCTTGTCGTTGAAATGCATCAGGAGGACTGCATAGTGGAGAATCTTCATGATATCTCGACGTGCAGTGCCTTTCTTATCGTATCGAGATGCATACTTGAGGATGTTACTACGACAGAAAGATTCACCATCACCACAAGCTTCAATCAGATCCAGAGTTTGAATCTTGTCGTCACCAGCAGAATAGTGAGCGTTATATGTGCCAGAAATATATTCTTTCAACTCTTCGAGGATTCGATCCTCACTGTATTTGTATCGATTGGGGTCGTTGTTCATAGTCAAATCAATGGAATAATCACTTTCTTGATCAAAAGTAATGTAATCAGCTCCTGCACCACCAAAGATACCATTCATATCAACAGGTTGTGCAGCACCAATCATAGCGTCTTCGGAGAAAACACCACCAGTAATGGTAATGGTATCTTCGGACATGCCACCTAGCATAGTCATTGCAGTGTTCATAATGTAACCTCAGTAATTGTATCAAGAAAAGGGAACGTCGTCAACATTCTCAGACGGCATCTGGAAGTCAACATCAACTTTGTCATACAGTTCCATGAAGGACTGTTTGGTTTCATCATCAAAACGATTCAGACAAACTTGCATTGCTTTGGCTTTGTCCTTAAAGATTGAATATGCCCTGACAATGTGAACCAAACGACGGGTACTGATAACTTCTTCGATACCACCGTCATAGAAAGTCTTGCGGATGATGTCTGCCCAGTCGGCAAGACGTTTGTAGAAATCAGTCTCAGCAAGACCGAGTTCGGCACCAACCTTGTAGAGAATTTTGTATTCAGTGGAAGCAGTGGGATATTCCTGTTCAAAAGTGACAGGGAATCGTTCTAGAAACGCTTCGTTGAGCACGTTAGTTCCAATGAATCGTCCGTCGTCTGAACCCTTACCCTTAGTGTTGGCTGTGGCAATGACGTTGAATCCACTTGCAGGAGAAACCCATCGTCCGATTTTCTTAAGGAAAACTCCTTTCCCTTCAAGGATACTTTGGAGACAGAGAATTTTGTTACTAGCGAGGTCGATCTCATCAAGGAGCAAAACAGCTCCTCGTTCGAGGGCTTCAATGACTGGGCCATTGTGCCAGACGGTGTTACCATCAATAAGGCGGAAACCGCCAATAAGATCATCTTCATCGGTTTCAATAGTAATGTTTACACGGATGAGTTCCCGACCCAGTTGAGCACACGCTTGCTCAACCGAGAACGTTTTGCCGTTACCAGAAAGACCCGTAATGAACGTTGGATAGAATAGACGGGACTGAATAATTTTTTTAACATCAGTGAAGTTGCCAAACTTGATGAAGGAATCATCTTTCTGTGGGATAAGGTTTTGTTCAATTGCAGGCATAGCTGCAGGTGAATTATAAGTTACTTCCAGATCCTGAACTGTCTCTTTTGTAACTTCCAGGTTCCACTTCCCGTGACCTGCCTTGTAGTTGGCAAGACGACGGGAGACAGTCTGGTAACTCATACTGTTCATTGCACACCAGGCTTTGATGTCAGCACTGGTGACGGATTCTCCGTAGAGATCTTTGAGGGAGTCAATCAGTTGATCGTCGGTCATCTTGAGGCGAGTCATGAGTTGTGTCGTTTCAACAAATAAATTATAACGCACTTCCTCCGTCCTGGGACAGTCTGTGGACAGTTCCTCAACTGTCTATGAGATCCTTCACCTTACCGTACTTCCATCGATTCCAGTAATCATACAGAGTTACTTCGATTTCAGGATCAATCAAATAAAGATTGAACAGACATCTCTGTTGAGCGAGTTGGACCTCGGTATGACCGTATAGAAGATTTGTTGCGTCTGTAGAAAAGATGTTTGATAGATTTACAAACTTTCTACCTTTACCTGTGAATATCTTACAGAACTTATCCGTTTCTTTGTAGAGATCAATCTTCTTGAACTCCACATTGCAAGCTCTGAACCATGTCCAATAATTTATAAAATTTTGAGACCCACCAAAATAATTGATAGTATCTTTCAGAGATTTGATGAATGAAACATCTTTGAATATAGTCATGTCATCATGTTGATCACCCTGTTCATCAGGAGGAATATGAGTTTTGCCAATCCAAGTGAAGTTTTCTTTATATTGGAATGTCTTCATACACTCAAGTAGATTTAGATGTCGTTTACCCAAATCATCCTGCACAAACCCAGGTGTACTGCCCCACTCATATAAGTGTCTATACCAAGCGAGACTTCGTTGATTAAAATCGTAAACAACAATTTTGGATTTTGGATTAAGTTTCTTTTGTCTGAAGAGATCAAAAATCTTAAATCCGCTTGCAGTATTTACAGCAAGATCAAAAGTACCCTCATTTGATACACGCATATCCTCACTATTAAACAACCAAATTTGATCCTTTACAGATAAAGCGTCTTCAATAGATTTCTTTTGATTCCAGTTCTGACTATCGTAAGTCGTCATAGTTTTCAATGACTGTTCATATCGAGAAGTCTCGTGCTCTGGATAATGGTAAAACTTGTTATGTCTTAGTGTTTCATTCAACATAACAACGGACCAACCGCCTTCAAACATTGCTTTGAGAAGTTCCCACCCCTGACCGGCAAATGGTTGTTTAGTTCTCTTCTTATCTTTATTAACTCTTACCCATAGAGGAGTATAGTCATGATGGAAGTTCTCTTCACTTCTTTCCAAAACAGGTAGGAGTTCTTCAGACTCTCCTTGCCATGTACCAAAGTCAGGTCTACCAACTTCCTTCCATGCATGAAGATTGACAATAAAGAACTGATGATGAAGTTCTGCCCAATGATCTGGTTTCATTAGACAATGACCAGCAACACCAAAATCCTTATCCTTCATAATAAAGTTTCGGATCTCTCTATCATATTCAAAACTTTTGAGAATAGTTCCTGCAGCGAGAACTACACAATAATCATATCCAGCATCTGCGGTTGTCTCTAGGAGTTCTTTGATAGAGTCTCCAAAGAAAATATCAGACTGTTTATGTGCCCTCTTGAGGTAGAACAATGAAGAACCTTTGAATCGAAGATACATTGCAGTATTCTCAATTCTATCGAGTTGATTATAGATCCCATAACAGATCTTTCTATCTTTGTCTTCCAACCTCATCTGAAGTTGTTTATATGCACCCTCAACCAACTTAGGGTTTATGTCCCCGTGTACTATGAAATGATACCTGGGTTTACTACTATTATTATAAACGGCATGAGTGTTTCCAATGTCCAGGAACATTCCTCTGCCTTGTTTGAATGGAACTTCTCCATGATCTTTGAAGTAGAAACCACAACCCTGTGGATTATTGATTGCAATGTTTAGAGGACCAAAGATTCTACCTTCTCCATCGTCATGCGGCATGATGTGACCGCCAGGTTCGATCTTCATGATCCGAACTCGATCAAATCTACGATATCCAAGTTTCTTCAAAAATTTTACACATGCAGGAAATTTTTGACATGCACTCGTCCATCTATATTGGTCTGGACTTCCACCATACTGATCATAATTTTCAGTGGCATCTGGACGTAGACCATGCAAAGTCAACCCCTTCCACCCTTCATGAGAATAACTGAGGTGTTTGTCTTTTTCCCTATGTCCAACGAACATGTCATCATTCTGAACACACTCGCGATACATTTCCGCAAAATTGTCCTTAAAGTCTATACTTAGATAAGGCCAATCCGAATCCCAAATATCTTCAGGTAACGGTAATGTAGGTTCCCACTCTTTAGATTTAGATGTGGAAATAAATTTTTCAAGAATCTGATTCATCTCTAATTTCAATACCAATAAACTCTTCTATTTTAGAAAAGACTTCAATATTCCAACGTTTTTGTAGTTCTGGATCATGTCTCCATGCATCCAGGTCTGGATTAAATCTTGTAAAGGTTTCGTCAATAATGACTCTACCAAGGTAATACCTACCAAGAGCAAGTTTATCCCTATCGTGGATGGGAATCATTCCCCTAGTTTCTTCATCTTGTTCCAAATACCACTGATAAAAATCCTCTTCCATAGTTTTGTACATATATGGTGTTTGAGAGAAATTTAACCAACACTCAGTACTGTACAGAGTTTGAATTTTTACTTGACCATTCTGGATTACACGAACATCATCGTCACACATCGCATGGGAGTAATCTTTACCTAAGGTATTATATCCGAGATATAAAGATCCCCAAGCAAATTCACTATCTAAGAATAATTTATCCCCTTCATCAAGCGGTTCACCTGGGTATGCAGGATATATTGAACAAAGGCAACTATAACACGGAAACATATCAGGAGATGTCTTCATAGCAATCTCGGTAATATGAATCCACTCATTTAAACTCAACCAAGTCTCATGAGCTTCTTCACTGAGGAATCTTTCTGGATCCAAAGATTCTTCCCCATACTCTTCAAACATTTCATGAAGATGATTCAGTTTGTCCTGATCGATGTCACTGGGATCTCCCTCCAACAAAGGGAGTCTATCAGTTTCGTACAGTTTATTGATATGAGAAACAATACTGTTTAGTTTGTTTTTTAAGTATGGAAGATCCTCAACATTTTTATTGGTGATCTTAAGATTCAGATATGCATCTTCTTCTTGTTCTTTAATTCGGATTTGTTCAATCCACTTTTCCCTAAGACTATTTGATTGTAAGTCAAAGGTAATTGGAAGGATCTTACCACCCTCCATCCTGAAATAGAATACTGCGAATTTCATAATAAAAGTTCAGTTTTTACGGTTTAATCTTTTTTATCCTTTTTCTTCTTGGTGTCCATAATTGCACCTTTACCGTATTTCTTTTCGATATCTGCTCTTACTTTATCTAATGCAGACATACCATCTTTCCTAGGTTTCTTCTTACCAAACGTATTTGGTGCAGCAGGTGGTCTTCTGTAATCAATATTACCACCAACACCACCACGCTCCATGCGGCGGTCCTTCATACGATCAGATTCTTCTTCATTAATTTGTTGAAACCAGGACTCCTCCATATTGAGAATAATAGCGTTTGCTTCCTCTTCTGTGGTTGCAAACTTTTTCTCTAGAAGATAGTTTTTAATAACTTCGTAAGTTTGGAGGGCGTCCATGGTTTTCACTGTTTTCTTTTATTTATTCGTCTTCAGATCCGAGTGCTTCAGAAGCAGCAGTCTTCATACCTTCACCCTTTAGTTCTTTGGGTTCTGGTTTTGCAACTGGTTTCGGTGCAGCCTTTGCTACTGGTTTTGGTGCTGGTGCTGGTTCACCACCACCCAATAGTTCTCTAGAGAGTCTTCCCATGGGTTTACCTATTAATTTCATAATATTTATGCAACCAGATCAATGAATTCACCAAGAACTCTCTTATTCATTTTCTTAGAATTCAGAGACTTTTTGAAAGCACTTTTGATCTGTGCTTTAGTTGCATCTTCTTTCACTTCAAACTCAGAATCAGAGGAGAGTGCAGTTGAAGACAATCCGAAGTACTTTTGATATCCAGAACCATCGATAGAAAAAGATTTATTTTTCTTCCACTCTGCAACCTTATCATAATAACCGTTTGCACCATAGTATCGACGAATGAAGCTACATGCATCCCGACCATCCAAAACACGAATACCAATAAGATTAGTGTTGGGGAAGTTGTCTCGAAGATTTTCAAGCATCACATTAGTGAACTGGGTAAATTCTCCAGTGAAACCATAAGTCTTACCAAGTTTACGATCTCGAAGAGTAATTTCGTTGTAGTAAGGATTATTCACGCCAATGTAAGGCTCACCAGACTCAGACTTTCGTGACGGAAACTCTTTGTAATACTTCAGAGCATTTGCTTCACCATCCGTGAGAACAACACACTGAACTTTTTGAACTTCATTTTGAGTTTTGAACTGAGGGATAATCTGGTGCAGTGAGATCAGAGCTTCATTGAGAGGTGTTCCAGAAAGACTCAGACGATTAGGATACTGATAGAAATAACCCGACCAGTTGCGGCAGCTGAAGTGTGCAGCAATCCTGAACATGTTGATCATCTGTTGTTCAAGATCTCGACCATTAGTTTTATGGGTGAACAGATTCATGAGATTGAAGGTTTCATCCACTTTGAAGAAACCAGGAATTTTTTCCACATAATAGTCTTTGTCATAATCGCGATAAGACCACTCGTTAGTGAAAGCATAAACCTCAAAGGGAATAGAAACTTTCTTACAGAACCAAATCAGGTTATAAAGTTGTTTGATGGTGTCGAGCATTACACTACCCATAGATCCAGACCAATCAAGAACAAAGATCAATCCATGATTTTTACCATCAGGAAGGAGAGTCACTTTTCTGAAAAGATCTTCATTGTACTTGTAAGTATGAAGTTTAGAACAATCTAGAACACCAGTGCGAGCCGTAGATGCTCGTGAATATGCATCTGCAGATTTCTTCATCTCAAACTCTTTAACAAGATAACCAACTTCTTTCTGTGCAGACTTCTTGAATTTTTTGAACTCTGCGTCTACACCACTAAACAATTTTTCATAAGAATCAGGTTCCCCATAGTGTTCTTCGGTTTTTCTCCACCACTCATTGATCTCTTGATGAACGTCAGAGTTGGAAACAATAACTTTCTTGAGATCTACTTTGGGAATTTCCACATAGAAAGTTTCGATAGCATTGGAATCTACCAAATCACGAATTTTTTCTTCAAGACCATCAACAGTCTTCACATCCAGATCATCAGAAGTATTTTCCTCCAGTTCAATCTGTTCTTCTTCAACCTCTTCCTCTTCCCATTCTTGACTCTGTTCCTTTTCGTCAGACTCAGACTTCTGTTCTGAATCAGTAGGATTTGGAACCATCGGTTCATTCTTGTTTTCCTCATTATTACTTGCAGAAGGAACCTGTGCGGGAGGTTGAACCGCAGTCTCCTTCTCCTCTTTCTTCTGATTGCAATAATCGTACATTCTTTGTGCAGCGATCAGAGCTTCTTCAAAAGTCTCTGCATCTCCAATCTGTTTGACAATATCTTTTTCTTCATCATTATGGAAAGGAACTTCAATGAAGTTTCCAATCTTGAAATACAGATTCACTCGATCCGCAAGTCCCATCTTAGAAACGTTCTGACCCTCAAGATCAAAGAAGTCTTTCTCAGACAGTTCCTGGTATCCATTGTAGAAGGACTTACGCAGACCAGGATACTTACGTTTCATCAACTTTTCAATCCGTGCATCTTCTGTGATATTGAAGAATGATGGATTCATGTAGTACCGATCCAACCAGTTCTCGTCAAGGGTGTAGAGAGCGTGTCCGACCTCATGACCCACCAACATGTCATAGACACTGTTGGATGCCTTCTCCCACATAGGGAGGGTCAGGACACGACTGTGGACGTTGAAGGATGCAGTTTCGACATGTTTGTGTTCAACCACCAGATCCTCAGTCGCGAGGAGTTTGGCGAGTTGAGATTTGATCTGGTGGCGATTCATAGGTTTGTCTCGTATGAATCAATTATACAAAAAAAGGAGGGTAGAAACCCTCCGAGTGGACAGTTCGTCAAGCGAACACTCCCTGTTCTTTCATGTACTGCAGTGCCTCTTTGAGACTACCAATATGTTTTGCTCCGATGGCAACTTGAGGATATTCAGCCTCTGATCCAAATTCGGCTTCAAATCCTCTTTGAGTGAAGTGTTGATTTAAACGATACTCATGATATTCACCACCAAGATGTTTCAATAACGCACAAACTCTTTCACACTCTTGACTACCGTTAGTGTAAACTACGCAAGCGTTGTCGATCATTTTTGTTTCTCCTCTTCGTATTCGATTACAATCCTTTTATATTCTCTGCCAGTGTGATCTACACAGGTGATATGGGTCATTTTACCATTTAATTGGTCGGAAATTTCGTGTAGCTTACTCCAGGGAACTTTTTTCTCCACGTTTCCTCCACTCATTAATTTGTTCTTGGGTAGGAATATTTATTCATTTAAAGACAGGTAAAATTTCATTACGCATTTTCTTCAAACGTTCTTTATCATTGCCATAAAAACCCATGTGCATGTAAACACAATCAATGTATCTAAGATCTTCACGTTTTGCATTATAGGTAAAGTAATCACAAAACACAAGTATTTCGTGAGGAACTTCTACCTGTTTATATTCATAATCAATTATCATTACTCATCGTTTTGATGCTTTTAAAGTTGAAATTTCTGCTTGAAGTTCAAGAATTTGTTTTTTTAAATTTTCAACTTCTTCTCTTCTATGCATTTTTTGATACTGATGAGCAGCAAGATTATCTAAAAAATCATTCATTAGTCTCTTTGTCTCCAATCATCGGGTTTGTCTCTCATGAACCAATCTTTAATATCATCTGCACCATCAAACCCCGTTTTGTAATTAGATGGGTCGGGGTCGCCTAGTCCCATCTTATTCATAAAATCATCCATGCTACCTTCCTGAATGTCCTGTGCTGCGTGACGACGAGCTTTGTTCAGCCAGTCTCTGGCAGTTGTGTGGGCCTTAGCAAGTTTTTCCGCCCAGATCATATCCTCTAGTGGTACTTGCTCTTTATTAGCAATACACTGACAGATAGATTCCAGTCGGAGACGATATGCGGTAGATAGCATAAAGTTGTGTTCCTAACTGTGTTATTTAGATTCTAACATAGATCCCAATTCATTCAAGCGAGTGAATTCATTGTATGCTTTCTCTGACCGTTGGTTTAAGATAGTCAGAATGTCAGTAAGAATTACTTCATTATCGACATAATCATCGAGGTAAGTGTCCAAAGCCTCTTTGAGATATCGATATCTATTCCACTCGGGGGAGTAGGGTTTATACATGATAAAAAGATACTATGGTCGTATTATATATCATTGCACGATGTATGGCAAGTTAGAACCTAGAATAGATCCAACCCGTACAAATGTATTTGTCTTTATCTTTAGGTGGAATTCCACGATGGACATGAGACCAGTCTGCAGGAAACAAGAGTAATTTACCAGTTTCAGGTTTTACAGATTCACCATTAGCAAATTCAGTATATCCACCATGATCAATGGTATTGAGATACCAAATATAAGTCAGAACTCTTACTGCGATTGAACCAGTATCTTCTCTAGTTACAACAAAGTCATGGTGCCAAGTATATCCAACCGACTCTGGTTTTGTTCTTTGAATTTGATATCCAGTATCAAAATAACTTTCAAAGTCTTGAGATGGAAGTGGATATTTCTCAGTGTGTTGTTCTGTATATTGTTTTAGTGTATTATAAAAAATTTTATCTTCGTTTTGCCAATCAGGCCAATTTGATAGAGATAAATCAAAGGAATCTTTGATGTCGGTTCTAACTTCTCCACCACCAATTAGTCCTTGGTCTTTCCTACTATCTCTTTCAAATTTCCATATACAATGGTTGCAAAACTGAGAACTAAGAGTGTTCTCATAAATGTCAAGAATCATACTACTTTACTAAATCCCTTCACCTTATCAAACTTAATTACACGATCAAACTTGTCCATTAATTCATCTGTCTTATGTGAAATTACAAAGACATGTGCATCTTGTATTACAAATCTAATAATAGTGGTAAAGAAATCAGTACCAGCACCATCCAAGGAACTGTCAAAAATCTCATCCAATATAAGAAGGTTGGTGCTGGAAGAGTTACGCATTTTTGCAATGTCTCTCCAGGTAAAAAGAAGAGACAAGTCTATTCTCATTTTTTCTCCCTCAGAGAAAGAATCATAACTGAAGTCTTCATGAATTGGAGACCTGATTGATTCTTTGAATTCTTCATCCAGTGAGAAGTTAATGTAGAAGTCCATCATCTGTAGATATTTGTTTATCTGCTGATTCATTAAAGGCAGATACTTTTTAATGATCTTGGACTTAACTCCACCATCCTTCATCAAGGAATGAGCAAAGTCTAGGTAGGATACTTCTTCTCTCTGAGAGGATCTTTCTTTTTCAGTTTTGTCTAAATCCTCCTTGAGGTTTTTAAGGGTCTCTCGTTCAGTATTTCTGTTTGATACTTGATCGGCAACGTCTTGAATTTCCTTTCTAAGATTCTTGATTTGTCTGTTAATCCCAGAAATTCTAACATTGTTTGTTGAAATGTCATTGTTGAGTCTGTTAATCTCCGAAGAACAATTTGTGAATTCGATATCCTTTTCTTGTTCTACATTGATTGCAGCCTCCAGCTCTTTGTACCCTTCATTTAGTTCTTTAGATTTCTCCTGAATATCTACAATTTTATCTAGGCGAAATTGTTCTTCTAAAGGTTGAGTGCAGGTAGGGCAAACCGTATTGTCTTCAAAAAACTTATGCTCTTCTACAATGTTTTGTATCTTTTGCTCCAGTTTTACTTTAATTGTGTTGAGTTTCTTAAGAGTTTTTTTAGTATTATTAAGATTCTCTAACTTTGGTTGCAATTTATCCATAATCTTCAAAGTCTTCTCATCATTTTCATCCATGATGACATCAACTTCTTTATGAAGATTTTCTACTTGTTTCTCTTTTTTATCAATTCTTTCTTTTCCAGATTTCTCAATATCTTTTATAAAACTTTCTTGCATCTCGATCTTATCTTCAATCATATCCTTTCGGATTGAAGCTTCTCGAATAACTTCATTACAAGAACGAACCCTATCCTTAAGGATTCCATTCATTGTAGAAAAGATTTTAATATCCAGAAGATCTTCTACAATGTCTCTACGATTTGAAGAAGTCAACTGCATAAAAGGAACAAACGTGGCAGATCCAAGAATGACAGTCTGAGTAAAAGACTTGTAATTTAGTTTGAGAATACCTTCTTCAAGTTTTTTCTGTTGATCAGCCTGGGCTGCATCTTGATTCTGAACTTTACCATCTATCCAGATCTCAAAAACGTTTGGTTTGATTCCACGAATTACTTTATACTCTCTAGACCCAATAGAGAACTCAATTTCAACTAGACAATCTTTTTCATTGACAGAATTTACAAGTTGAGGTTTATTGATCTTACGGAATGGTTTATTATACAAAACAAAGGTAAGAGCATCCAAAATGGTACTCTTACCTGAACCATTTGACCCCATGATCAAATTAGTATTTGACTTTTGAAAATCAACCTCGGTAAAATTATTCCCCGTGCTCAGGAAGTTCTTCCAACGAATTGTCTTGAAAAGAATCATAATTAGGTATAACTAACTCGTTTGGACTTATAATCGAATACCTATAATTATACTTGTTACACATGGATATTGCAAGTTCAGAGTCCACTTCCACAACATCCATCTCAGGAAAGTCGTCTGCTTCTAACTGCATGGCATAACGTTCTGCATCATCCTCTTCCTGGAAGAAAAAGAGGGTCTTATCGCCGTAATCATCTTCTACAGCGTATGCACCTTCATCTTCTTGACCAGAAATTGTGAGGATATACATCATTCGACCTCGCAAGCTTGTTGGTAGACTTCCCTCAGAAGTTGTTTTACCCGTTCTTTGTTTAAATCAAAATCCGAGTCTTCAACATATTTATTGAGAATTGTTATCGTATCTTCAATCTTATCACCATCAAAATCAACATCGTCATCGTTGACTTCAAAGTTTTCTACTATCTTAAGATCATGAATACCCGACTTGTAAACCTTGTCGATAAACTTATCGAACATTAGAGGATCGGACTTCTTTCTTACTACTACCTTTACAATCTTATCTTTAAGATTTCTAGTATCAAAAAGTTTTGCATTCTGATCTTCGTAATAGATTCTTTCAAAGATGTTGTATGGATTCTGAACAAACTCCAAACTAAAGTCTTCAGTATCAAAGAAATTGAATCCTCTCTTGTCGTCTACATCATTCCAAAACAACTGATAAGGATTGCCGATATAAAAGATCTTTCCATCATTCGATCTGGTATGATAATGACCAGAACAAGTGATTCTGAACTTTTGGAACATATCTACATTCATACCATGTTGTTGAACATGTCCAGGATATGTAGAGAATCCATTGAGTTCTAGGTGACCAAATGCAGCCTTTGCTTTGGTTTTCGCGATTTTTTCTTGAGTCTCTTCAAAATTTTCTTGAGAGATCCAAGGAATCATGAATGCTTTGAATCCGTCAATGTTATACTCACCAGGACCAGAGATGGGAATGACATTATCGTATTCGGAAAGAAGAGAATCAATCGAATTGACCTCATTCGTGTTCTTATAATATGCATCATGATTACCAACTAACTGATAAACAGTGACACCTAGATCTTTGAATCTGTCATATACATTTTCTTTTGCCCAGTTGAGACACCAAAAGTCAACAGACTTTCTACTATCAAATGCATCACCAAGATGAATGCAGTTTTTGATATTACGTTTCTCTAGTTCTGGGAAAAAGATGTCTTCATAAAACTTTCTGAAATACTCATGGAAGTTTTTACTTCCTTTACGTCCACCGAAATGAGTATCAGTAATTAGTGCAATAGAACTCATTGATACATCTTTGTTTGAATAGCATCCTTAATGGAATTATACTCTGCAGAATTATAATTGTCACCATCTACTGTGAACACTTCGTCATAACCAGACCTCTCAATGATTTTGGTACGGATCTCCATTTGTTTCTTCTCCTTCTGGATTCTGCGGAGAAACGCATAATGAATGATCTGCGTAAAGTAAGCAAAAGGATTCGAGGATTTCTCAGGATTAAAATTATGAATGTATTGAACGCAATTTTCGATTCCATCACAGATCATGTCCTCACGGAACATATAATTGACAAAGTTTGGTTTGTAAGACAGGTGGGTAGCAATCTTCAAAAAACACTCACCAAGGTAATTAGTAATACGTGGTTTCGGTTCACCTTTCTCTGCAGCATCTGCAACATCGTTCTTATACTTAACGATTGCTTCTAGAAACTCTTTGTTATTAACGTAATGTTCTGATCTCTTGCGTTTTTGCATCTCATGGGTCCTTTGTTAATGTTTAGATTGTAACATAAAGTCGAGCTGTTGACAACACCCTAAGATATTGTGTACAATGACTCTGTGGAGTTTCAAAGATCAGCTTTCTTTTTATAAAGCTTTTCAAACATTATTCTTGCTTCGGATACTTTTGAAACATATCCAACAACTTCAGTAGTATCTTGAGCTCCTTCAGATGGACTCTTCTTATCTTTTTGTCTGATGAACTTGTGATAGATCTGAATGGACTCTTCACTTTTTACTTCACTGATAGTCATTACTCTGTCCATATTTAAAAGGAAACAGTCGTCATCAGCAAACTTCAACCAAGGATCAATTTTATATCCTTGTACACCCCTTGAAGCAATAGTTATAATTTCTATCGTCACTGGATTATGAAGAACCAACATGGTTCTATCTTCATGTTCTTCTGGAGAAACGATTGCAAATATCTCTTCTCCAGATATTAATTTTATGACTGCATAGAAATCTTCTTCCATATTACTCTTTTAGATTTACTTGGATGAATTCATAATTGAATTGTTCTTCGTTGTATATTTTTACTCTTTCAATTAAATGATTGAGAGTGTAGTTTTTTCTATTCTGTTTTGTGCAATCGTCAGCAATATCATATAAAACTGCTTGATTCTTACCATTTCCTTTTCTTAGAACCCTACCAATAGACTGTAGATTCCTGATTCTAGATTTGGATGGTGATGCAAAGATCACATTATGTAAGTTTTTAATGTTGATTCCAGTTGAGAAAGTTCCATAAGAGGCAACAATAATTGCATTATTTTCTTTTTCAGTAATCTCTCTTACAAGTTCTCTTTCTTCTGCGTTCACTCCTCCGTGAACATAGAATACTTTTCTTCCTTTATCTGCAGAACTATTTATTGATTCATAAAGAGGGAGTCCATGTGATTCAACCCTAGCAAATAATACTAAGGTATTTCCTTTTAGATCTAATGCAAGATTTTTTACAAAGTTATTTCTTTTTTCATGTCCAATAATAAATTGAACCTCGTCTTCAAATGTTTCAAACACTTGAGGATTGTGTCTCATGATAAGGATTTTAATTTGTAACTTAGATAAATGTCCTTTATCAATAAGTTCCTTTGTTTGAGTAACTTTATAAGATGGACCGAACAGTCCTTCCAATACCCACTTATGTGTTTGTGTTCCGTCTAGAGTTCCAGTAAAACCATATCTATACTTTGCATCTGCAAGTTTAGTCATGATACCCACTAGAGATTTTGATTTAAACTGGTGGGCCTCATCACCAATTACTACATCAAAACTATCAAAGAACTTTCTAGGTAGTTTGTAGATGGACTGCCAAGTAGTAATGACCACAGGAAACTCATTCGTCTTCTCACGTCCACTGTAAATGCGGTGGCACCAGTCCTCAGCGTTCCAACCATAGTCCTCAAAGTCTTTGTACATTTGTTCGACCAGGGACGTTGTAGGGACCACTAGGAGGATCTTTTTATTTCTCTCTGCAAAATACCTAACAACAGAATAAATCATCAAAGATTTGCCTGATGCGGTCGGTGAAATGAGTAGTTTACGATTATATTTTAGTGCATCATATACGGCTTCAACTTGATAATCTCTTGGTTTATACTTAGAGATCCTTGTCATGTAATCTTTTACACCTTCATATGAGATCATCTCATTTTCTTCAAAAGGTGTTCCGTAGAATTTATTATCTTCAAACTCTACTTGGTAATCCCACTTATTTGCCCATGAAACTACTTTATCTAAAAGTCCAACGTAGATCTCTCCAGTATGTGGGGAGAATAGTCGAATCTTTCCATCCCAATACTTACTACGGTATTGAGGCATAAATTTTGCACCTGGTACATCAAAAGTAAAGTGTTCAGAAAGTTCTTGGAATACGTGTGGTTCTGCCTTTAACTTTAGAAATACTTCGTTCTTTTTTCCAATTACAATGTCAGTCATATCCTCTAATAAACTTTTGCCACTCAATCGCGTTTTTCAGCTGATACGTTCTATTTAAGATAGTTTTAATAATGCTATCTAGATAGTCCAACATCATTTGATAGTAATCAATTTTTGTGAGACACTTAATAATATCTTCGTCTGCATCGAGATATTTGTCTAAGTCTCCTTTTAGAACTTTATGGTCAAAAGGATATTCTGCATATACTTCTGGTTCTGCTCTACCAGTGTAGTATTGCCATTTTTCTTTTTTTAAAATTTTATATTTGTTCTCTTGTGATTTCTTAAGAACAAGGATGTTATTATAAAGTTTATAGTATTTTGAATGAAGACTCGGAATCTTTGTAGATTCTGAATGTAAATTATCATCATCGATCTTTGAGTCTTTTTCCCAAAGATCTTGTATCATGTCAAGATTCATACTTTTCAATGTCATAAAGATCATATTTAAATGTAGCCTCAGCGACTACATATTCCACATCAGTTGTAGCGGAATCAAAACTAACAGTTGTTAATGAAGTGGGAAAAAGTCCCCTAAAGTCTACTTTAGCATTAACCCTGAAACTACTATTATATATTAACAAAGTTCCATCGGAGACGTTGGGGTCTGCAGCGAGTTCGTCTCCATTGATCCAACTTTGATATTCTGCAATAGATTCTGGATATCCAAGACCTCTTATCCAGTTATGGATTTCCATATAGTTTTCAAGGTCTTCATCTACAATAAATCGAAGAATAAAATCTCCGTATTGTATTTTATCACCTGGGACAGCGCGATCCTTGAGGTATGAGGATTGAATTGCAACACCCATTCCAATCTCGGGAATGTTTGCAGCCTGTGCAAGGAAATCAACCTTCGGCGTTCTTGCTAAAGTAAATTTAAATCCAGTTGGGGCAAGAAAGTTTCTGTTAGAAATTTGTCTTGCGAACGCAGAGAATGACATAGCGTTTTATCTTTATTTATTTGCATAAAAAAAGAGGTCCCGAAGGACCTCTGGAAATATGTGAGAAGAGATCACATGAGGTTAGCAACCTTGACTCTTCTGTAGTAACGGTTTGCGTTGATGCGGAGTCTTCCGAGACCTGCGGTAGTTCCTTCTGCAAATGGGTTAGCAACAATACCGTAACGGGTCTTGAAGCCAATCTTGGGCTGGAAGGTGTCCTGACCGACGGCACGAACCATCTGGAGAGGAACATATGGGCAGTAGAAGAGACCTGCGTCGTATGCGCTAGAACCCTTATAACCAACAACGTAGTACTGATCAGCAGCAACGTTTGCAGCATAAGGATCGATGTAAACACGATACTTACCTTGGAGAACACCAGCGAAGGTGTTACCAGTGTCATCAACGTTAAGGTTAGCGTTGAGTGCAGGGGTGTAATCGAGTACACCAGCCATGGTTAGAGCGGAAGCAACGTCTGCGGAGCAGATGATGGTGTTGCCCTTTCCTCTACGAGTTCTTTGTGCGATTGCGTTGGCATCGCGCTCGATTTGGAACAGAAGACCCTTGAACTTCTCAACAGACCAACGACCGTTGGAGTCAACGTCGAGGTCGAAAGTACCTGCGGTTGCAACGTTTGCAGTTGCACCCTGTTCAGCAACCTTGTAGATAGTTCTGATGACTTCGCGGTTGATTTCAGCGAGGATCTCAGTTGACAGGATGTTTGCCAACTCAGCCTCAGCGTTCAGACCGTGAATCGCCTTGAGGTCTTGTGCGAGTTCCAAGGAGTACTCAGCTTTGAGTGCTCTGGACTTAGCGGTTACAGTGACTTTCTCGATAGAGAATGCCATCTGGTTGAAGTGGTTGTTCGCACCGTCTCCGAGAGCTTCAGCCTCAGCGGTGGACATACCCTGACCAACGGTGTAACCGAGGGAGTTTGCAGAACCAACTGGGTTCAGCGCACTTGGGTTAGTACCTGCTTGTGCATCAGTACCCATACCAGCAGCGGCATCAGAGAAACCACCAGTGAGGGAACTGTCGTTGTCCTGACCAGAGAATGCGGAATCGACTTCATCGAAGAAGGTCTCGGTTCCGTCCTGAGCGGACTGACGGGAACGCATTGCGAAGATAAGTCCAGTAGGACCACTCATTGGCTGAACGCCGCAGATGTCGTATGCGATCAGGTTAGGCATGGAGCGTCTGATCAAGGAGATCAGAACGGGATCGAAGCCAGCAACGTTAGAACCTGCAGGTGCATGACCTGAGTTAGTTGGTGCAGCTTCTCCAAGGAAGGAAGCGGTCTCTTGAGACTCTTTCTCTTGGTTCTCTAGGAGCTGTGCAACAACTCCTCTCTTGTGGGAATCGGCAATATCACTGAAATTTTCGTGATTAAGGATAGGAGCCCACTTCTCCTGTAATTGTTGTAGGTTTTGTCCGTCCATTTTACTTTTCTATACCTCGTAAGATGTTGTTAGGTGCGGTTTGAGTATTATCTAAAACTCACTTTTTAGCAACGGTGGAAAGAGCGCGAACATAAGCGTCCATAGTAGAAGATAATTCTTCCGTTGGTGCCGCTTCCTCGGTTAGTGTTTCTTCCGTTTCGTTTGCTGGAGTACCAGCGTTTCTTGGGAAGTATGACTCCCTAAGAGTTACCAGCTTCTGGTAATAGTCATTTTCACTCTCAAACTCAACATTCTCTACGAGGGACTGAAGCTTATCCTTTTGGGAAACAGCAAGACCTTCGCAAACTCTGTTGAAAACAGATTCAGCTGTGGATTCACCAAGCTGCTTATTGAGAGAAATATTCTTCTCAATCTGTTCGTTGAGTTTTGTCTCCATTTCATCTAATTTCTGTACCATGCTCTCTAGTACATCATATTTTTCTTCAGGCATCGATACATAATGTTCTTCAAAGAGACCCTTCATACCAGTAATGAAGGATTCCGTGATCTCAGACTTGAGACCATTTTCGATAGATAGAGCATTTTCTTCTAACCACTCAGCAGAAACATACTCAAGGTATGAATCTACACGCTCGGTTAGTTCTACTTTGATTTCAGCAACTTCCTCAGAAAGTGCAGTAGCATACTGCTCTTCGAGTTCTGCAGAGATTTCCTTGGCTTTGGCGCCCAGAGCAGCTTCAAAAACTAGTTTTGCCTTTTCTCTGAACTCCTCGGAAAGTGACTCGTCGCCAGAAAGAAGTGCGTTAACATCTTCTTCAATTGCAGAATCGAGTTCTTCACCAGTAAGAATTTCTTCTTCGGTGGTCTCCTCGGACTCAGCTACGACTTCAGTCTCGTCGGTGGTTTCGGTTGCCTCCTCTTCAGAAACAACTGCTTCTTCAGCAGTCTCTTCTTCAGCGACGACTTCGCCTTCGGCTTCAACCTCTTCCATTTTACCGCCTTGACCTGGGGTAGAAACTGGAGTTGCAGAACTATCTGCTGCATCAGCAGGGGCTGCACCCTTGTTTACTACATCTTTGACCTGCTTCAGCGTAGCACCAGGTGTCTTCAGCATATTGCTGCCGTCATCTGGCTTGCTGTTTTCTGGAGTTGGTCCACCCAGATCCTCGTAAGATGCTGCCTGTCCAGGGGTCGCAACAGGAGTTGCACTGGTTTCAGGTGCTGCAGCGGGAGCCGCTTTAGCATTAACAGCGGTTTTGGATTGAGTTGTGCCTACTTCCATTTCTTGTAAATCGTTACCACTGGACATTTGTACTCTCCGATTACCTTTGTATAATCTTTATTTATTTATAAGTTGAAGCAACTTATAGTGACGACAAGAAGTCATTGAACAGATTTAACTTCTGTTCGTCGAGTCTTCCTTGGTCTACGAGGGTATTTATACGGGTCTTAGTTATTTCCGCTTTCTTTTCGCGAAGGATGCTACCTTCCCATACCCACTCCTTTCCTTCCATGATTCCATCAACAAAAGCATCAGGTGCAGAAGGATCTGCTACGATGTCAGCAGCAGTTGCCAACATGAAGTCTTCACCAACAACTTTGATGCCATCAGTATCTTCTTTTAGTGAACCGATACCACGGGAAGAGACTCCTAGTTTTACACCTTCACCTAAAAGTGAGGATGCAATTTTACCCATGGGAGTAGAAAGAATTTTTGCTTTTCCGTAGAAGTTATCACCTCTTTGTTCAAGCATCGTGATTTTGTGAGAAACACGGTCAAGGTTTACAGTGGGTCCATCGGGGTGACCGAGTTCTCCTAATGCACGACCTTTTCCAGTGAAGTTCTCGTTATAACGATTTACTTCTTTTGCTAGAGTTTCGACGGGATACATGCGACCATTACGGTTCTTGATTCCGCCCTGTAGAAATACACCTTCGATATAAAGGGATTTTTTTCCACCCCTAGATTCGACGATAACGTCTACACTCTCTATTTCTTCCCTGATTAGTTTCATTTCACTATTGGTAGAGTCTTATATTTTATTTATGACTATGGACTAGTTATCGCGTTATTACTAGAGTCATGTCTCTGATAAGTACCCACACCAACTGCCTGATTGTTTTCATCATGACGTTGGTATGAAGCAGGAGTTCTAGTTCCTACTCCAGCATTACTGTTATAAGTGTATGCAATATAATCAGAATTAAAATTTTGATAGGTCACTGTTGACCAACCAGTCGTACCGCCAAGATAAGAAACAGTAGTAACTCCTGGTTGAGATGAGTCCTCATTATTGTTTTCGTCGTGACGGATATATGACATTAGTCAGTTTCCTCTTCTGGAGTTGGTTCTTCTTCAGTCTCTGTTTCTGCAGAAGCTTCTGGAGTTTCCTCTTCTTCGGCGTCAGCTTCGACTTCTGCTTGAGTTGCACCGAACATTGAAGCAGCGACTTGTGGTCTTACTTCATCAATGTTTGCAGCAGACTTCTGCATCAAAATGTCTTTCAAACGATCACTAACTTCAGATGCCGAAGCACCTTGAGCAATCATATCAACTACGTCATCCATGTTCTTAAAATAATAAGTAACTCAAATTATTTATATCTCGCCACCATCTGGTAATTCTGTGGCAGATCCGTCAACCTCTGGATCTTGTGGATCACCACCAGCCCCTAGATTAGTAGTGTCTAGTGGTAGTCCCGTACTTGGATCTACTGATTGACTTGGATCTGGAATGATTCCGTCTTTAATTTCTTTTTTTATCTGCTCATCAATTTCTATGATTTCTTGATCAGTCTGTTTGAATACATGTCTTCTCACATAATCTGCAGAATAATATCTACCAATATAAGGTTCGAGTGCAGTTGCAGTTTGAACTCTTTCATTCATTAATTCATTCTCTTTTAGTTCAGAGAAATGATTATCATAAACGTAATCATATTGAATGTGTTCTGATAATGCATCCCAATCTTCCATAGAAACAATGTTCTTGAGGAGTAATTGAGTTCTCAACATATCATGGAAAATTTGTGAGAATCTCTTTCTCATTCTTCCGACAAACTTTGTGAACTTAATTTCGTCTCTTAGAATTTCGGAAGAACGTCCAAGATTAAATCCAGTTCCTGATGCAAGTCTAGACTCGGGAACACCTAGTGCTCTGTATAGTTTCTTTTGGAAGTATTCAATATCTGCAAGTTCGCCAAGATTTTGTCCACCAGGTAAAGTAGTAATCTCGGTTCCACGTCCACCTTCGCGACGAGGGAGCCAGAAATCTTCCAGCATACTCATCATTTTGCGATCATCACGAACTTCTCCAGTGTTCGCATCATAAACCAACTTATTACGATAACGGTTCATGACTTCACGCAGATATTGTTCTGCTTTGATCTTTGGTAGATTACCAACATCAATGTAAAAAATTCTACGTTCTGGTGCTCTTGATAGTCTGTAGATAACCAAAGAGTCTTCAATCATTCTAAGTTGATTGAGTGCCTTGATTGCTTTGTGGAGATATGAAAGAACTGTATTTTTATTTCTATCTACCAGACCAGAGTGGACATAGGTGATTGCATCTTTCGAGATTCTAGTTACTGCACCTGCACCAGTTTTAAATGATCCTGCTTGTTTACCCATACGACCATTAGGATCATATTCGTAATACTCTTCAATTTGTGGAGCAGAAACTTCACCAGCACCTTTTACAGTTGCAATCGCTGGACCGAGTGGATTATTTTTATCCTTTTTAATTCTTCTAATATGACGAATCTTTTGTGGATCTATGTATCTTAGTTCCTGAATACCTTGTTCTGGTTTTTTAAAATCAATTACTTTATGATAGTAAATACGTCCATCAACATACCAGTTTCTTAGAATCTCATGACACCTATCATCAAAGTGCAATAAAGATTTGATATTTTTGAATTCGTCTCTGATTAAACTTTTCAGTTTATCCGTACAAGGAGCATTCTCCAGATCAATTTCAACAGGAGAATCATTTTGATCGGAAACGATCGCTTCGTTTATTACATCTTCAATAGCACCATCCACCTCAGGATGTAATGCCATTTCTCGATATCTTTTAATTAAATCAAACTCTGACTTATATACGCCTTCTATGTCAACATACTGTCCATAAAAACCGCTAGAAACATAATAATCCGAAGAATCTTCTTGATTCTCCGGCACAGGAGAGACGACGGACTTTTTGGATCCGTCGTCTTCCTTGAATTTAAAACCAAATAATTTAGGCATTAATTCTCAAATAGAACTCTTCGTTCTATTATTTATGTGATATCAATTAGGTAGCTGCGGGCTCTTCTGTTCCGAGTTGAGTATCACCATTAGGATTCTGTGCATCCCACCACTGAACTTGTAAAGTTACAGTAAACTCTTCAATGATATCTGAAGAATCATAAGAGACTTCGATCTCACTGACGTTTGTTGGGAAAACACCGTAGAATTCATACTGTTTTAGAACTGGAATTGAATCAGTTCCAGAAGCTCTACCGAGTTGCTTAACATGAGCCTGTCTTTGATAATCAACTGGATTAATAAGACCAGAGTTATCGTCATGCTTGTTGATTCCGTTCATCCACTTTTCAAAAGCAGTTCTGATTCTGAAATCAACATCGTTGACAACAGTAATAGTCCATGGATCGAAACTACGATCTCCTGCGACCTTCAGAACTCTACCTCTAAAAGGAACTGGAATTTCTGCAACATTGGATGCAGGAAGTTGTGCAGCCTTGCACATGAATCTAGTGATTTCATTTACACCTGCTGCACTGTCTCCCTCAGGAGTTGCAAAAGTAGGGAATATAATGTCACATTCAAACAGATTAGGGCGAGCGCCGCCCCCAATCAGTCTTGATTTAAAATCTTCTAATGTTCTTTCTGAAAATTTTGGTGAATTGGCCATTGAACGTTACCTGTAGAATAGGGTTATAAGATAAGAAAAATGTAATTAGACGGATCCAACAACTTCTTCAAAGCTAATTCCAGTTCGGTTAGCAACGAAGGTGAGACCAATGAAGTTGATTGATCTTGCAGGTTTAACGAAAATGTCAGCCCTAAACTGATTTGCGTCAATAACATCTGGAGTGTTATTTGACTCGTCGCAAACAACGAGGAACTCGGTGATACCTCTCTTCGCTTTGACATCGCGGAGGTATGGTTCAACAACGTTAACAAAATTAGATCTTGTTAACGCATCGTTGAATTCAAAGAGTTGATCTCTTGCTGCTCTCTGGATGGTATCTTCGATAGTGAGGAAGAGACGGCGAACGTTGATTCTATCGAATGCAGATGCATAGGAAAGACCAGTCTTATCGCCGAATAGGATAATTCCAGAACCAGGTGAGAAGATAACAGGGTTAATTCTCTTAGGATAGAGAAGATCTCTTTGTGCTTGAGTTGGGTTATATGCAAGTTTAATTGCGTTGTTAATAACACCTCTCTGAGCACCTGCTGGAGAGAACCATGGATAATTATTGATGGAAGTTCTTGCCATCAAACCAGCAACGTCAGCATTCAATGGAACATATCTGAACTGATTGTTGAATCTGTCAAACATGTACTTATAACCACTGTCAAACACAGCATAAGAACTTGACGTAACAGAATCAAAGAAGTTAATAATATTATTTGTTTGGTTTGTTGGGTTCGTTACGTTAACAACTCCCGCTCTATGTGGAGAGATGCAAGCAACACAATCCTTTCTACCTTCTGCAATTGCAATTAGTTTGTTTGCTTTTGCTTGTGATTCAAACAGAGTATCACCACCACTTGGTCCTTGAATCAAGAAGTTTACGTCATATTCTGCGGGATTTTCTAGAACTGTATAACTAGAAATTACGTTCGCAAGTGTTGGAGCAAATCCATTGGTTGCACCATAATCTGCACCATTGTCAAGAGTGTATGTCTTATTTCCAAGAAGACCGAAGGTGACTCCACTTGCTTCTTGACCCCATGTGATATCTGCACCACTAGCGAGGACATATCCATCTAGAGTTGTGAATTCTGGTGATGACAGAGAATCTACTGCACCTGCAAAGAGATAACTCGAATTGTTCGCAATGTAGTTCTTATAGTAGATATTCTCACTTGGAGTAATTCTTGCGTCAGTAGCCTTAGAAAGGTTGGTGAACTTCTCAAGAATGTTTCCAGAAACACCACTTACAGATCCATTGTCATCAACAATGACAACGTGCATCTCATCATTTTTGCCACTTCTAACATCAGCATACTGTGAAGTACCTGGTCTAGGTGCAATGTTCTTCCAATGAACTGTAGAATTATCCAATCCTAAAGTTTGTTGATCATACCAGTCATTTACTTGGTTTGCTGATGAGGTTGGAAGTAAACCTTCTCCGTTGTCATCAGTAGCTTCGTTGGCGTCTCTAGTGTAAGTAACGACTAAAGTTGTAGCTGCAAGTGCAACTGGTGATGCAGTATCAACAATAATTCCTCCAGTTGTGAATCCAACAACTCTTGCGGAGAAAGTTCCGTTCAGGGATCTAATTAGGTCTCCTGGGAAAGTTGCGGACTTTTCCTTGATTCTAGTTTGAATATCGGCATTACTGGTGGTAATTACAGTTGTACCGAGTCCTACACTAGCGTCATTTTCAATTCTGAACTTCTCTAGAGAAGTTGCAGCACCGACACTATTGAACGCTTGCCAATAAGTACCAGTTTCTTGTTCTACCTGAGCAAATATTCTATTAAGTCCAGATTCTGCATAATCGATTGCACTGGTTACTCCAGTAGCACTATCGGTTCTGCTGAGCATCTTAACATCAACAGATCCTTTATTGACCTTAGTGATAATACCTTTTGTATAACCATTAAATGTCTTTACAGTTCCATCGAATGGATCAGCATAATTTGTTGAGAATCCACAGGTAAGTCCCATCCCAACAGATAGACCAAAAGTACCAATAGAAACTCTTTGGTCAGCAGCTGCGTCGATGGTGCAAACTTTAAGATTGTTTGCCCAAGTTCCAGCTTGTCTTGAAGCGTAATACCACTCTGTAGCAGATGAATATGAATTAGCGTAATCTTCTTGAGACTTAATCTTTAGGGAAAGAACAGTACCAGCAACACCAGTGTGTGCGTTGACTAGATTATCGTCATCTGTTCTGATGACTCTTAGTGTTCCACCATAAGAAAGGTAAGAGGATGCACTCATCCAATATTCATATTGACCATCGGTATCTTGTGGTTTACCGAAGGTATTGAGAAGGTCTTGTTCTGTTTCCACCAGTACAGGTACTCCGATTGGACCTCTAGCAAAAGGACCTGCAATTGCTCCCACCTGATCGTTTACTGCATCAATTCTGCCTACAGTAAGATCAACTTCTCTAACTTTTACGCCTGGTGATACTAAGTTTAGCGACATGTCTTTCCCCTCTAAAGAAGATTCATATGACTGAAACTATTTAGAAATTTGGATGCTTCAAATGGGGAAACAGTACATGAACACCCTACCAATCAGGATACTCCCAATAAACTTGTTTATTTTTAGATCGTGATGTTTTAATTCTTTTTACCGTACATTCTTTACATTCATAAGAATATGCAGATGGTAAAGTGCCTCGATCTTTTCTTGTTAAGTAAAAATCATTCAATAAATTTTTTATCTGACCACAAGATCTACACTTTCTTTCTTCTAGAAATAAGTGTTCTAATTCAAATGACTCTTCAAAAGTCATCAGTGATATTCCCACATATATGACATGTCACCATATTCATCTGTCTTCCACATTGTTCCATCATTTTCTATAATGACTCCTTCGTCATCTAAACCATCACTGATAAATCCAAATGGTGCCATATCAGCTTCGATCTGATCTCTTTGGTCTTCATATATTTTTTTACGAACATCGTTGTCCGTCATTTCTTTAAAGTAGTCCTGTTGAACTAACCAAGCAAAGATGACAAGACACATTGCAAGATCATCATTACAACCTTCTTCTGCCTCGAATGATCCTGATTTTTGGATAAACGTTGTTAACTCACTAATTACATCTAGATCAGATACTAGTAACTTATCGTCCTCAATCAGCGCTTTTAGATTTAGAGATCCAATCTTCTTTACGGTTTTGGACATCTTGACACCTAATTGTGTCTTCTTACCAGAAAATCCTTGACCAACTACTTGACCCGCACGACCTCTCATGGAACACATGAGTATGTTGTCATACTCTAAGTCCATGTGAATGATCGATGCTACTTGGTCTCCAATGTCATTAACTTCTACCAATATAAATGCTTGATTGTATGCCTTCGATACATCTCTAATAATATTTGGAAACAGAATTGGTTTAATCGTATTATTTCTATACTTAGCAACTAACTTATAGGGAAATGACGTTGTGTCGCATACACAAAATGCAGAGTAGTCTTTTTCTACACCTCTTGCAACGTCAACGGTAACAACATATGTGTGATCTTCTTTTGGTTCTTCATAGATATCCAATCCTGCATTTCTTTTGATTGGATCATCATAAACAAGAGACTTTAATTTCGCTGCGGTAATCAAAGTATCAATAGATCCTAAGAACTCGCACTCAAACTCGATTTTGAATTGTTGTTCAGATGTGTTCTTAATTGTTTGTTCTTTCCATTCCAAATCCCTACCAGGGACTTCAGACCAGTGAACATCAGTTGGAATATAATCGTTCTTACTCTTTTCCGCATCATGCCACATACGGTAGAAGTGATTCATACCGTGCGGGGTAGATACAATGATTACTTTGGTGTTTTTACCAGAAGTAATAGTAGGATAAACAGAGGCAAAGAAGTCATCAGCGACGTGATTTGGGACGAACGCGAACTCGTCGAGAAAGAGGACGTTGAATGACATACCTCGGACAGCACTCGCAGACGTAGAAGCTGCCAATATCTTACTCCCATTTTCCAACTCCATTGATCCTTTGTTCCAGGCTATAATACCCTGTTGCATCCATTTAGGTAAGTTCTCGTATGCAGTTTGTAACCTTCCTAGAAGTTCTCTTGCGGTTGCCGCTTTGTTTGCAAGAATACCAATGTTGACACTATCGTTGAAAACTGCGTAGTGTAAAAGATAAGACACCACGGTGGTAGACTTACCTGTCTGTCGTGGCATCTTACAGATATTAAATCGATTCTCATGAAATCGATTAATCAGTTTCTCTTGGAAATGATATGGATGGAATTGTGTTAAACCTTCGTCTAGTGAAACAATCTTGATATAATTGTTCGCGAAATAAACAGGATCTTCTTTACACTTCATGAATTCACGGATTTGTTCTTCCGTGAATTCAATTGGTGTATTCGCTTTTTTTAGATTAGGATTACCAAGATATACGTCACTCATAAAATCACATGTTTGCTATAGAACCTATTACTTCCTGTTGTTTAAAGTAGAGTTTTAAATAAGACTTTGCGAACTCTCTCGCTTCAGTTAGAGTCATCTTATCAATCTCTCTAGATTGACGTTCGTACTCAAGTGCTTTGGTCAAGTTTGAAAGTTCGATGTCGTCTTGCATGATCAACTCCTTGTAGAAACAATAATTGGTTTACCTGGATCGGTGGCGCTGGGGAAGTAGTAACTCACCATTCCACCTGGGTAAATCTTTTCTACTTCGTTCTTAACTTCATCTCGGGAAGGTCTTGCCGTACCCTGGAAGAAAAGTTGCAAGCGATGGGACTTACCTCTCCATAACACTATTATAGTGTAAACGTTACCATATTCCTGTATCCTTTGATAGTCTTCAGTGTTCATATACTGAATTTCTTCTTTCTTAGTCTTATTGCCCCAATTTTTTGCACCGACTTTACGACACTTGACTAATGCACCAGATGCGTATGCAGAAGGCCATACGGAATAACGAGACTTGACTTTGTGGTAACAAGCGTCTTTTTCCCCTTCCTGGATATTCTCCTCGTTAGTCATATAATCTGCAACTGTATCGATGTCATCTGCAGATCTTGTTAACTTTGACTGAACCCATGCTTTGAGTTCACCCTCTCCAGTTTCACCCATCTTTTTCTCAAGACGAGAAACTGCATTTTTAATGGTTGCTAATTGACGACGGGCCATTTCGTATTCATGATCACCATCGCCTTCAAAGAGTTCAGTTCTCCAATCAGAATACTCTTTATGAGCAAGTCTTAATGCTGCAGGAGTTCCTGGTTTTAGCCTAACCTTACCAGGTCTACCAGCACCTGGGTTAGGCATAAACTTACCATCATATTGTTTTACGGGAGTACTTGGTCCAGCATTTCCTTCTGGTAATTTTTTAATAATACCAGAACCAGGCATCAGTCTTGTATTTTTAATATATTCTGAAGGATTTAGATCTTTAGAGTTTACCTTCTTCTGAAGTTTTTTATTAATATCTTTTTCTGAAGACATCTCTTTCAAGTTGCCTTCTAATTCTTCTTTGAACTTCTTACCCTTCTTCATTCGTTTGACATCATTGTCAACTTTCTTATGAAGTTCACCCATTTTCTTATCAGTCTCCAGAGCGGCATCAAGGACACCCTCTTTTGTGACTTCTGTTTCTTCTTTCTTGACACAGTTTGGATATCTCTTACCAAACATGGTCTTCATACCTTTCTTTTCATAACCTTTCCAACATTTTTCATCAATATTTTCTTCAGAAATACCTGCTGCTCTTAATCTTTTTGCTTGATCCTTATGCATGGCAACTGCCTTGTCTAATTCTTTAGCAATTTTCTTTACATTTTTAGGAATTTGTTCACCCTCACCATAGGTTTCGCAAGGATTTTTCCCACAACCGCAATTATCCTTTGCCTCAATCATCTCACTTCCGAGACCTTCAGTTGGTTTCAGTGGTTCTGTGCCAATAATATCAACAGTTTCAAATTCGAGTGCTTTGAACTCGTCTCTCCAGTTTGAAAAATCGTATGAATCGGTTACCATTTTTGCCTTTCCTTTTCTATCGGGATTTGGGTCTTCTCTGCGCTTTTTAGCGGCTCTTCTATTTCTTTCGTCTTTACTCATTGCAGCACGATCATCTGCATCACGACAAAATGGTTTAGTTTTTTGACCTGGTTGTTTCGCACAGGGTTTACCATCATATTTACCACCAGTTTGTTTCCAACCACCACCTTTGAACCAGTCGCGGAGAGAATAACCCTTGTCCTTGGCAGATTTACCATCACGTTTTTCAGTGATGATTTCTTCGTTCATTTTTTTAGTCTTCTTTTTCATGGAATTGATATACTTTCGATAGACTGCTGCTTCCGAAGTTTTGCCCATTTCTCTTGCTCTCTGTTCCATAGCAACTGCTGCCTGGATTTTGTGAGCATGAGATCTTGATGAATTGCGAATTTTAGATACAGATGCTTTAGCAGTTTCAACATCTTTGAATCCAAGTCCATGAATTGTACCCTTGGGATTTTCGTCTGTATATAAATCCGAGTGTTTCTTAGAATTCGCAGGTTGTCCCTTCTTTCTTGGAATACGAGGATTTGATTCCTCACTCATTCCTCCTCCGCCGTTGCCCCCGTTGGATCCAGAAGAACCACCCCCATTCCCATTACCACCATTCCCATTACCATTGCCGTTAGAAACACCACCATTTTTCTTACCGTTCTTTTTACCATCTTCACCATTCTCATCTTCTCTTGACAAATAACCGCCACGACCCACATAAAATCCCATGGGAATTTTTTTACATTTTTTATCAGTATAACACCAGTACTTCCCTGGGGGACAAGATTTAGCTTTGGTCATATTAGGTAAGTATGTCCTCTATCTATTTAGAATCTCCATTATTTTTGAGAAATTTTTGGAGATCCGCTGTAGAGCCAAAGAAAACCGCATTGTTTGTAACGTTTGTTGCTTTAGATGATTTTCCATCGTCCTTTTCGATGTCTTTTACTTTTTTCTGAAGATCTACCAACTTATCAGCAACATCACCAACATGTTTGATAAGTTGTCCCGCAACCTCAAATGCTCTGGGAGAATCTGATTCTTGTGCAAGTTCTAGGATCCCATCAACCGCTTCTTGGCCTTTTTCAATCAAGGAGTAAAGATTACCCCGAGTATATTCATAATCTTTTTTGAGTTGTTCTTGAGTGGAAGTAACGACTTCAGTTACCTCTGGTTCTTTCTTGATAATTTTTTCAGACTTAACCTCTGTGGGTGTAATATCCAAAGCATCATCTATTTCATCGTACTTCATGCGTCCACGTCAGTTTGTTTAGTTGTACTGTAGATTTTTCCATCATTAAAATTGAATGTAGATTCATTGAATCCAAAATCATCATCAAGATCAATCAGTTCATCGTCTGCGGCATCGATTGCGTTAACAACATCCAATGCTTCATGAGTGGTAGCGATAGTACCGTTCTCACCTCTATTTACCTTAATAACATTACCAGCAATTTCCCTGATAAACATTACTTCTTCACCAATTTGTATGTAAGTCTTAGAAATCAACTGAGTTCCAAATTCAACACTAAACTCCGTGACGTTTGCTGCAATATCTTCAGAAAGTTGGGTTGCACCATCAGAATTGTAATCTTTAAGAGCTTTAGGAGTTGCAACATAACGAAGTTCTCTGGATGCATTTTTTCTTGATGTATTCGTATAATAATCGACTTGAACTTTTTTGATTATACTATCGTTACCTGTGTCAACTGGACCAAATAGATATGTTTTTGCAGTAAAGTCTAATGTGTATACCAGGGACCTTCTTGTAGTGAAATCCCCCTCGTAATCATCATCCATCTGAATACTATTCAAGACCATTGGAATATCTCTGGTTTCACCTATTTGTTCTACTAGGTTGACTGTTAGATTAAAGTGGGGTTGAAAATATGGTAATATTTGTTCCACTATCTGTAGTGCATCTTCATTCAGTTTTGTCATAATTGACAATCTGATATTTACATTATATGGAACAGGCATAAAAGCCTTGGTCATCTTGTTCTTTTCCTGATCTACAACCTTAAAAGTTTGCATGGTTGAAGATTTTCTGGTTGGATCATATGAAATACCTACCATCTCAAATGCCATTCTAGGAAGAGTTATTGCAACTTCTTTTCTAAGATTTGGAGATTGTTCTATTCTCGCCAAAAACTTTTGCATAGGTCCATATGCAATAGGGACCTTTAATTGACTAAATCCGTTTCCAGAGGTATCTTTGTGTTTAATTTCAATATTATTGAATAATGTACCGAAAGCTATGATAGTCTTTCTTAAAATTTCGTGATAAAAATAAGTTCCAAACATTAGAATTCTCCAAAGGGATTGGTTTGACTAAAGTCAATAATTTCGTCAGCTTCTGATTCAATATCTATATTATCTGCAAATGCATCTAAGAATTCATTTGAATCAACAGTAGATACTTTATAACTTCCTGCAGCTCCTACGACAGATTCTCCTCTTTGGAATGTTCCATTGACAGTAGCTAACTTTAGAATGCGGTCATCAGCATCCCATTCTCTTACATATCCAGTAGCTCCAGAACGCTGACCAGTAACTACTTCATTGTATTCATAATAACCATAAGTATCCGACGTTGGAGAAGTAAAGGTAATGCTTGGAGTAAATGTATAACCTGCCCCAGCGTTAGAATAAAGAATCTGAGATACTTCTCCGTTTGTATTGCGAACTACTTCCGCCTTTGCATTATTGATTTCAGAACCAACCCCAACAGATTCTGCAACAAATATTGGTTCAATGAATACTTGTGGATCGGTAGTATAACCTACACCACCACTACTAATCGCAACAACTGGCAGAACTCCTGTATTCATAACTGCAGTAGCAATACCACCAGACCCGTTTGAACTAATAAATTCAATAGTTGGCGATTCCGTATAACCGTAACCAGGATTTGTTATAAGTACTCGGTCAATACCCCTCTTATTATTTACAGTTCTGGAAGTCATAATTGCAACTGCGGTTGCAGTTGCTCCGTTTACTGGGCTGGAGAAAGTTATTGTTGGTGCTATCGTATATCCAATACCAATTCTGTCGTTCTGATCGAAAGTAATACTAGAAATACCACCAGCAGATACAGTTACAGTTGCAGTAGCCTGTTCACCTTTCTCAAAACTATCTAAGTAAATTCTAGAACCCTCAGTTGCTCCAACTCCATTATAAACTGATGCTGTATCATATATTTCAAAATGATCAAAGTACTGGATACCACCAGTAGTTGATCCAAGTGATACTACATTATCATCAATAAATTTTTGATTTTCATAATTTGTACCAGAAAGATTTTCATAAAATTGTCTAACTCTAGTGCTTCCTAGAGGATCATTCCACATGGAGAAGGTAGTTCCATCCCAACTAAACTCAAGTCTATTCCACCCATTAGTGAGTGATATTGGTTCATTTAATATTGCTGTATCAAACTGTGCATTATCTGTTCTTCTTATTTCTACACTAACGGTACTATCCGCAGTCCACTTGACATTTACGAAGTTTGATCTATACAGATATCCACTAGTTGGAGTAGATCCTGCATAGTAATAATAGAATTTTACAGTTCCTACCGATTTTTGTGTTGTTACTCCACGAGTCGTATCTAATTGCCACTCCCTATCATCGATCTTGAGAGAGTAATCACTATCAATTGAATTGATAGGATAGTCGAGGACATATTCATTTGGAATTGTTGGCGTTGTGGAAATTGAAACTGTTGCAACACCGATATATTGTGTTCCTGAATTGGTGATATTAAAAGTTTCAATACTACCATCAACATTAAGAATTGCACTAGCTGTAGCAGTTACACCGATACCAAAGAAAGGTTTTTGTATCTTAACTGTGGGTGTAGTTACATATGCACCATCATGGATTAGATCTACGTATTGTAGAGACTCGTAAGTCGTATCAGTAACAATTCCTGAAACAGAAGCTACCGCAGTTGTTGCACCAGTTCCTACAAGATTAAGCGTCAGAACATTACCAAACTTAGATACAGTCTCATTGACTGTAGATCCTTCATTATCTACTTGTGCAACGTCAATAATCTCATCTTCAAATTCAAATCTCTCACATAAGAGTTCATAAACATATAGATTTCTGAGTTGATAGAAAGGTTTTTTTCCTTCTACAAATTTAATTTCAAAAAGTGCTCCCTCTAAAGGGAAAAAGATCAGGTCTCCTTCATTAGGTCTTTTAGCCTTCTTTCTTTCTCCAACTGGGAACTGATCGATAATTGGTTGAACAAAATCATCATATCTTTCCTTTGATATGACAAGAGTTAATTCATCTGTATTTCTAACGCCAAACTTTGTGAGGAGTTCTGCGCTTGCACCCTGGAACCCCTCATAGTTCATCAGATATGCTTCGATTCTGAAACTATCGTCAAACTTTGCAGCAGTGTTTTCTCGTATAACAGTATTTTCCCCAATGATCTTTCTTGGCAAGTACAGTACGTCCTCGCCATACATTTTTAACTGTTCATTGACTAAATCCTGAATGAGTCTCTGCTCACCAGGAGATCCTTGGAGAAAATAAGAATTTAGTGGAGACATATCAGCCTATTAGATCGATTGGTGGTAACTCATATTCATTCTTAAGTTGCTCTTCCAGTTTTTCTATTTCTGCAAGACCATCTTCATAAATTTGTCTTCCATTGAGTTGAACTCCACCTGGAAGAGTAACTCCCTGGAACTTAATCATATTCATGCCCCACTGTTTTTTAATTAGTGCAGTAAGATACCTCTTTAACCAAAAATCATTGTAAACTTTACTAGCATCAGCAGGATTCACAATCCTGTAACAATCAATAATTATATATTCATTTTCACCAACTTCACTCCAGTCAATATCAAGATATAACTTGTGATTAGTCTTATTAAATCTAATCATTGCCTGTGGATTTAACAGGTGGTCAAGATCTTCAAGATATCTTTTGACCATTGAATAATTCAATAAATCCAAGGCACCATAATAATAAACATCATTTAAAAACAATTGATATTTAATATTGAACAATCCATCAGATATGGTACTAGAATTCAATTTTAATATTGAGTTAACACCAATGATAGAATCTGGTAAAGGCAAATAATTTACACCTTCAACATATTCTGCAGAAGTTAATCCAGCGCCAACAACGGTTGCAGACTGAGTTGTAGATATTCCAGTTTGTCTTATTGTAGTTTTTTCTGCTGGTGTTAATTTATGTTTTAGGTAAACACGTTCAATACCATCATAGTGACGCTCATGAAAGTATTGGATCGCATCATCAATTAGATTGTCAATTTGATCGTCATCTACGTTTATTTCTAAGACTGGCTTACCTAGTTGTTTGAGGCAGTATTCTTTCAACTCCGCTCTACTAGATGGTTGCGCCATAAAAAAATACCTCTAGTTTCCTAGAGGTATTTATAAACCATGAGAGAGTTCTTACTCTCCCTTCAGTTCGCGGATCTCTTCGCGGAGGGTATCAACCTCTGCCTTAAGTTCCTTGATCGCCTCAAACGCGACGGCAACGAGGTTTCCGTAGGATACTGCCTTAATTCCCTTCTCCTCACTTACGAGTTCTGGGAACTCCTTCTCAACTTCCTGCGCGACAACACCGATTTGTTCTTTGTTGTTAAGATCGATACGTTCGTAACGATATCCAGTGATGCGCGAGATCTTATCTAGGCAATTTTCAAGAGGTCTGAGGTTAGTCTTGAGTTTGATATCAGAGTTTGCCTGAACTGTTACAGGAGCTCTAAATTCACCGTCTGTTCTAAAGACAAACGCTTGTTGATTTCCAAATCCATTTTGAAGATTTGTCCACAACTCAATCTTGAAGTCGGAAAGAATGAAAGTATCTTCAATGTCTATATTGATATTAGAATCTGTAAATCCTCTACCAACATCACCGTTTGCAATGACCATACCATCATCAGATGATGCGATCATCAAACCTCCACGACCAGAAACCTGTGAGATAGATCCGTTAGAACCGAATCTGATGTAATCTGCCTGTTGGTTTGAAGGATTATCAGGTACGGTAGAGATATCTGAGAAGTCAATTCTTCCATTTTGACCAACAGTCATAACTGCGTCTAGAGTGTCTGCAGCATCAGATCTGAGGAATGATGCACCTTGGATTCCATCAACGGTATCCGCGTCAAGACCAGATCCAGAACCGTCGTTTCCAGTGTGGAATACCTGGTTACCACCGATTTCTAGGTTAGCGAAGTTGCCTTGGCACCAGCCAATGTTTTGTGAGGTAAGAACTGCACCCCATCCATCTTCGTTCTTGATTACAAGACCACCACCGTTTGTGGTGAAGGTTTGCGCGGGCGCGGTGGCCTCCGAACCATATGCACTATCATTATAGAAGTTTTCGTCAAATGCAAGTACTCCAACTGCTTCCGTATAGTACGAAGAACTCATTTCAGAGTTATTGAACTTGATGGAGTTCGTTGTGATTGGAGTAGTGACTGAAGTGAAACTCAGGTTATTCGCAACCGTATCATTTGCATCAGCTCTTACGAAAGATGATGCCTGAATACCATCAAGTAGGTCTGCGTTCAGATTATTAACCAGTGTGGTAGAAGAAACACTGAATGGTGCGGTTCCAGTTGCCTGGGTGAAGGTTCCTCTACGGAACTGCATGTCACCAATAGAGGTTAGATCTCCACTGTTGTTGATGTTTGCAACATCGGTACTACCAGTAGACTCTCTGAAGATAATTGAAGTGTTGTACTGGAGGTAAAGTGAATTGTTATAAAGTTGAATTCTACCCGATGAATCTCCAGTAAATGAAGAGGAGTTAGTGAAGGTAATATCCTTACCACCGAGGACTGTAAATCCTGCGGACATTGTTCCAGAAAGCGTTGGATCTCCAGTCAATGTGTAAGTAGAACCATTACCAATCAACATACTACCGTTACCTGGTAACGCGCCTAGGCCCGTACCACCTCTTGCGATAGAAAGTTGTCCAGTACTGTTGTTAATATCTAAGTAATATGCACCGTTCTGTCCACCCAGGGTCGCGGCATCAACATCACCACTATTGGTAGAAGATCTAATTGTTATTTCACCATCAGTTCCGACTGCAAATGTACTTAACTTGAACTTAGAAATACCAACTGTAGAATAATCATCTGGAGTAGAAACAACTCTGTTGAGAGTCAGTTGAATATCACCATAGTAGGTGTTGATTCCTATACCACCAGGTGCTAGATCTGCAGAGGTGTAAGTTACACCAATTGGTTGAGTTGTTCCAATACCAACAGACTTGATAACCTTCTTAAAGGAAGAATCACCGTAAAGAACAACTTCTGCGTTTGCAGTTCCAGAACCCAGTCTAGCAGGATCAAATACACCAGAAATGATATTCTGAGCATCAAGTGAACTGGAGGAAAGTAGAGAGAAGTTACTAACGTCTGAAGAAGAAGTGTTTACAGACTTGGTGTAAACAACATTTTGTTCCTGGAAGGTTACGACACCAACGTTTGCTCCGTATGCAGTGTCCAGATCAATAGTGTTAAGGATAAGACCGTTAACAGAACCCAGTGCTTGATTTCTTGTGGTATGTAGTGTGAAGGAGTTGGTTGTCGTAGAACCAATGTAATAGAAGTTTCCAGTTGTAACACCAATTGGCGCTGCACTTCCAACTTGAATTCTAATGGCATCACCCTGAGTAAATGGGTGGTTTTTGAATATGATCTGATCAGTTTGAGTTGTAACACCAACTCTACTTAGAGAGTGTGTTCCAGTACCAGAACTGAGAAGTGACTTGACGGTCGTGAGTGCGTAAGTAGTGTACAGTTGAACTGATGTAATACCAACTGTCTTGATGTAATAAATTTCACTATCAAGTAGATCACTAATTACAACACCACCGTTCGTTTTGTAAAGAACTGGGTCTCCATCAACAAATGGGTGACCAGAACCAAGAATGATGCGATCATTTGCAAAGTCAACGCTACCAGAGACAAGATAATCGGTTGGAGTAAATGTCTCAGTTAGTGCAATACCAATGTTCGTTGAATATCCAACTGCACTTTCATCAGCGATGTAATCTGGAAGAACAGTACTACCAGGGAACTTCTGAGTACCTGCGCTGCCTTCTTGCAGTGCAAGATATAGTCTTGTTTCAACTTCACCAACATCAATTGTGAAGTTAGATCCACCAACTCTACCACCAATTACATTTGGATCATTCAGAGTTAGAGTATCACCAACTGCATATTTAAATCCACCAGTTTGGATAGCAACGTTTGTTACGTTACCAGAAGGTCCAATGGTAATCTTAGCACTCGTTCCAGTACCAATACCAGAAGATTGATCCAGTCTTACGCCAGTGTAAATGCCTGGGTTAGAATATCCAGAACCACCTTGTAGATTAGTAACTGCAATTGGTACACCCTTAACTAGACCAGTTGTGCCATAACCAATTGCAGGGTCTACAACGGTTGTATTAACACCAACTCCTGGAGGTCCTGTAACGAGACCAATTGCACCACCACCAGTAACCGCAGATACAACTTCAAATCCGTTACTGAAACTGAAATCTGTAAGTGCAATACCAGCATCATTAGTGGAATCAAGAATCAGGTATTGTCCGAGCAAGTCGGAGATTAGAACGAAGGAGTCAGTTGGTTCAACAACGGTATCACCCTGATTGAGATTAGTTGCAGGAATCAAGTTTACAAGTTGAATTCTGCCGCCATCATTATCAGATCTGAAGTAATTTACAGATCTTGGTGGAACTAGGTCAGCGTTGATCTGACCAATTGCATTCAACTGAACAATTGCGTTTGGAATTGCGTTAGTTGATACGGTCTTATCAAGAACAGAACCAAGTCTGTTGTTGAGGAACGATCTGATTGCTAACTGAGTTGAAATTCTGGTGTTCTTAGCACCACCAGTTTCATTGTCTCCAAGACCAACATCAGTGGAGAACTCTTCAATAACAGCACCACCAGATAGGGACAGTCGGATAGAATCCAATGTACCGATGGTAACGGTGTTGTTAAAGATAATATTACCTGTTCTGTTGAATGCGGTAATTGCATCACCAACCTTAAAGTCACCCAGTTCGTTAGTACCTGAGGAGTAAACTCGTCCACCAAGTTCAGAGACCTGCTCAGTATTTGGATCGGATTTACCTCCATTTTCTGGTAGAGCGTTATAGTCAATACCAGAACCAGAGTATTCCCAGGTATGTGCAGAAGAGTTAACGATGGAAGGTCTATGGAAGTGTAGTCTATAATCTTCGGGTAGATCTGCAACATTAAGAATCTGGTTACCAGTTGTGGTGGAGTCAACCTTAAACTCAACGGTCCAATAAGTAGATAGTCCCGCAACAACAGTAATACCAATTGCAATTGGGTTTGGTGAGGTGTGATCGGTAACTGTTAAATTACTAACACCATCGGAAACTGCGAATGGTCTTCTGATACCACCAGATAGTTCCAGACCAACTAGAAGTTCTCTACTAGAATCGTAGTAAGTTACAGCGTAACCAATTGCAGTACCACTAGCAACAGTCTGTTGAATAAGTCTACCTGACTGGAAGTTTGCAGTAGAACCAACACCCGCTAGGGTCAACATCTGATAAGAGTTGTGTGCGTCGGTAACCTGAGTTGCGAAGAAGTCTTGTGCTGCCTTCGTCAGGGTATGGATACCACCGCCACCAGTATCTTGTAGATCAACTAGAAGTGCAAGAGAGTCATCTTCATAAAGTTGAATGGTATTTGCATCAATGTAACCAACATAATACTGGTTATCATTAACAAGACCACCGATAATTCTTTGTGGTTGTGCGTCCTCATCTCCATTGTAAACAACAGGATCACCATTGGTAAATCCGTGGTTGGTGATTGTGAGAGTTTCTGCAACCGTGTTGACCGCAGTTGCTGCATTAAAGTCCTTCTGAGTTGTAGTGGGTTTGAATAGGTTAGTTCTATCTACTAAACTATCATCGAAGAATCTAAGAACATAGTTATCGATGTCAGAACGTCCGTAACCTACTGCCTTAAGGGTCTGTAGACCACCTGCAGTACCAGTTGCAGCGATTCTACCTCTATCGAAGATAAAGGAGTTTCTAGAGAATCCTGTCGCCCTTAGAGAGTAGAAACCAAAGTTGGTTGCGGAGTTAGTAATTGAGAGATAACCACCAGACTGTGCAAGTGAACCATATCTACAGAAGATTTGGAAACAGGAAACAACCTGAGAATAACCATCGTTAATAACACGCCAACCAATACCACCGAAGGAAACCATGGTGAATGCCGCAGCAACCATGGACTTACCCTGTTCAGGTTGTACACTGTCTGCGTTGAGTTCGACTTCTTCTTTAATAATTGGAGTGTTTGGTGACTGTACCTTAGCACCGTCAACCAGAATACCGTTACCTCCAAGGAAAGAAAGAATCGAACAGTTCTGAATATAAGGAGATCTACTGATAATTGGTTTATCCAGTTTGGTTGCATAACCAGTTCTGGAGACCGATGTATCTGATGGATCGTCAAATGCAACTGCGAATCTCCAAGTAGACTGAGGAATACCTGCAGCATCAATCGCATCCTTCATCGCGAAACCAGTCAGATACATACCGTTTCTTACACGGAAGAGGTCCTTACCTTGGTTCTTAGGTCTAATGATGGTGTTTCTTAGGTTATCACCAACAACTGCGATATCATCATAAAGGATGATTGGGTTGTCTTCTACGTAGTTACCAGCCTCAACGAAGATACAAACTGGTTGTGATTGTGTTTGGGGATTATCGAGTGCTGGGATAGAACCGATTCCACTAACTGCAGTTGTAACAATACCGACGTAGTTATAGATTGACTGTCTTACATCAGCACAATCTGCAATACCGAAGTTAATTGAGGTTGGAATACCTGCCAGTGATCCACTAAGTACAGCAGTTGTAAGGATACCAACTAAGTTATCGATTGATGCCTGAGTGTTTGCACAGACCAAATCACCTTTGTTAGTTCCAATACCAGGATCAAATGGTCTGGTAAAGTCTTGGAAGTTTAATTGGTTAGTAATTGCCTTCTTAGCATAGTAGGCAAGACTTGTAAATGCATAACCAGAAATCGCTTCTTCTGCAACCAATCCATCAGTCTTAGGATTACCAGCACCATCAAAGTAGAACTTAGTTGCACGTTGAATATGTTGGTTACTACCAAACGATACATCCATTGTGACTGCATCAATGATATATCCAAGGTCTCTTGCACACTTTCTACCACCTGTGACCATGGTAGTTGCAATACCTACGTTTCCGCGAACGTTGGTTTCATAATCAACGACAAAGTAACCATAGTTTGGAGTAGTGGAGATTCCAGAAGTAGAACCTGCTGCGACGGTTGTGGTAACAATACCAGTCAGTGTGGTGATTGTGGACCTTACGTTAGCACAATTGGATGCATTATTATTACTTCCTGTAAGAGGATCACTTGGTGCTGTTAGATCTGTTACTGCAAGCAAGTTACAGACTGCAGAGGACATACCAACCGCAGCTTCTGTGAATGCAAATACAGACTCTGTTTCTTCACCGAGTAAACCATTTCCTGTTGGGTTTCCGTTCGCATCGAAGTAGAATCCCATGAATCTTCTTGCGTATTCGTTACTACCGCAGAAGATATCAGTCGAAATTGCATCAACAAAGTATCCAAGGTCTCTCTTACACTTAACTTCCGTAGAAGAAATGCCAGGATAGGTTGCAACAGTTGCTGCCCATGCATAATCAATGATTTCTTGTCTGTTCTTCTGGATTAAACGATATGCAGTGTAGAATCTGGATCTATCAGTTACAGGACCGTCATCGCCTGGGAAGTAGAACGAGGGAACATCGGTAACACCAATTGCGACGGATGCAAGTGACTTATCAATAATTTCTTGTCTGTTTCCACTTAGAAGAAGTCTTGCGCTCTTATTTCTATTGAAATAGTTTGCATTATTATTTTCTGGATCTTGGGTGATCGTAAAGTCAAAACTCTGTTGAGTTACAGAAGGATCACTGTAGAATGTTGGTGGAGTTTGATTATTAACAACATACTGAGTGATATATCTCAGATATTCAAAAGCATATAGTGCAGGTTCGGTAGTGGTTGAGAAAGTAGTAGTACCAAAACCTACAGCACGTGCTCTGATTTGGTTGTTTCCACCGAATCTGATGTTATAGATTAGATCATCTAATGTGTCCCCAACGTAAGTCTTCCAAATGGACTGATTATAGTCTGGGAAAATGGTTGAAAGACCAATATTTTCATAGTTAAATTCAACTTTACCAACAACTTCATCAACAATGAAGTCTTTGTTGTTCTCCATCAAATCACCAGCATCCAGATATCTCTGACCTGGAATTACGAATGAATCGAAGGATGCCAATTGTGCAGCCCTTCTGATGGACTTGGTTGGTAGAGTCTTACCATCGTTGGTGTCATCACCGTTAACTGCAGATACATAATATCTGTTTTCATACAGACCTTGACCACCAGTGTTAAATCCAATGGTATTATCTTCTTGTAGAGAAAGAACCTGACCAACTTTACCAAGTCTTGCAGGTAACGTTAGTGTATAATCCGTTGCAATACCAGAAGAAGAAGTCTTCAGAGTTACATTTCTAGAAAGACCTGTAGTTGTGTTAATACCAGATATTGTCACAGATGACATAATGCCAGCATTCGCTACGAAAGTACTGACACCAACTATATCGGTAGAATCTCCATCGATAGTAATACCAGTGGTTCCAATACCAATCTTGACTTCTCCACTGACTCTCATATCGCCAGTCATATGGAAATCAGTTTGACCTACACCATTGATGGTTGCAGATCCAAAAGTAGAAACACCAGTATTCTTTTGATCAACACCAAAGATGTCCTGAGTTACTGTAAGAATACCGATAACTGCACGTTCAAAGTTTGCAGAATTTGCAATGTTACTTCCTTGAATTTGAACTGCGGTAAAGATACCAGTGTTAGCATATACACTATGGATACCTAAACCATCTGCAAATCCAGTAGTAAGTCCGAGGTATGTACCAATACCGTTATTGAAGTATAGATTATCAAATCTAGCAGTACTTACACCAATATCAGTAAAGATGCCAGTATTTACGAAAGCATTATCGATAACTACACTACCAATACCAACAGAAGAACCAAGAGAAACGGTGTCAGTTGCAGTAATTCTAGTTGCGTTTATATTTTCGCTGACCGTGAAGTTGGTAGCAAAACCAGTATTGAATCTTAGTTCGTTGGTATTTTGAGTAGTTACGTTGACATCAGTAAAGATACCAGAATTAATGTATGCAAGAGGAGTTGCAACCTCTTCTATAGCTGCAGCTGTAATGATACCAGTATTAATTTCTGTTCGATCGATGTAAGCACTACTAATTCCAGCAGAAGTAATGATACCAGCAGCAATATTTGCAGTTCCTACTTGTAGTAATGGGGTATCAAGAGCAGTCGCAACACCAACGTTTGCATAAACATTGGTTGCATAGACATCAGTTACATGAAGTACAGTACCAATACCAACATCAAAGTTTGAAAGATCTGTATAGGAAGTGGTAATGCCAACTTCACCGATTACAGAGTTGGTGATATTAAGGTTGGTTACGATACCACTATTAATGTAAGCAGTGCCACCATAAGAAACATCATAATTTAGATTTGTAGATATTAGTGAAGTGATAATACCACTTGCTGCCGTAATATCACTAGCAGTTACATTAATAGTTCCTACTCTTTCAACTTCTAGGTGAGTGCCTTCAAATCTTCCATAATTTGGATTTGTTACCAAGAAGTCTGATGTAATACCAGTTGCGGGACCCCAATAAACGTCCCTCTTAAGTGAGATTTGGAAACTTCCATTGGATACCGCAGCAGCTGCACCATAGGAAACTGTAATACTACCAACTCCAATAGAACCTACAATTGGAGGGACCCCTGTAAATGCAATTGGGTTTTCAACAATATCACCAATTTCAACATTAGATGTATTAACACCAGTAATTACAGTAAGACCAAGACCGATGGATCCACCAGTGACTGTAAATAATTCATCTCTAGTATTTGTTGCGGGTGCGGATAAAGTAATAGCACTAACACCAATAGCAGCAATGGTAGTTCCTTCCGCTGTTGCTCCGAAAGTGATACCGTATCCTACGACAGCACCTGTCGTGTTAATACCGCTGATAGTGGAAATACCTGGACCTCCATCCAAGTAACCGAAACTAGTTGTAATAGATCCAGTTCTTTCAATTGGTTGGCTTACAAATATTTTACTAACACCAATATCAGTAACTATAGCAGGGTTTTTAATCGTATATACAGATACTGTGCCTGCTGCAGATACTCTATCTCCACGGAAAATATTAGAAGTGTCAATACCAGTAATTTGGAATGGTAGATAATCGACTGTACTACCAGTTTTTGCAATATCTCCAGTATTATTTGCTACAATATACTTTGCAGTTAAAATGCCAGGTCCACCATCTCCACCAATGTTTACATTTGGTTCTATGGATAAACCATGTCCTTTATATGAAGTAACAGTTCCAAATCCAATGCTGGATACGGTCAGATTTCCATCACGAATCTCTACATTATTAATAACAGTAGCAGCTGCAGATACCCAAATACCCTGAGTAAACGTTGCACCGCCACCAACTGTTGTAAATCCAGTTACATTGAGGTCGCCACCTATCTCAGCTTGTCCCCCAATATCAAGGTCACCTGCACCAAAGATGAATCCACTATTGACATTTAAGTTACCATTATTAAGGATAACGTTGTCGCCAAATGTACCTGTTTGTTCAACCGCTAAATTGACTGCAGTTAGTGACGTTACAATACCAGTGGTAACTGTGAGACTCTGAGTATTGAAAGAAGTCGCAATACCAGAGTTCATGCGAACAATACCGTTATCACTGATGTTGAAGTAACATCTGTCAGAAACAACGTAGTTCTGCATGGTGAGACCGACACCTGTTATGTCGTTCTCTGAAATAAGTCTATTTGCAGTCCATTGTCCAGCAACTTGACCAGTAGACTGTCCAAAAATTTCTCCAGCACTGAATATTCTTCCCGATAAAACAGAAAGACCTGCACCAATGGTTGCGATACCAGAAACTTCTAGATCTTCACCAATTTTAGCAAACTTAGTTAGTTGAAGATTACCCGCACCAATACTACCGATACCAGCACTATCAAAATATGCGGTGAAAGAAATATTAGAGAATTCACCAAACTTAAAAGTTTGGCGATTGGTCATCTTAATGTCAGTTGATGTACTCAGAATAGCATTATTGCTTATTCTGATATTAGTGCCATTAATAATTTGAGTAATTGTTGTATTTGCAGGAATATTTGCTGTTCCATTAATGTCGTCAGTAACGACCATTCCTGTAGCAATACCTTCCCCAGTATCATCAATAGTAATGATATTAGATCCTGCAGTTGTGTCACCTGCTTGAATTGTTCTACCAGCAGTAGTATTAAAAGCTAATTTATCAATTTGAACTTGACCAGCACCAACTGCGAAAACTCTAGTATCATCTTGGATACCAGGTCCAGTCACCCTCCAAGAAGCAGCAATACCACTAGTATCAATACCGACAATGAATTCTGGACCAGTGGTGGGGTCTACACCATCATAAAATCCGTCTAATTCACCATCTTGAGTGGCAAAATATCCAGTATCAAAGGTGTCGGAGAGAGTAATAGTTGATTGTCCAACACCCGTGACAGTTGAAGTAGTCGCACCAGCACCAATAGTTGCACCACTACCAACGTGAACTTGTGGTCCAAGAGCAAATCTATTTCCAATATCAACGCCAGCAGTAGCAATACCAGTGATGGTATTCTGACTATCGAAATAAGAAATAATACCAGTATAAGTTAATGTAGGATCAGGGAGCATGAAGAGATCGCCCCTGATGTCAGTCTTCCCTTTTACATATAGACCTTCGTTAAGTGATCCCGTTCCAATACCAATTGCGGTTTTATTTAATATTTTTTGCTCTGCTAAGGTTCCAACTAGGGGAAGACCTCCTTGAGTCACACCATCATGTACGATTGCCACATCATTAGTGGTATCAATTGTTAGTTCTCCGACCGCACCCGTGAAAACAGCATGTTCGGCTGCTGTACCCCTTCTAAGTTGTACCTGTTTGGTCATAGTACGACGTGCTCTTCAACTACTACTTTCTCTGATATATTTAGTATCTTAAATTATGGACACAAATACTCTTGGTGGTTCAAAGTTGCGTTTTTCCGTTCCGCCACCTGACAATCCGCCACCAGCGAGACCACCTAATCCGCCAGCACCCTGAGCTGCCTCACCATTAGGATCATACTTACCGATATAAATCGTACCAACACCGATGTAAGGTGTACGTGCATAAGCTTCGAGTCCAGACGCAAGACCGAATAGTCCTCCCGTTCCTTTGTGAGTTCTGGCAATAGATTCATCCCCAGATCCAAGTATGGTGATTGTTCCGCCACCTCTATAGTGGGGAATATATTGAATGTTTGGATGATTAAGTTCACCAGAAACTTGGAATAGAACAGTGTTAGAAACTCTAAGTTCTCTTTCGATTCTAGTTTCTGCAGAACCAGAGAACGTTGCAAATCCGAGTCCAACTGCTGTGTATTCTTTTTCAATTCTTGTGGTAGAAGATCCACCAATGTCATAAAGAATAGTTCCACCAACTGGATTGAATCTGAATTTCTCTGCAGCTCCATTGAGAGTAGAGAATGTTCCAGAACCAGAGAAGTTTGCTCTCGAATAAGATTCTTCTGCAATTCCTGTAATGGAGAACGTACCAGAAGTTTCTGGAGTAAATGTAAACCTTTCTGTTGCAGAACTGGAGAATGTAAGATTTCCAGTAGTTGTATAATCCTGGAAGAGGTCAACCTCTCTAGTTCCAGCAGAACCAGAAACTGTGAGAGATGCAGTTTCGTTCTCATCAGTAAGATTCTTAGTGAATGAGTATAGAGCATCACTAAAGTGATCGCACTCAAATACATCATTATCACAAGTAATATCGAGATTTAGTCCAACTTTGAACAGTACACTGCCAAAGATTGAAGGAACGTATCTAACTTGAGCGATAGCACTATCACTAAACTCAATCGTACCAGATCCGACCTCATCAAAGGTAGTCTTGATATCGGAAACAGCACCACTTACAGTCAGAGTTCCTGATCCAATAACAGGAGCTCTGTTGTAAGATTCTAGAGCGTTTCCAGAGAAAGTATAGAGTACTGTTTCATCTGCAGGATCTGCAGTTCTTGCCTCTGCGGATCCTCCCTGAACGAATAGAGTTCCAGATGCCTCATATGCAGTTACTAATCTGACATCAGAAGCAGCACCAGAGAAGTTGGCATTTCCAGATCCAACATAATCATATACAACTTTCTCTACCGTTTCAGTAGTTTGGGTAGATATGGTGATAATTCCAGAAGTACCTGGATCACGATCATCGCCATAGTAACCATATACCTGAACAGGACGCTCTATAGCGTCTCCACTTATATCGAATAGGATTACATTTACATCATCATCGACTTGATTGCCGAATGCCTCAGAAGCAATACCTGTGACATTAATAGTGCCTCTACCAAAGTATGGTAGTAGAGCTCTAGTGATAGTAAGTTCTCTATCATCATTAAGTCTGAAGGTGCCAATGCCAGGACTACCAGGTCCTTCAACTCCACCTGCATTGCCTGGGTAAATTGGTGAGTAGTATCTTCCACCAATTGGATTTCCGGCAATATCAAATCCACCTGGACCGATGGAGAACAGGATACCAGTTGTACCAACGCCAATATTCTGGTCAATACCATAATGTGGCGTGTAATCAATATTTGGATGATTAAGTTCGCCGAGGATGGTAATACCGCCACCGTCAGTGGAGGTGCCACCTTGACCAAATACACCAATCGGTCTGGTGGCTGCATCTCCAACAAAGGTCGCAATTCCAACACCAGCATAATCATCAGTCTGACGTTCGACAGCGGTTCCTGTGAGAGTAATAACTCCAGGAACACCAACTTCACTGAACGTGAGAAGAGGTTCTTCAATTTCTCCAGATATTCTGAAGAGAACGACATCTTCTGGAGTTTGAGCAATAAATGTCTCAGATGCAGTACCAGAAGTATTGTAAAGTATAACTTCTTCTGGGGGATCTCCAGTAAAGCTTTCTTTGGCTGCAGTGCCTTGAGTGGAATCCCAATATTGTTGATCACTATCAAATGTTGGAGTTGATCCATCAAGAGTGAGATTACTACCCTCGAATATGGATCGTAGGAACTTGATATTACCAGAAGCCTCATGTGAAAAGGTTCTAGTTGGATTTTCAATCTCACCACTAATCTGGATGCCAGTGGTCCCTATACCAATATTCTGATCAATACCATAATGAGGCGTATAATCTACGTCTGGGTGGACGAGAGGTCTGCCTGAGATGGTGATACCACCAGAAGTACCAGCACCAGTAACTTGATAGAGATATAATAGTCTTGTATCGCCTTCTACAGTCTGATCGAAGAGGATTGAACCGAACGGTAACTCGGTGAAATCCGTTTCGGTAATAAGTCCCCAGTTCTGATCACTTCCACCAACGGGATCGGTAATAAATCCCCAATTAATTGGAGCTGCCTGTTCGTAAACATAACCCCAATCTTCTGTGCCAAATCCGATAGAAGATTTGTTATAACTCCAAGTTACACTTTCGTCTTTCTCGCCAAGACTGAATAGTGATCCATTACCGTCCAGTTCGACGATGAATGAAACACCAGTAGGTACAGAACCTGCACCAAGTGTAACAATACCTGATGTGCCAGGATCGTTGTCGTCTCCGTAATAACCGTAATTCCACTCTTGTCTGGTTAGACCAACGCCACCAGCAGAGAACAGTATGGTATCTTCTGGAGTATTAGCTACAAACTTCTCAACAGAAGAGCCCGAAATGCTGTATAGTTGGTTGTTCTCTGGTGGGTTAAAAGAGACTTTCTCCGTAGCACCCACGGTGCTTTCGTCGAATCGGAGAGTTCCCGAAGCTTCGCCAGTTTGTCTTATTAATCTTATACCACCGTCTTCTCTTATCTCGAAGAGTTGACCAGTACCAACCCAGACCTTAACAAGTTTCTTGAGTACTTCTCCAGCAAGAATAATGTAAAGGTCAAGTGGGGGTGTATAATCTTTAGTAGTCTTAGCCTCTCCAATCAATCCACTTGTAGTGAGACCGCCGCCAGGATATTGATCCTGGGTTTCGTAAATAAATCCGAAATTTAAATAAGGTAACCCTGGCGGAGTAGAGGGAATTGGAGTTGGAGGATAATACAGGTCCGTACTATAATCTGGTATACTCTGAACAGGCAAACCACTTCCATAATCAACAGTAGATGATACAGAACCCGAAAGAGTTCCATAATCTTCCTGTTCATAAGGAAAATCCGCTTGTTCCAGATTATACTTATAGACGCTTGGCATCAGTACGACCTAACATATAGTTTAGAGATCACAAAGGAGGGGATCGCTTCATAATAAGCAACCCCCTCACAATTCAAAACTATTAAATTAAGAAACAAGATATAATATCAGTCAAGTGCGACATTCAGTGTGATCTTAATTTGGTCACCGTTATTTTGGATCGTGTATGGTCCGTTGGTGAATCTCTCAGCATACATGATGCTGGAGTAGAGGGTACATGTTCCAGCACCACCAACAGCATTTTGAGTTGGGTTAAGTGCAGGAGTTGTTGTAAACTCGTTATTGTTTGGTACGTTGAATACGGTATAAGTTCCAGCTGAGGTAGTGGTGTTTGCAGTACCTGCAGCAATATAAATGATGTCACCAGCGACTAATCCGTGATTAGTTGCAGAAATTTTGGAGAAACTGAATGTAACATCGGGGTCGGTTGCAACCTGAATGTTATCGATCAGTGCATTATCCAAATAGATAACTTTCAGTGCTCTGTCAACACCAATAACCTTAGTTCCCGTTACAATACCAGCATTACCTCCAACAACCATTCCAAGAGTGATACTATCTACACTCTGGTTAGCATCAACTGTGAGATATGAGTTACCAATAACACCGATAACGGGGTCAGAGTTGTTTCCAAGGCTTACTGTGGTTCCAATACCAACATCTGCTCCATGTACAACACCTTGTACAGTAGATGGCATGTTGTTAGCACGAGTAACGTAGTAGCCGTATACGTCACCAGCAGCACCATCGAATGTGAAAGTTTGCTCTGGATACGTTGCAGTAGTACCAGAACCAACCTGAGCAATGGTCCAACGAGAACCGTTAAGAAGGATACCTGTTTGTTGGGTATACGACTGATCAGTTCTGTTATTTACGCAGAACGGATAACCAGTTGTAGGTGCATAACCGTATGCATTGGTGTTACCTACACCATATGGTTCAAAATATGCGGTTGGCGAAGGTACGTCAGACTCCGCTGGGGTGGTGTTCGATGTGAACAGTTTGAGAACAAGGTTTCTGGGGGACTGATCACCAAGAGTAGGAACGTGGTTGTTATTTGCAACCAAGTACCTTAGTGATTCAAGTTCTCCAATATTGGGGACTAATAGTGCCATTTAAAACAACTCCCTTCTTGGCTACAGATGAAATAACTATTGTTATTTATAAATTTAATTTCAAAGAGATTAGAAATCTCCTGATATTACTGACCGAAATGACTTCAAATTGCAGTATGTCACCCGATCGGATTATATTATCCCAATTATTTAGGGTATCATCTCTGACAATTTGACCATTACTTATACTGATATATTGACTATTTGTTATGCTATTGCTTGTTGGAAAGGATGTGTAATCCGATTTTTTAATATCCACCTGAACACTACCAATTTGATCCGACATTATTTGAACGTGTTCAATAGTGCCCGTTACATCTAATGTAAGTGAACCTTTCAAACCTGTATTCATATCTGCAGATCCAGAATCTACGATAAAATTAACTGTTCTGGTTAGATCAGCTGTATACTGTAAAGCAATAATGAATACATCATCAGTTGAGGTAGGTGCAACAGCAAACTGTATATTACTACCAGAAATATTATAATCTTCAAGTGGTTCTAGGACCAAATTGTTTTTAACAACTATAATTTGTTGATCATTTATAGGAGCATAGACATTGTTATTATGAGTTAGTGCAAATAATGTCTTTGATCCATCGAACTGAGAGTTCAGATGATCCAGAATAAGATTGGCATTCTGAATAGATTTTGATGGTATCTCATAATTGACACCAACATCATATTCTGGACTTTGATCTACCGATACTACGTATTCTGCCATCAGACAACACCTGGGGTTACTAGAACATTACCTTGAACAGCTCTTGTTCTATAATCGTTCGTGGACACCAAAATTAGATCATAAACATAACGACCACCTTCAATTGCACTTGAGGCAGTGTATCCCATAGAAACTTTTACCTTTCCCTTCAAACGATCTGGAAAAGATACTGTCAGTGGATACGCAGTTGTTGAGGATGGGTGTTTTCTTATGGAAGAGATTCCAGTATAACCAGTAAGATTCAAAGGTGCATTGTTAAATGCATTATTAATGGTAAAAGTGGCTTGAAAGTCAACACCCTGCTCAAGAACTAGATTTACATTCCTTGCCGCCATTATTAGAACTTACAGTTTTAGTTATTTATCCAATTTATTTAAGACCAGTTTTAACATGTCTTTTAAATCTTCCACATCCGACTTTAATTGTTGGATTTCTTCTTTTTCACTTTGTTTTTCTTCAAGTTCTTTTAACTTGAGTTTTTTTGCTTCCATATAATTATTATATTCAGAGTCGGAGCAATTTACGATTGCTCCGCTGTCTAAACGAAATAACCCAGGAACGTCTTTAACTGGTCGTTTTTCCATATTAAGCAGTTGCGATAACTCTGAGATCACGAATCAAGGGAACTTTTGCCAAATTAGTTCCATTCATAACGATTTTAACTTGGAATCCATTAAATAGGGGGAGATTTTTCGCAGTATATTCATAACTCCTAAAATCATCATCAGTATTAGAGAAATCGACGATCTTATCTGGTAGACCATCATTATCTGAAGTACTGACTACATTTCCATTTGCGTCAAGGTTCTTATAACCAGGGAACAACTCGTAGGATTGATTAGATTCATCAGTATCTGTTCTAAACAGTCTGTAAAGAACTCTGATATCATTACTAGAATGTCTATATGCATCAAAGAATACTTTCAAATTATCAGATCCTTTTTCAAGTTTAATAATCTTGGTAACATAAGTTGCTGCACTTGGATCTTCTGTCAAGGAGTTAACTCTACCATCAGTAGAGAAATTCGTGATCTTAGAGTTGATTCTATTTGTGGTCAAAATAGCATTGACTCTATCCAAGTCGATCATTGGAGAAACTTTTGGATCAGTGGTTTCAAGAGCAACTTCAATTGTGAATGATTTCTTACCAGGGAAATCTTGTAGATGTTCATCTTCATTGACTTTAGAACAAATTATTCTTGGAGTCTCGAAGAAATTAGTACTCTCTAAACTGATAGGTTCAAATCCTTGATCATTGAATGATATTTGAGTAAGATTGTCGGGAGAACCTCCAGAGAAAGTTCTAACTTTCGCAGAAACTGTAGTTCCTTCAGGAATTGCAGTTTGTAAATTAGGAGTTAGAGCATTAAATGGGATGTTTTGAGTTGCATGTGGGGTTCTATTAGAATTCTTAAGTGATAGTTGATCATAAGAACCACACTTCTTATCTTCATTGAAGAATAGAACTGGGAATGAATTGGCATTTCCAGTAGTTCTATCTGTTCCAGACTCGGATGCATCAATCTTAATATGATAAGAATCCATGTCAATTGGGAATAGTGAGTGATTAACTTCGGAAAAATCATGTTTTTTATTGATTCTTCTAAGAGAAACACCATTCATTTCATACTTATACACTGGTTCATTGATTGAGTGTTCTGCAGAAATAGTATTATCTTGTGCTCTGCTGATTCCTTGTAAGGAATTTGCAGCAGTATTTACTCCAGTATATTTAATGATTTCATCATCAATAATAATATAACCAGGATTTGTATTATCGACTGGAATATTTTCAAAACTAGTGAAAATGCCGACATTTTCTACAACCAAATCTCCAGTTGATGATGGAGTATACTTTGCTTCAATCTTTGATGGTTTTTGATCTGGTTGAATTCCAGATAGAGTAACAAAGTTATTAACAGAATACATTCCGTGATTTGAATGACGAACTTTAAGATGAAGTCCATCACTTAGAGTTTCTGCATACTTAACATTTGATGCACCACTGATATTTGCAGTTCCACCAGTACCAACATAGAATAGAGTGGATGAAGCATCAACTGCAATATTACCTTGAACTCTATCAATGATTAGTGAGTTAAATGCAGAGATAACGCCAACAGTATTTGGAATTGATAGAATCAAATTCTTACCAAAGTTTCCAGTATCTGCATAATCTACTGTCAAAGAGTCACCAAATGCATAACCAGTACCACCAATCGATACTGTAGCAGCAACTGCAACACCACCATTGACAGTAACTGTTGCTTTTGCACCACTACCTTTACCAGTAAGAGAAATCAGATCTACATTAGCATAGGTAGTGCTTGCAGAAGTAAATGCAGTTCCTGCATTAGTAATGGTTAAATCACTACTGATACCAATAGCACCTACAAGACTTCTTAGATTTCCAGAGAATCCAGGATTACTTTGTTGCAATACTTTAACACCTGGAGTTAAAGCTCCAGTTTCCGCAGTGGATAGACTCTTAGCGATACCTACGAGAATAGATTTAGAAGTAGTCTCCAGTGGATTCAGATCGAGACTTGCAATTTGATTATTACCAATATCAAGATCTGGATTGTAAAATCTTGCAGTAGAAGAACCTTCAAAGAATTCTGCTCTATATGCAGTCAACTTAAGATCTTCATATTGTGCAGGATCCCATGTTGCACCATTCTGAGATTTAAATAGGGAACCTAATAGTGGTTGTTGTGCAACAATAATTTGTTCAGATTCTGCCTTATCCAAGGTAGAAACATCTACTTCACCCATTCTCGAAATCCAAACATTATATTCATTAGATGCAGATAGGAGAACGAAACAATATGCTTGGTTTGGTGCAAGATAAACTGGAGATGGGAACTCAAATGTAGTTGGTACACTTGAATCGTTGGAAACACTAACTTGATCTGGAGTTAATACAGTTTCGCCAAACGGAACAATTGTTTGAGTTGGCAGACCAGTTTGCATTGTTCTGATCTGACAAGTAACTGGAAGACCTGCAGTATCAACTGTTCTGAAGAAGAAATCTACCTTAGAGATAAAGATACCATTTGTATCTGGAACTTCAAATGATTGTGCAAGTGGGTCAACCCATCTTCTCTGAGTGGTAGTTCTATCTCTGAAGGTTGTGCGAGCTCTCTGTCTAGTTCTCGAACTAGTTCTAGTTCTTCCCTGAGTTTGAGTATTTCTTTCAACATCTGCATTTCTCATTCTAAGGGTTAGATTCTCCACATTTTGTAGAGTTCCAGAAGCACTGTATGTGGTTTCTGCTTCACTATCCTTAGTGCCAACAATAGTTGACTTGGTTTTACTAGAAGTTAGAGAGAAAGTCTTCGTTCCAGTACTGAAAGATGGTGTAGATGAAAGAGTTGGGTCTGGTAAGAATAGAGAACCAATAATAGTTCCAGAATTATCAGCTTTAAGTCTTATTTCTTTAATTTTCGCAACTGCACCACTGGATTGACCTACAAGTTTCATATCCTTCACAATATATCCATAATAACCAGAAGCAGATTGAAGTTCCAAACCTGCAGTATCAATGTTTAGAACTGAAGAAGTGGTTGAATATGCTTTTGGTAGAATTTCACCAGTCTTGTATGGATTCTGTTTATAAGTTTGACTTGGTGCGTTATAAGGACCATACTTATGGTCTGCTTTTGCAACTCTAACTCGTACTGAAACAGCACCACTATTACCAACAAGAACTTCACCAACTTGGAAAGTTCCAGATATCATTTCAATTTCAATGAGTTTGGGGATAACGTACTTGGACATATCCACATTATCGAAGAATGGATAAACCCTACCATTAGGTTTCATTCTTCTTGCAATAAATTCAATGTTTCTACTTCTCATTGTATGAATAACTTCAGTAGAAACAACTCTGTCCCCTAGATTTGTAGAGTCAAATCTTTCAGTAACTTTAAGTTGAGTACCAGTTCTCTGTTGTCTTCTAGTAGTAAGAGTTGTGGTATTTGTAAACTGGATAAAGGTATCTCTCCTTGTAGTTCTAGTCGTCTCTAGTCTACCTCTACTTCTTCTAGGTCCTCTGGTTGTAGTTCTACCAATCCTTCTACTATCAATCCTAGTTCTAGTACGAGTTCTTCCCGTTACCTGTGTTCCTCTCCAAGTTGTATTCCAAGAACCCCACTCTACAGGAGCTAAACCAGTATTACTATCAGCACCAGTTTGCTGCATAGTTGTCTTGTAATTGCCTTCAATGTCTGCAGTTCTCTTGGTTTTTTTAGTTTCAATCCAAGTATCAGTTGCTGGATTAAGTTCAATAGCACCAATCCAGTTAACAACATGGAAAGGATTAACGTTTTCGGATCTAGTAGCAAATTTATTTGCAAAGTAAACTACATCATCATAGTTTAAACAAATAACATCACCTTTTTTAATAGTATTAGGAGTTCCAAGATCTTGAACAAATCTAAGATCGGCTGCTGGATCTGGTGTTCCAGATGAACCAATAACCGCTTCAGATCCGAGAAGTAAATCAACAGCAGTAGTATAATGAGTTGGTCTTAAGTGACCTTCAAGAGTGTCAATAGAACATCTGTAGTCGGATGCAGCAGTCTCGCCACCAAATACTGATCTAAAGTTATCAACAAAGAATCCAGACTTAAATCTATCTAAACCAGTCTGAGAGTCTCTGATGGTTAAGTTTTTAGTTTCAGTTTCAAGTAAAGAAAGTGCAGTATAATTTTCAACAGTTGTAAGTCTATCTTCAAGTTGGGAGATATCGATCATTCTATATCTCTTATGTGGAGTAAGAACTACTTCCACATCATCAGTTTTAAATACATATGGTGGAACTGTAATAGTTCCCACATCCAAAGACCCATCAATCACTTGAGGTTCCTTAGGTTCTTTAGATGGTACACCTTCCGCTAGGAAGAACTCACCATCTTTATTCAGATAAACTCTATCAATTCGACCAAGATAGAAATTATAATCTAAGTTAATTGCTTTATCAGATACAAAGTTAAATGGTGAGGAGTTTGTAGCCTTTGCAAAAGCTCTTGCATTATATTCAAATGGAGATCTTGTAGCGGTAGCTACATCAAATGGCACAACTCTTGGTCTAACATCAATAATATCACAACCTGCAACTCCATCTTCTAAAATAGGAATTTCCGACTTATATCTTTGCTTCTCATAAGAATCTACGGTTACGAAGTCGCCAGGATCATCAGCATTTAGAACATAGTGATTAAAAATAATTTTTAACTTTCTGGTTGGCGGAGCACTATCGCTGTTTCTTTCTAGGAAAGAGTAATCACAGAATTGTGGTTTTTGATTTGGAACCAAACTAAAGTTTGGAAGAATATCTCTATCACCAACAGAAATTGCAGAAACATTTGCGGTAACTTGCGATTCTGCAAAAGTTACTTTTTCGTCTACCTGGAAAGACTGCTCGTTTAGATAAACAAAATCTACTTGATTTGTTGCGTTATTAACAACAACTGTAGCAACCGCTCCACTAGTTTCACCCCTAATATACTCGCCTTTTATAGTATTGAGAATATTAGCATTGAAGTTGGTTAGTGTGAGTTTTGGTAGTTCTGGTTCATTCTCGTCATTAGACTCAAATACAGCAAGAACGTCCTGAACATCTGGTACATTAAGAGAAATTTGTTTATCTTGAACTCTAGTTCCAAATATTTTACCAAAAGTAAGACCATCTTGGAATGAAGTGGTTGCAGTACCAGAACCTTCCTTAGAAGACTTATCTACAATCAATACGGCATTTCTATTATATACTTTACTCTTTGGAGTAAGATCTTTCTTCTTGAAAGTTACTGTTAATCTTGCAGAACCACTAGCCACACTAAGATCTTGTAACGTAATAGTTCTACCATTTACAGTCAACTTACTATTATCAAGACTTTCAATTGCACCAGTGCTAGTATAAGTAAGGTTATAATCCTCCTCATCAAATGGTTCCAGAGTCATACTGTTATCAGTTTCAAGAGTCTGATTTAAACCATTACCAGAGATGGTAACATCATATGCCTTTCTGACTACAATATTAGACTCCGATAGGTTAGTATCAGAAACATTGATTTCTTCAAGAGGTGCATAGAGATATGCTTCATTAAGATTAAATTCCTGAGGAACTAGTTTTAAAACATTAGTTACTGTAATTGTACCACCAGGTAAAGCACCATTAGAAACTCCAGTGACCGATGTAGTAGCACTTACTGTAACTGTTTTTGCAGATGCACTCACGGCAGTTACTTTGTTAAAAGTAGGTACAGTATCGCCTTCTTGTGCATATGCAACAATATCACCCGTTTGAATACCTACACTAAATGTTTGATTTGGTGATTTAATTACACCACCAGAAGTAATACTAAATTGATCTCCTTGAGGAGCAATAGCAATACCTCTGTTCAGAAGAACATCTGCAGTGAATGCTGCGGTGCTAGAATGAAGTTGTTTAACATCATTCATGCTGTAATCTCTTACATCTTTAATGGTTCTGGAATCATCTTCACCATTAATTTTAATCTGTTCGTTAGGAATAAAAGTACCAGATACCTGATACAATTTCAATTGGTTGCTTCCAGATACTGCTTCTACAAGGTATCCATGAGCACTACTATTCTTACCTTCGATATAAGCTGGTAGTGTTAAATCAATGGTAGAGTTAAGATTGATATAATTATAAGTCTGTACGTCGTATAATGATACTACGAATGGAGTAGCATCATTTTGATAATCAGCATTTTTGAGTTTTAAATCATAAACTCTTGCAACACCAATTTCGAGACCCGCTGCAGTTCCCCCACTTGCAGTTCTTTCCGAACGTAATGAAACTGTTGACGTTGAGAATCCTACTGGTAGAGAACCATGAACATTATTCAGTTCAAATTGTCTACCCAGAGTGAATGGAATACTTGAATTTTCTTTTAATTCTGTAGTTCTGGCTTTAGGTACATCAAGAGAGGTGGTGCTAATTGTTTCTATTTCATATCCTCTAACATATGCTTTACCTGGGGAAATTTGTAAAGATATAAAATCGTCAGAAGGAGTTATTCCAGATTGTGTTTGTTGATTTGGCAAATAAACACCATCATTTCCAATTTGATCATTTAGAGATTCTTTTACTTCAATCGAGAAAGGAGTTACATAATAGTGACCCGATTCATCATATGTTCTTCTAGCTAACTCATCATTAAGAATATTATATGGATTATCTTTTACAAATTTTTGAACTATACCATTTTCAATTCTCAATAATTCAATAAAATCCTCATCATTTAGATCATCTAAACTCTTTTTAATTAGAGTTGTAGTTATTTTTAGTCTATCTGCACCTGGTGCAGCAAAGTTTGAGAATCCTCTTGCATTATCAAATAGATCTGGATTCTCTGTAGATGCAACCGTAATTTCTTCATTTATAAAGAGACCAACCCTATAGGAAGGAGTATCTCCATATTGATCAAGAATTACTTCTTGAGCAGGAACATTTACAAAAAATCCTCTAATAAAATAGACACCTTCTGCAATTTTTGCAACAGAACCCTCGCCGACTGAATCGGTAAGAAGAGTAGTAGCAAAAGTAGACTCAGATCTAATAGTAGATAGTGAATACTTTACGTCTTGAGTAACTACAAGATTTTCACCAGCATCAAAAACGGTTTTTTGATTTCCATTAACACCCTCATCATTCTCACTGCCAGTTGAATATTTTACATAAAGAGTTGCATTTCCTCTTTCAGATGTATTTGAGGTAATGTAATTTACAACTTTTGCCTTGACACCACTAATTTGGCCTTTGATTGTTTGACCAACCAAAGCATCCAAATAAATTTCTACTGGAACTCCTAAGTGGTTTGCATCAATTTGAACATAAAAATAGTCTGGGTCATATGCAATTTGACCAGGAATTACGACTGATCCTTCTTTAAAGAAGTGTTTACCAAACTGTTCTACTTGATCTTGTAGAATTGACTGTAGGGTAGTAAGTTCTCTTGCCTGAATAGGAGTTCCTGGCTTGAATAAAACCCTCTGATAACTATTTGACGCATCAAAATCGTCAAAGTATGGAGAAGCGTTTAGATTGATATTCTGTGCCATGTTGATTTAGAACTCCAGTACAACTTTGATATCTTCTTTTTGGCTAGCGGATCTAGGGATTGGGGCCCTGTTATCTATGTAGATTAGTTCACCAGACTTTTTATTAAATTCTGCAGATCCAATACCAGCTACAAAGTCTAGACCTAATTGGTATATCTTATTATTTATTGAGGTAGTAATACCTTGGAATGCAGTATCAATCGATAGAGCCGGTCCTACGATGGAATTACAATTAATTGTTACACCATAACCTGGTTCTGGTGATGAAGTGAATGGAATAATTTTGAATCCAGATTCACTTGACGCTAGACCTGTTGGTTGATAGTACTTAAGAACACCAGTTGTTTTATCCCAAGAAGCAACAAATCCAATAGCAGTAGATCCAAGACCAACAGTCTGTTTAATAACAGAATCAACGGCATATGTCGTTGCTGTAGTGACACCAGATAACTTAAGGGCACCAAGACCACTAACCATATTTTGACTTAATATCTCAGTATTGCTATTTGGAATAGTTGGATTTTTCAAAATACCAACTCTAGCAAAGTCATTCCCGAGAATGATATCTGGATTAGTTTCAATCGTCTCATATCTCGAAAAGAGAAGAACTCTATATGCACCCAGTTCTCTATAAACATCATGACCATGACCTCCCTTCGGTGGCATGATTACGCTAAATTGTGCAAATGAAGTTGTTCCAATTCCTGTATTTGCTAAGTTAGCAAGTGATTCTCCAGCATTTGATTCTGGAGCACCAGGATAAAACTGAATGGTTCCATAAGTGTAATCTTTACCACCATCAGTTACAAATACTTCAGAAACCTTTCCAAAGGAATCGATAGTAATAGTTGCTTTTCCTCCAGTACCATCACCTAAGATTGGTACGTTTGAGAAAGATGTGGAAATTGGCTGATAGTTGGAACCTCTATTATCAATAATAATTGTTTCCACTTTACCGTCAACTGCATTATTCTTAGTAGATGCAGTTTCAGTGGAACTACCCCAATTCTCAGGAACTGGAATATATTCGATAGAGTCGAACTTTACAATTTCGGATGGTTTGATAGTAAACAAATATTTCCAAATATAACCGTCACCAGAAGTACCTGCAGCTCTTGGTTCTAAATCGATGAAATTGGGTACATCGTATGATGGTTTTCCTGCAGGATTTTCTGGATCAGTGCCATTCTGCAGACAAATATAAACTCTCAAATCATCGTTAATAACATAATAATTTGATTGATATAATGAAGTTGCTTCATTAACTGGAGTTCTATTATAGACACTGTAATCGTGTCTATACATTTCATATGTTGTACCCGAAACCCATTCAATCTTTCTACAAAGTCTTCTTACGTCTTGCGACGTAATTTGTTTCATTGCAATAATTGATTGCTTGATTTCGTTTTCTTCTTTAAATCCATCTAATGGAGATGGAGTATTAGTTGGCCAATCTGATGTGCCACCTGCCTGCGGTTCCAAGGCATTGGGCATACCAATGAACGTATAATACTTATCAGTAGTACTCGCAGCGCCGGTGATGTTCTTTACGAAATTCTCGGCGTTAAGAATCCTAAATTGATCCGATATAATTGCAGGCATTTTAGAACAAACAGGGGGTTTCCTTCTTAGTATTTATTGAATTAAATTGACCTAGATCTGTAAACGAATGGAGCAGTCTCCAATCCAACAATTCCTTGGTCTCTATCAACTGTAAATGACTGGGGTTTTCCTAAAATTCTATTTCTAAAGTCGTAGATTTTACCCCAACTATAGTGTCCATAGAATCCATTGGTATTGACTCCACTAACGTCAGCACCTCTTTTGTAAACTTGGATAGATTCACCAGCAACAGAAGCATCGTTGCTGTTAAAGTTGCATGTTACAGTAACAATACCCGCCTGGGCGGTTGTTACGTGTTCAACTCGATAGACACCATCAATGAATCCTTGTTCGGTACGCATGATACCGACAATAGAATCTGGATAATTAGCCATTCCATTTAATCCATCCAGCGTAGTAATTCCAACTAATGTACGTCCAATTGCGACGTTACTATTCTGAATTACAAAATAATCACCCTTAGAAAGTTGAGAATAAGATACACCGAAGGTATTCAGTGAAGAATAACCAATTCCAAGAGCACTATTGTCATAAGTTTCAGACTTGAGAACAAATTCCATCTTAGGCGTCGTGGTTCCAAATCCAACGGTTCCTGCGCCGAATGTATTAATTCCAATAATTGTACCAAAATCACCAACTGCTTTAATGGAATCAATTTTCTCTTTCTTAATACGTGGACTTTCAACCAATACAGCTGGTGGGTTATCTTGAGAATAACCAAATCCACCATTGGTAACAGTAATAGAAGTTATAATTCCACTAGTCTGGGATGTTTCTCCAGTTGCTCTATTGAACACCTGATCAGAAATTATGACTGTAGAACCAGAACCAACTACAATGTATCTACCATCCACACCATATTCTGGTGCAAAAGAAAGATCTTTCAAAGTGTTTGATCCAACATTTGCAACGTCTCTTTGAATCCAAGTTGATGCATCGAATGAATAATATAGATCACCATTTACATCAATTGCAACATAGATATCTTGATAATCAACACTGACAATCTCCGTAGTTAAGTTCGTTGCAACTTTTGTGATCGTCGAGAATTTATCACCTGTAGCAATAACACCACCAGATCCACAAATTACATATTTACCATTGGAGTAAATAATCTTATTCAGATTAAATCCAGCCAATCCTGCGATTCCTAGAGATGAATAAATTTGACCATTGGGAGAAGTCAATACAGTTCCATTGTTTCCAACTGCAATAATACCTTCACCAGTTGCAACAACGCTGTTAATACTCTGAATGGAGTTAGAAGTTACACTTATAAATCTATCAGTCGAAAGTCCAGTTGCACTGAAGATGGATCCAGCAGTTCCTACTGCAGCCCACTTATTCAAGAAAGGAGAATAAACTACATCATTGAAAGATTGACCAGATTCTCCATATGTACTATTAACAATGTTTACAATTCCCTGAGCGGGTATTGATCTATCTTCCTTGAGTGCCATGGTAGTCCAGGAAGTATCAATGGTTTGACCATAACCAATAGATCTTCTAATATAACCATATTGACCAACAACCATGTAAACATTAGTTCCACCAACTGCAACTGAGTTGAAAGTGATTGTATGACCAAATCCAAGAGTATTATCAAACCAAACGTCAGAACCAGCACTAAATGCATATCTGGATCCACTACCAACTATAATCGATACATTGCCCTTTTCAATGGAGTTAAACGTAATAGTGGTAGAACCAATTCCAGAAGTTGTCTTCCAATCATTGATTGGGTCTTTTGATTTAATCGCAGTAGAAGAAATATTAATAATTGGACTATCAGTATAAGCGTATCCTACACCAGCATCATTAATAACAAAAGAACTGATAGTTGAAGCACTGGAAACAACTGCAGTTGCGATTGCTACTTGAGTTGTTCTATCTTCTACTATAAAAATATTTCTATCATCTTCTGAAATTGTGTCAAGTTCACTGAAGATTGGGAATGCGTTGTCAACATAAACTTCAGTGTCAGTAAGTTTTACATCATTAATTACTCTTGCATTTGGAATGACTCTTCCAGAAAGTCCTGGTCTAGATTTAGAAATGATAGAACCATTAATAATTCTATCAAACTCTTGTTTTTTCCAGGTCAAAGGTCTAACATTATCAGGATTAGTATCAATACCAACACTTGCGTAAGAGAATGTATCGAATTCGTCAGATGCTTTAATATCTTTAACAATTCTTTCAAATTGGTCTCTATCAAAAGGATCGTTTCTGTTCTCTGCAATAATAACACCATCACCTCTCTTAATGCTTTCTGGTGGGATTACAGTTTCAACATCAAGACTGGATCCTCTATAGAACATGACAGTACATGTTGAGTTTGGTTTTGGAGCCTCAGTGAAGATAACTCTAGATCCACGGAAGTTGTATGCCTTTCTAGGTTCTTGAAGAATATCGTTAACATAGATGAATAGATTATTTTCAAGAACCAGATCAGAACCATCTAGTTTCTTAAGACTTACGATGTCCGTAACTCCGTTCTCAGTTTGAGTTAGAGTAAACTTCTTCCTGAATCCATTGAATTGTGATGAGAAATCATCAAAGAGGATAAACTGACCAGGATAGAATCCAGCAAACTTATCCGTCTGAACTTCTTCCACTGTAATCTGGAACTCTTCAAAGGAACCTGCATTTGGATCTTGAATCAATCCAGGAACAATTAGTTTATCGCCTACCTTGTAAGCTCTTCCGTGATCATCGATTTCAAAATCTACAATACTTGAACCAACTCCTATCTTAACTTTTGCAGTTGCCTCAATACCAATACCAGTACTTACACCAGCGTAGTGGAGATCCATATTTGAATATCCAGTTGGTTGAGTCACAAGGAGAGAAACTGGAGAAGATGCACTGTAACCAGCACCAACTTCACTCACAATAAAGGAAGTTACAGTACCACCAGCGCCCAGGACTGTAGTAATAGATGCCGCAGTTCCAACGATAGACGATGCAATACTTACTCCTGGTTTAAATTGATATCCTCTACCAGAACCAGTCAACTTAACATCATAGATTGTTCCTGGTTGACCCGTATAGTCAAGAGTGCTCAATGATTCTTCCTGCAATACAAAGAACTTGTTATCCCCAAAGAAACAATCAGTTGGATTATTGGGAGCAGATTGAGATCTTACATAAGATGCTGTTCGTACATCACCAGGAGTAGATAACTTATATTCAAGTACAGCATCGAGGGTTAAATCGACGAGATACATGTAAGTGTCATTGTGAGCAAATGTAATTCCCCTGGGGTTGTCCAATGTTGGTCCACCAGCAAACTCCGTGACACCATTTGAACCATCAACTTGAACATAAGTACTCAGTCCAACATTATAAGAATCAAGATCCCAAGGAGTGTCCAATTTAACCTGGACAATACCATTCAGTTCGAGTACATAAACATAAGATCCTGTGGAAGAAATACCAAGCCCTCTTGGGGATATTGGCCCACTCACTACTGGGTCCTGAATGGCACTAAGATCAGCAGAAGAAACTGTGTTCGTAGAAGTTCCTACATTTGTCGTATAATCATATGGAGTTGCAAGAGTTATTTTCTTAATAGAGTCATTTGATGTGCCAGTGAACCACAATTCAGTTCCATCATCATTGAATACCATACCATGTATACCACCATCATGATTGAAAGAAACGGAAGTAATTCCAGAAACACTATCAATTGCCCATGCGGTTGATAAAGTACCAACAAAAATTGCATCAGGATCACCAGTCTTATCACCAACAAGGAATTTAGTACCGTCAGCACTAAACGTTAGTGCTTGTCCGTCTTCAGCGACTGTAGAAATTGAAGTAGTTACTCCAGAAATACCATTACCAACACTTGCAATACCAGATGCAGCCAGAGGTGTTTGATAACCAAATCCAGTGGTGATTGCAACCTTAGAAATTCTACCTGCACTTGGAGTTCCTGTGAGGAATCTCAAAACGTTTGCAGAAGATCCATCAACAGTGAAGTCTTGTCTAGGACGTTGGAATACATTGTTGATAAAGACAAAAGGATTGTTATTGATATCAGTTCCTTTGTTTACATCGTTATATGCTGCAGTAGTAGTATCACCTTGAACCTTAAGAGTAAATTCAGTAGCTGCGATACCAGTAAATGCAAGGGAAATATCATCAAATACTACATTCTGATCTTCAGTCTTATCTGGATCAAATCTTCTACTGAATGCTCTACCATTAAAAGTAGATCCCGTTTCAAGACCAACTGGACCAATTTTACCGTAAGGTGGAGTAGTGAAGAAGATGGTATCGCCAACAATATTGTAATCGCCACTCATAATTGTGGTAGCAGCACCAACGGTATATGCTGCACCCACCGTACCAAGATAGTTTCTCTCGACCTCCAAGATATCGGTGCCTGCCGTACCAACAGACTTAACTAAAATGTACTCATTATCAATATTGATAATATCATCAGTGACAAGTGAATTAATACCAACAGCGACTTGAATTAAGTTCGTTGACAATCCAACAGCTGATCCAAGAGTAATTTCAAGATTCTTTCTTCTGAGTTGATTTTGAACAATACCGTCAATTGCAATACTGGTGTTTGGATTAGGATCTTTAAGTTGAATAGTTGCAGTTCCCAGACCGACAGAAGTAATATCAAAAGGAAGTGCAGTGGATAATCCAGATAACTTGAATTCCGAATCACTTTGTTTGAGTACGAAGACTGTATTTGGAAGGGTATTTCTTCCGAGAACACTTGGAATAAAAGTAATATTATCACCAGGAGCAGCGCCACCAAGATTTGCACCAGAAATAGTAACAATACCAGTATTGGTATATCCAGAACCACCCTTACTTACGGTTACATCCAGAATTTGTCCAGTATTATTTCTAGTGATAGTAAAGGATGCACCAGTACCAACTACAGAAACACCAGGAACATTTGTGTAAGTATTGTTAGCTTCAGTTTGAATTCCACTAGGTCCAACAGCAGTTACTGTAAATGTATAGTCATTTGCAGGAGAAGATCCATTAAAAAATGTACCGCCAATTGTTACAACTTCACCTACACCGAAGCCCTTACCAGCTTTTACAAGTGATCCAGCAGTAGAGATTGCAACTCCACTTGAAGGATCATATGTCACGATAACATCAACTACAACTCCTTCGCCATTGGTAGCTCCAGTACCAACAACATCATTGAAGAGTTGCGTATTTGGTCCTGCTGGTACAAGAACAGTTGCAACACCCGTCACCGTAACTGGTTGACCAATTCCATTATTCTTAACTCCACTACCAGAAATATTATCAACTTCCATGATAATATCTTTATCACCCGTCGCATATGAGGTAGTTGCAATACCAATTCTAGTTCCACCAAGAGGGTTATAAACCATCTCTTGACCAGATTGGAAGTTATGATTTGCAAAAGTAAGAATATTATCTACCGTATTAACAATAGAAGTATCGGAAGAATCGAAAGTCTTCTTAAACAATGGTTGACCATCAGACTTAAGTTTGAATGATGATAGACCAACAATAATTCCACCCTTAGACAGGGAAGGATATGTAACGGTTCCAGGACCATAATCTGTACCAATTCCAATAATGTTAGTTGCAATACCAACGTAGGTACGTAGTGACTGTCTAACGTTAGCACAATCACCTGTACCAAATCCAACCGTGGGGATTGAAGCAAGACTACTATTTCCAATTGCAACCGTCAGAATACCAACTAGGGATTCAATGTCGGTTTGAATACTTGCAGTGTATGCACTAGCACCAACACCAGGTAGATTAAGAGGAACAATAGTATCATCAGTATAGTACAACTCATTTCTAACCGCTTTCTTCATGTAATCCATTGCGGTTCTGAAGATGTAGATAGACTCAGCTTCTTCATAGACAAGACCATCAGTCTTTTGATTGCCCTGTGCATCGAAGTAGAACTTGGTGTTTCTTATCGTATGTTGATTGCTGTCATATGCAATATCTTGTGCAACACCATCAACTATAAATTTAAGATCTCTGAAACACTTAGCAACACCAGTGGAATAAGTTCCAACATTCTCTGCAGGTAAAGAAGTGAGTGTTGCAATACCAATAGGTCCAGTTACAACAGCAGAAAGTGTAATAATTGTATTTTGGACATCTTGACAGGTATTTAATTCATTATTTCCAACTGTTGTACCAACACCATATATTGGTGGTCCTTCAGAAGCGGCATAAGTAACACCCAATCCGTTTCTAACGGCAAGTCTCATCTTTTCTTTCGCTTGATTGAAAAGATAATTAGTTTCTTCTGCCTTAATGACTAACTTGTCATTATCAGGTATTGGTCCATCGAAGTAATAAAGTGCTTCTTGACGTGCATATCTGTTACCACCAGTAAACAGATCAGTTGCAACTGCATCAACAAATCGTGCTAGAACATTTCTAGCTTTAGTTTCTTGAGTAGCAATTCCAGTATATTGAGCTACACTAGCGTTGTATGATTCATTAATGATTTGTTGTGTATTTTCTTTGACTAGTTTATAACCAATTGCATATCTATTTTGTTCCTCATTAGCAGTACTACCTGGAATAATGAATGTTGGATAAGGAACAGCAACCGATGCAAGAGCCTTATCAAGAATTTCTCTTTTATTTTCAACAATAAGATCTCTTGCGTCATGATTAAGAACGAAATAATCATTTGCAGGATCTTGAAGAACACTCAGATTAAAGAGTTGAGGTGTTCCTGTTTGATAATATGTTGGAGGTGTCTGGTTATTTACAACATATTGTCCAAGGAAACGCAGATAATTAAATCCGTAGATAGTTTCAGTGGTATTGATGCCAATAGAGTTACCACCACTCCAATAAGAAGATGCAACACTAACAGTATGACTGTTTGCATTATACTTAAGATCAGAAGAAACTGCATCAACTAATCTACCAGTTTTTGCTTTAAATGCAGCTTCGTCATAACTTGCACTGGTGGAGAATGCAACATAATTATAATTCACTTTTGCAAGAACTTCATCAATTAAGAATTGTCTATTCAGATCTAAAAGATCAGAAGCGTCTGCATAAGTTCCATCTAATTGTTGTACGGATGTTCCATCAAATTGATCATCAATATTGTCAATCTTAATAACCTTGTTCGTTTTACTCAGAATATAACTCTTAATTGGAATTCCACCATCCATATAGATTTTTTGAGTAGATCCGTCTGGAAGTAGATCTTCCTCATAAACCATGTTAAAACCAATTCTATCGTTAAAAGAAACTTCTTTATCAACGTTTACCAATAGAGAAGAAGTGCTATCGACAACAATTGGTTTTAGGTCGGCAGACTTAGCAATACCAACACTTACTTCTTGAGGAGTTGGCTGAGTAATAAACTCAAAATCAGAGAATTCTTTGAATCCAGAAGGATGAATTAAAGATCTTACTGGTTCTTTCCACTTATCATAACTCAGTTGACTCTTGATTGAATAAGAGAACTTTTGATAATAGAAATTATCAGATATTCTTTGTTGGAAATCATTTAAAATTCCAACAGATCTATCAAGTTCTCCAACTTTGTCTCTAGAAACTCCAAGAGTAGAGCGTAAGTTAAAGATGCTAAAATATTCTATAGTTCCAATGACTTTAGAACTTTCTCCAGTAAGTTTATCACCATCTCTAAGTTGACCAAATGAATTTCCAACACGCAACTGGTTGAGATCATTATCCCATCCACCTTCCATGACTCTGCCAACAAAAGTTGGACCAGTAACTTTTTCTTTTGAAAGATACTTAACATCATCTTTCAATACCATTTCAAATTGTGGAACTTGTTTTTTATTAACAAGATATCCAAGAGTAATTCCATCTTCATATACACCAAATGTTCCAGTAGCAATACCAGTCATATCATATGTGACGGTATTATTTGTAGTGCTAATTCCAGTTACCTTAAAGAACTTATAACCATATACATCAGAGTTAAAGTTTGCTAAGTGATCCGAATCTGCAGTTAATCTACAACCTTCAACGTAAACTTCATCTCCAACATCAAATGGGAACGCTGTAGTAACACCTGAAGTTAGAATGTCTGTATTTGAAAGTTCTGCCGTTATCAAACTACCGTTGATGGTAAAGAAATCGATATCATATCCCTGGGAATGGTGAATAGTTACAATATCAAGAGGTTCACTAAAATCAATTGCATTTTGAGCAACATCAACTTTGGTAATGGAACCACCTTCCAATGTAGGAATTAACTTAATACTTGTGTTATCAGGAACAATAAGAGTTGGTGTTTGATTATATCCTCTACCACCAGTTGTAATACCGATGTAATCAATCGTTCTGATATCTTTAATACCCACAACCGATGGAGTGCTCAGAAGTGGAGATAAGGTTGGATCAGTTGGATAATCAAATCCATCTTTAACTCTTGCATACTTCTCGACTTTACCAATATCGTCAGAAATTAACTTGATATTTGCATTCTTTCCATTTACGGTTTTAATGCTTTCAATGATAGGCAGTCTGTCATATCCAACTCCTGCAAAGTTAATTCTAAGTTTATCAATAGGTCCATCTGCAGTTTTTGAAGTGGTTGTATAAGTTACAGTTGTGTTTGCGCTATTATAAGAAGACTTTTCAGAATCACTGGGTTTTCTCAATAAATTGAACAAGAAAGTACTATTGTCACTTACAGTAACAAGATAATCCGTATTTAAAGAGTGTGGTACAATATCAATTTTATTAGAACCTACTACTTCCAAATCTCTAGAAATTTGATTTTTTCTAACGTCAGTAGGTCCTTTTGGAATTAGTGTGTAATAAAGTGCAGAAGGAATAAGACTGTTTGTGGTCTTAATTTCTACCTTAGCATCGGTTTCTCCTGGTTTATTAGTTCTTTCAATTGCAAATCCATCTTCAGAGTTACCAATAAGTTCTAACCTTCTAGTAAAATCTGGATCTTCATAGAATTCAAGATCCATTTCAGAAAGACTTACATCCGAAACATCAAAAGAAATAGTATCATTTTTAATAAATCTGAGTGGTGGATTTATTCTGTAAAGTTCGTGATCAGCTCCACCAACACTATCAATGTCAATAACAATATTTTTATCAATATCACTGAATTTCTCAGTTAACTTAATTTTATCTTTATCAGTTTTGAGTACATAATAAATTTTATCATTAGAAAGTCCAGTAGCGGGAGTGGTTGCTTTATAGACTACTTTTTCTCCCTGTTCGATTTGTTCACCAGAAAGATCAATCGTATTATCAGATATTGAAATATCACTACTTCCAAATGATACTGGACCCGTAATCATTTTTCTAATGACGGGGTTATAGAATACAGATATACTATCAACTTCTCGGTTATTGATAGAGAAAGTTATTCTATCACTGGAAGTCAATCCATGACTTACTGCAGTACCGACAGATGCACTATATCTTTCAATAGTTCCAGTAATTTCTAGATTAGTGGTAGAAAGAGAGTGTGCAGCACCTACCAAGGGGAAACTAGAATCAAAGTTTACAAATTCTGCAGCATTTAATTGTGTGCCAATTCCAGTAGTTGAAGTAAATCCGATAGTAGAAATACCAACATGATCTTTTCCTAGATTCACTGCATATACAGTTTGACCATCAGTAAGTGGTATGGAAACACCAGAACCAACATTGTTAATGTATAGAGAAGTGCCAGCAAGTCCTACATGATATTTGAGTTCTTGACCTGTAAAGAATTTGTGTTCTGGAATATAAATTGCACTATTAGGAACAGTTCGATATTCAACAATAGTTCCACCAACTCCCAATATACTTCTAACAGATCCAGTAGTTCCAGTTCCTACTGTAACTTTTGGATCAAAATAAGTTACTTCATTAGTATAAACATAATCATTTGGGATTTCATCTGGGCCAATTTTAATCTCAAAGACAGTTGGTTTTAAACTAATCAGATGATTATCATTAAACGCTGTATGAATTCCAGGATACTGAAGTCTATTAATATCGAAAGAATTATTCTTTGGATCAATTCTAATAATTCTACAAACTTCAGTGCCAATTCCAATCATGTCTTCGACACGGAATCCACTTATATCATTTACATAAATTGTCGTAGTTACACCAGTGGCGCTGATCATATCAGCAGTCAACTTAGTAGTTTTGTTCCTTATAGAAACGGATCTATTACCTTCAATAGATTTGGAAGAAGTTGTTGAAATTCCAGAAATATTGATAATTTCATTATTTAAAATTTCATGAGGATCTGTAAGTTTACATTCAATGGTATCTGACTTTTTGAGATCAAATACTACACCAGAAGTTACAGTTTCATTCACAGAGAATGAACTTACAGTTTTGCCTTTGATCTTTGAAACAGCAATATTTGCACCACTACCACTTTCACCTCTATTTTTAATTACAAGTGTATCACCAGTTTTGTAATTATCCCCTGGAGAGAAGACTGCAGTGTCTTGAATACCAGATGTTCTAATTTCAGAAACTCTGAATTCTTGTTTGAACTTTTCATCAACTTTATCAATTGGTCTATACTTAGAATTATTTGAGGTAATGTAATATTGAGATACATTCCTTGTTAGACCATGATCAGTAAAATCAACATCTTGATTTATTGAAGGTAAGAAATTTTCTTCAATGGGTTGTGAATGGAAATAAGGTCCGATTAAATATGGGAAAGTTGGTTCAGATTTTCCACTTTGATCTGTTGTTTGAGAAACAAAGTATGCATAAACTCCATCAGGATATTCAGGTGTTTTGCAATATCTTCCATTACTTTCATCCAGATCTCCAGTTCCTGTATAAACATAATCATTTACAAAGAATCCAGCAATAAATTTTGAAGATGTTGGTCTTATTCCAGGAGTATTATCCACTAAAACTTCGTATCCAGCCTGTAACTGTTTGATACCTCCACCAAGAGGATTTTGATATCCATATGGTCCATAAATTGGATTGCCATCATAAGCAAATCCTATGATTGGAGAGTGTACTTTATCGTTAGGAGTTTCTACATTATTTTGAGTAAAGTTATCACTCAATTGAACTCTAAGTTTTTTAGGAACAAAGAAATTAACGAATTGAAGTCCTAAAGATTCATTTCTACTTGGAAGTAGGAATCCATCATCTTCATCAGAGAACTGATCTTTCAGTTTTTCTACTTGATTTACTTTCCAGTTAGTTACATTGCCCAAGAACTTGGCGTCCCGACCTCTGGCTTCAACAGTGAGTACAGTATTGGCATTATTATAACCCACACCACCATTAAGAACTCTGACCGATGTAATCTTCCCATCTTCAACCGTAGGAACCAGGTCGGCAAAATTACCATCTCCAGTAACTATAATGTCGGAATCAAGTCTATATCCATGACCTTTATTAATAATCTTAACGTCTACAATAGTACCATCAACGATAATAGGAGCGATTAGAGCTCTAGAACTAATTTGTTTAGTTCTTACATCAGGTCTTCTATGATAGTTGAGTTGACTAGTACATCCATATGAAACACCACCATCCTCCACAAAAACATCATCAATAGAACCTAGAATCTTAGCTTCTAGTTCTGGAACTACAATATCAATATCACCTTGTTCTGAAGTAGCGTTTATGGTGATAGTAATTTTTGGATAAGCAAAGGTATGAGTACCAACTCCAATGTCGGTAAAGTTGACGTAGTTACCTTCAGTATAGTTTGATGTTGGTTCGATAGTTCCTGCAACAGAAACTCTAAATTGATTTGCATTAAGTACTGTAATATAATAATCAGAAGTTGTGCTCATTCCAGATAGAGGAGTATCTGAAGTAAAATAATGAACTATATCACCATTATTAAATCCATGTCTTCTTGCATAGATGTAAGAATCATATGTGTTAATGCCGGCAGTATTACCAAAAGTATTTTCGGATGGAATTTTAACAGCTCTGTTTGAATACCCCTCTCCTTTTTCTTTTACATAAACAGTGCTTATAGTATTTTTTACAGTTAGACTCTCAATAGAGTGGAAACCAGAACTAATTCCAGTAATACTAATTGTATTAATACCAGAAGTAGCATCTTGTGGAGTACTGTGAAGTTTTACAATTTGTGCAGTAGGTGTAGAGACATAATAATGTGCGTCACCAACTAAACCACCAATATTGGAGTTTTTATTACTGTTATAAATGACTTCTTCGCCAATTTGTAAATTATGATTTGCTCCAAAGTTGATAGTATTTGCAGCAATATCAATACCAGGTTGAGTTGGCTTAAATTGCAGAACCGTTCTAGTCTTAACTAAGTTTGATTCTAAAACGCAACCAGTACCGTTACCACCTTTGATGGAAATTTCTGGTTTGGTTGCGTATCCAACACCGGCTTTAAGTACTTTAATTTCCTGAACAGATCCACTTACATTGACGTGTGCTTTACATCCAGATCCCTGAGAGTCAACAACTTCTAATTCTGGCGGATTAATAACATCATAGTCTTCACCAGAATTAGTAACTTCAATATCAGTCAGTCTTCCATAGTAAACATTTTCATCAAATAAAGTTGGTGATAATATTTCCGCACCATTACCAAGCATTCCAATATACTTGTTATCAGTGGATCTGCGGTTTTTATCGTCGAAGAAAGTCTTCTCTTCCTTCAAACTAAACTTTTTGAATAGTTTTTGATTCTGTATCTCTTTATTCTCATAAGAAGCTCTAAAGAGTTGGCCAACTGACCCACCACTAGGAGTAAATGAAACGTGTTTGTTGCCGAAAGAATCTGCCTTACTGAAAGATAAGGATAACTTATCATCACTAATATAACTTACAAAATAAAATCCAGTGTCTACACCAATAGCAGAAGAATTGGTAGGTATGAAGTAAACATTTTCACCATCATAGAATCCATGATTTGTCGAATCAATTATTTCAGTTGTATTCACGCCAACAACTGTTAAATCCTTTCGAGTATCGGTTGCAAATATTTGATAATTTGGCAGTCCAGTAGATGCTACATAAAAATTCTTTTCATCGGGAGTAATATAAGTGTTTTGAACTCCTGTAGGAATTTTAGATATGTAATCGTATTGACTTGTGTAGTGACTACCTTTAGTTACTTTTTTTGATAAAATAACAGAATCTGTAATAGTATGATTTGGTGTTGTAATCTGTACTACTACTTCTTGGGCATATTTCTTTGTTTCACTAGCACTTGGATATACAATATCAACAATAGTTCCATTTGAAGTTTTATCAAACTTATCGGAGAGGCTTACATTCTCACCGATATAAAAAATAATTGTATCAAATAAAGTAACTCTGTAACTATTAGAAGATACCTGATTTACAGTATTAATACTGTGATCTGTGGGAATGTTATAGAACCAACTATTAAACTCTCTAAAATCTCTAAGGTCTTTACCAAATCCAGAAAGAGTTACAAGATCATCTACCTTTAGATTTGAAGTGTTACTAAAATCAACACTATCTACAACATTTGTAAGTAAAAAATCTACCTTAGATGTTTGACCAAATCCAATATAACTGTAAGCAAATTTATCTTCAACAATAGAAGAGTTTACTTCTAACTCAGCATTAATTCCCTGACATCCTAAAAACTGATTGACAGTTTTATCGGTGTAAGAAACGTTGATATAAAAATCAGAACCTTTTGGTTTGATATGAACGTTACCGGCTTTTGAAAATCCAACGGTAGAGTCTACTAGAATGGTGTCAGACCCCGCTGGAACGTCCTCTAACAGTTTTGTTTTTCCAGATGCCTCGAAGAGGTTGTTAAAGTCCGCAGAGTCCAGTGAGACCTCATAGAAGTCCTTTCCATCTATAGGTCTATACTCAATGTTGTAGATGGAAGATGATACTGTACCGATTCCGCTTATATCTTGAAAAAGAGGACTTCCTTTGATAAGTAAAGGATCTCCACCACTTACCTTTTCTAAAAGAACATTCTTAGTAATAAAATAATTATTATCAGAAGGAATTAGTGTAAAATCCTGTGGTTTAATAATTTCAATATCTTCCCCAAAGAGAAGTTTAAATAAAATTTTATATGAAGTATCTGTTCCTTTAGACTTGTAAAAGTCTTTTGCTCTGGTTAATATATTTTGAATGTCAATGCCTTCAAAAAAGTCTCTATTTTCAAATCCAGGAAGAAACTCAGATTTGAACTTAATGAAGAATTCTCTTAAAAATAGATTACTTAAATTATAAACAAGTACACCAGCAGAGTGAGAATCTGTTGTTGTTGACGAAAAACTTAAAAATTCAGAATTATCTGCAGATTTGATAGAATCAATACCACTAAAACCTCTGGAACAACCTTCAAAAGTTGTCGCTGTTTTAGTCTTATAGTGAATAATTTCATTATCAATTTTTAACAAACCATTTTTATCTGGCCAACCTTCAGTACTAACTACCGAAATCGTATCTGTAAGAATGGTTAATTGTTGCTGTAATACAGTAAATGGAATTAAATTTTGAGTAGTAAACTCCTCAATATTTTTATATCCCTTTAAATTTACCGCAAGATCAGCCGCACCACCTCTATAGTCCAAAGACTTATAGTATTGTTTAAGAAAACTAGTAAACGTAGGAGAATCCTGAAGTAGGAAATCAGGAATCAGAGATTCGATAATCTCGTTGATGCTAACTCTCTTTTCTGTCATTTTATCTTGTGAACTGTCCGTTTAGGTAGCTAGATGTAGGAACAAACAATGTTGCAGCAGTATTCTCGCCTGAGGTAATAGTATCCTCAACTGTATTTACCACAGAATTGCCAACGTCAATTTGAAGATATAGGTCTTTCAGTCCAATAATATCATTTGAGTCTGGAACTGCCTCAACTTCGATAACATTATTATTTAACGCAGTAGATTCTATATTTACAACGTCCAAAAGGATTTCTCCTTTAATATAATCAATAGTTCCTGCATTAACTTTAACAATTGATGGAATATTATTCACCAACTTGAAGAAAAATACTCTTCCTGAACTATCACTTTCAGCAATGTCACCCATGTAGAGAGTGTCATTTACCCCAGAAATTTTAAATCCAGAAGATTTAATAGAATATCCATCTTTCTTGATATAAATTCTGTTTCCAAAACAAACTTCATACGTTGCAAAAGTATTGAATGCGGGAGACATGTCTCTACGCATTTTTACTTTCGTAATATTTGATGTAATCGCAGTATCGGTTGCATCAATCAAAGCATTAATCTTAGAATACTTAACTCTTCCGCCAAAATTATTTGTATCGCTAGATTTTGAATAATTTGTCAAAGTATTAAGTACTTTTGTTCTAATTTCAGAAACATCTGAAGTTTGGTTCTTGTTATAGTAAATTGTAGTGTCAAATTCAACAAACAAATACTTAAGATCAATAAGTTCGGGTTTAATACCTGCAATGGAGTATTGCTTTAAAGATCTTGAAATTTCTTCCTTTGTAATTTGAGAAAGAGTATTTGCTCCTCTCGGTTTGATAGAAATGAACACTTTTCCATACTCTGGGGGATCTAACTCCTCACCCCCGTAGGCGGTCACAGAATCAACGTTAGTGTAAATGTATGGAATGAGTCCTTTATAGTCACTGGCGGTCACGGCACGGAACTGTGAGGAGTATACACGGGGTGCCAGGTACTTAATAGAGTCTAAACTCTCAATATCATCACCATTTTGAGATTCACTGATAGTTTGCAGTAGAGAAATACCCGATGTAATTGGATTTGCGTTATTATCTTTTAAAATTCCAGAAAAAGTGAAATTTTTAGCTCCATTTCCAGACCTACCATTACTGACAATGTAAGTAACTTCAACGATTGACCCAGAAGAGGGTTTTTTACCTAAAACTCCATCACCAAAGCGAACTTCATACCTCTGATCAGTAACTTCTTCCAATAAAAAGAGTCTTGAGTTGCCATCAACATTCAAAATGTCTTCATAAAGAGCATATTGTTCCGTGACATTTGTTTTTACCTTGACTCTAACCGTAGTAGTGTCAATATTTGCGTTTGGAAGGATAAATCTTTGATTTGGAATTGAAGAATCGACTGTAAAAGTGTTTGTAACAAAAACTCCTTCATAAATTTCGAGGTTATCAAAGGATGCTTCCCCCTGACTATCAACTAAAGTCGTAAAATCTTCAGGAATTGAGTAAATATAACTCGTGTTTATTAAATTACCTAATGCAACTTGTCCGGCTTGAAGAGTAACCGTTCTAACATCAGTTGTATCGGTCAAAATGATGTTAAAAGTGGTTCTGGCACGTGCTGCACGAACCGATCTGGGTGTATAACCAATGTTTCTAGCTAATGCAACAACATTTTCTCTCAATGTTGCACTATCAAGGAACACTTCATTCACTGTCATGTTCGTATTGAACGCAGTGATGTATGAATTATATGCTAACAGGTCAATTAAGACCGAAAAATTAGATCCTTCAAAGTCAAAATCACTAAAATCGCTACTGGATCTAAGATAATCTTTAATTTGTGTTCTTAGATCATTAAAATCTAAGTTAGTAAACTGATTGAAGGACATTAGATTCTAGTGGGTTCTAAGATAAACTCTATTTCTTGTGCTGGAACTGGTAATCCAACGATATCATAATTAATTTTTACAAACAAATCATTACCATCGGGTTCAAATCTAACCTCAACTTCAATTTTTGCAACTCTTGGTTCAAAGTTTTCAAGTAAAGTTTGTATACTTGATTCAAGACTTAGTGCAAGAGCTTGAGATCCAAGGTCAAATAATGTATCTTGGAGACTAGTACCCAACAAATTGTTGAAAAACCGTTCACCAATTCTAGTTTTCACTAGATTCATAACAGATTTCTTGATAGCATCCTCATTTCTAAGAGGCAATATGTCACCAGTAACAGGATTTCTCGTAAATGAAAGACTAATGTCCTTAAATTGACGAGATGTTTTCCTATACTTGAAGGCTGAGTTGTCTATGTCCCTAAGTCCTAAGGCCATTTAGTGCTATCAAAAGGTCTTAATATATGTATAAGACTATTTGGAAGATTCGTAATCCAATACTTCCTCAATTAACGCTTTTTTCGCTTGATAAGGACAAGGATTCTTCACTTTTTCAATCAATTTAACGTCATCACCCAAAACTTCATTCAAATAATCTTCATTCCAGTAGTTGTAATAGTCAGTTTTTGCTAATTTTTTACGCATTTGTGCAATCTTTCTCTTTGATTGACACAAAATAATGTTAAGTTTTGAATTATTTGTCTTGATTCCATTAATATAAGTGTTTTCGCATGACAAATCTTCTACAAACCAATAAAGAGGATACTCTTCGTTATATCTTTTCACCCATTTGCGGACTTTTGCAGGTTTCCAAAAATCTTCGACAATAAAAATGATGACATCATACCCAGGTTCGGGTACAATATCATCAATACCAATATCTTTAATTAGAGTATCTGATCCAGATGCATAAGGGCAAATGGCAAAACCACCTAATTCTTTATGTTGAACAGAAAGTTGTTCAATCCACTCATGGACATAAGATTCACGTTCAGTCATTAGATCATCCTGCTGCTAAAGGTGATGCAGTATTTTTCTTGGTTTGAGAACGTGCTTTTGCATTTTGTGCAACATCATACTTTGCATCCAAAGTTCCTTCTGGAGTTGCAGGTGGATTATCTCCTGGATTTGGTCCTTTTGCTCCCATGATACACCTTTAAAATACGTTACAGGTATTTATCGATAATTTTACTAATCTCAATAGCAAGTCTTAAGTTTCCTCTTTCACTCATATGATTGAATCCATTGCAACGAAGTCCATATCGATTATCTAAAGGATTTGGGGGATATTCTGCATACGGATCAGAGGGACTTACAAAATCGGGTGGATTGTTTGGATTCGTAAGATGATAAGTTGAGATAAAAGTTTCTTTGTTCTTACCATCGGAATAATTAAAGAACTGATGACATTCATCCCAATATATGTGTAAGACATTATAATCTTTCAAGTCATCCATCATTCTTTTGCAGTTCTTAAAAGAATGTTCATCATCACAATATCGAGATGGTCTTGTAGGATCAGTATGAAAGATGATTACATAACCATACTCATCTCTATCCAAGGTGTTATGAACATAATGAGAAATGTCACCCTCACCAGAACATGATACTGCGTAAGAGTGACACTCAACTTCTAGAATATTTGCTAAGAAGTAAATCCAAGACCCACCTTCACAATCTAACATTCTATTTGATTGTGAATTTTCACCAACTGCTGCAAAACTATCACCATAGATTGCAATCTTTGTTCTTGGTTTTTCTACTAGAACTTTTTCTGCAATGTATTTGCCTTTAATTCTATCAGTGAATGACTCAAAGACTTCACGTCCCGTTTCGTCAATTACTTGACCAGGGTACATGAAGTCTGCCATTGGTCCAGGTGCTGCTCTAGCAACATTCTTATCAAGCATCAACGACCTTGACCACGATATGCTTTCTTTTTACCGTTACGCGAAGATGCTGAAAGTTTCGTGTTCGCGGAAGTTCCTTGACGAGTTTTCTTCGGCTTCCCAGGCATAAAGTTTGCACCAGAGAGACCCACTTTCGACTTAACTGCCATAATTAAAATACCTTAGAATACGTTTGCGATTTTTTTGCGGTTTTTGACGCGCCGAAACGCGCCGATTTTTTATCAAAGAATACGAGTCTTCTCATGACCCACACGGATCTTCGGATCACACCAGATCTCATAACCCGCTTCCTTCGCATCAAGACAGAAAGATACGTCCTCGCCGCACATGTCTTGAACTTCACCAGAGTCAAACACCTGCATCTTCGGAGCAAACCAAGGATACTCCAAGTTCTCAAAGACGCCGTTCTTAATCAGAACCCATCCAAAACCAGTGTAGTCAACTGTAAAGGGTTTGCGACGTTTGCTCATGGTCTCACCAGTTTCATGGTTCATCACACCACCGTTGTTCTTGAAGTCATCTTCTTCAAGCCAGTGAGCAACGGAAGTAGTGTTCCCATCTTCAGTCATATACCAACCTGCTGCAATATCTTTGTCCATTGCAATTAGACGATAGAAAGACTCAGTATTAAAAACGATATCAGAGTCAATCCAAAGTTGATAATCATATTTCAGTTTACCATCCCAAGGAATCTGCTTCGGGCCACGGAGAACATTCGCACCTAATACCTTACAACGTGCAAAGTTAACCATGGACGAATAGTCCTGAGAAATTTGAATGCTACCACCGTTCTGTACAATATCAAAACACAGTGATACGAAGTTCTTCAAATAGATGTAAGAAACTCCTCTTCCAGGTAGACAGAATACAATATTCTTACCTTTGATCATCTCCTTGGCTGCTTGAAGATCAAACTCATCTTCTTTTTTCTTGACAGCAGGAGCTTTCGCTTTAATTGTAAATCCTTTAGACATTAATTTAGAATTGCAATGTTGTTATTCTACCACCACAAATCAATTCATGCAATGGTTTCTGGGTTATTTATCAGTTCGTGAGTAACCTTGGAAAATCTTAGATCGTATTCAAGATTGCACGCCGCTCTGACCATCTCGATCTTATGTTGTAAATCACACTTCGTTACATTCTCAGCAACTACGTGACCGTCAACTAAGATTTTATACAAGTTCATCTTCGATAATTGTAAGTAAGTCTTCAATCTCTTCTCTGAGTGAATCATTAGTGATCAACTCTAAGTCGTTCTGAAGACGATATTCTATACAATCGACGAGGACCTCCTTGTCATAGAAGTCGAGTTCTAATTTCATCGTAGACTCTTCAATCATCCTCAAATGTTATATAGACAACAGATTTTTTGAGCGGACCCTGGCACTCGGAATTTTTCTGGGCAAAATTTTTTTTACTTCGTGATATTTAGATCGCGATTTGGGTTCGTTGTAGGTTAGGGTAGTTAGCGTTTTTTAAAACGGGGGTTACGCGCCCGCGCGCTAACACATAAGAACGCGAATTAACTGCTCAAACTGTGCTCCCCGAGAGTATCATAAACCCTCGGAGAGTTTCTGTCAACTTCTCACATAACTTGGTTGCATTTGTTGTTATTAGTGACCCCAGGAGTTCCTGCAACTGAACCGTGCATAAATGAACCCTTAGGAGCTGCATTGGACCACGCACGTTTTCCACTCAGTGCTTTCACACCTCTCTTGGAAGGTTTAAGCACAGTGTACTTAATTTGTCCTTGAGTGTCTGCAACCAAGAGGTCGAGTTTAGTAGCAGATCCGAGTTCAGAAATGGTCATGAGAAAGTAGAGAAGTGTTCGGAGAGTTTGTGAGAATTAACCGAGACGCATTGAGGAGAAGAAAGGTACAACAGTGAGACCCTGGACAGTGTTCATTTGCACGAACCAATTGAAGTTCTTTGCAAACACTTTGTCACCACATTCTCCGTGTTCTGAGAGGATTGCATTGAGACGAGATTTAGTGGTGTTTGACTGATAACCACCGTCAAAAAGACGAATGAAAGTGTCACCAATCTCCGCAATCTTGTTACCGTGAAGACGTACAATAGACACCTGATCTTCCTCGTTAAAGTAAACCGCAGTGTTTCCAGATGTCCAATTCTCATTGTTCTGAATTGCGGAATTCATCTGTTGTTCGATCTTACGCATGAGGTCGAGAAGTGGTGTTCCTTTGACTCTTATAAGATACACGATTCTGAGGGTCTTTCCAGATACCTTGTGCAGGTTATTAAACTGGTTCGGAGCTATTGACTTTAGAACTCATCCATGGTAAGCAGATAAGGACTCTGAGGCATTTGAGCAACTTAAGGGGACTGATTGAAACTCCACAGAGTCATTGTACATTGTATGAGTACGCTATGGCAACTCTCGGAGATTCTCGGAGTAATTATGTGCGAGACTCGTGACTTTTTTTCGTGGGAGTGCTTGACTTTTTTGCGAGTTTATGATAGCGTGCGCGCTAAGATCACAAGACCTCAGCACA